CCGCCACCACCGCCTCCGACGATCAGAATATTAACCTTTCCAACTATTGATGGTGGGGCTATCCAGGTATCACTGGTGGTAAACTTCAAATTCTGTGTTACAGGAAAATAAGCGTGAGCTCCATAGAATTCTTTTAGGCTGATAGGTCTGCTCGAACAGTGCGGAGGTCCACAAGGTGTCCACGGATGAGGATATGTACTATAAATGTTAGCATCGCTACCGCCTACCCAATAGGCCCTTAGATTAGAATCAACTCCCTGGAATTCTGCCTGTATCTGTTTTAATGATATAGTTCCAGTGGTCTGTAGTGCAGGTCCCTTGTATAACGGAGTCAGTGTTCCGGGGGCTGTGAATACGTGTACAGTTTTTCCACCGTGACTGGTTGCATTACCCCCTGAAAATAAACCGGATCCAGAATAGGCCACTGCGACTATACCAGACCCTCCGGCAGAATCACTACCACCTCCGCCGCCGGTTCCATTGGTGCCTGCTGTTCCTGCAGGTCCACCCCCTCCAGATCCGCCAGACCCGGGATAGAATCCTCCATGGCCGTTCCATGTTCCTTTGCCGCCGCCGCCTCCACCTACTGTGAATACATAGCCGCTACAGCCTAGATTGACTGATACTCCGTCACCCCCAGCACCTCCATAGAACCCATTACCCCATCCACTGCCTGCACCTCCGGCTCCACCGCCGCCTCCACCAGCCCATACACAACCCCAACGTCCGTGTCCTGTACCTCCCGGATTACCTTGCCCGGCTGTACCGCAGCCTCCACTCCAACAATTAGATGCACCTTCATTACCTATCTGGGCCCATCCGCCGCCCCCACCAGAGGCTCCTGGATTGCCTGGATGAATCGTGCTGCCTCCATTGCCGCCGCCATTTGCTGTAAATCCGAAAACCGAACTAGATCCAGCGGCAGTACCTCCAGATGCTCCATTTCCTACTGAGATATTAAATGCCTGAGTGCTACAGATTGTCGTACAGCCATGGATAACTCCGCCAGCTCCACCACCCCCAGCACTGCCAGCTCCACCACCGCCTACTATGAGATAATAGACTTTCGTTGATACACCGGCCATAGATTATCCTATACGACGTTTTAATTCGTCTATCTGTGATTGTTGTTCTTTGATAGCTTCGACTAATAGACCTATTAGAGCATTGTAACCAATACCTAAAAATCCTGTAGATTCATTGACTGAGACTATTTCAGGAATCACAGTCTGTACTTCCTGTGCGATCAATCCCAGGCTAGCCTTGCCGCCTTTTTTGTAATTGAAACTCACACCACGTAAGGCTATAATTTTAGTCAGTGCATCGGTGATGGTCTCTATATTTTCTTTTATCTCACGATCAGACCCTGCTATCACGTCACCTGATAGAGTGAGAGTTTGAGTGAGATTGTTATAGGTCATTCCACTATCACCTGTTAACTCAGAGCCTGTACCTTGACCATAGGCTACCTGACCCTCTGTCAATCCTACAGCACTGTCCCATTCTGGAGATGTGCCATTTGATTTTAGATATTGGCCAGAGGTACCGATTGTTAAGAATGATGTAGCACCGCTGGCTGATTGATACGCTAAACTACCCCCAGCACCTCCTGAAAGATTTGAAGCGGTATTGACTGATAGAGTATTTCCATTCTTGAACCCTGTCTGGCCGACTCCTGTCTGTACTACAAACTGTCCAGCTGAACCTCCTGCAATATTAGTAGCTGTGTTTACTGATATAGACGTTGGCTGTAAGAATCCAGTTTGGTTGACTCCTATCTGATAAGGGAATGTACCAATAGGACCTATTAGATTACCAGCATAGGTAGCAGTAGCGACACTTAAACTCGTACCATCAACAAATCCAGTATGATTGGCGCTGGTTTGTATGACGAATTGACCTGCTGATCCACCTAGGATATTGTTAGTGTTATCGCTGTAACCAACACGAATTGATCCAGTGGTCTGGAAATAAGGAGATTGATTGCCGCCACTGACTAGTACACTTGAACCTGTTGATGCTGTAGAAACAAATCCAGTGGTCCCCGTTGATACCTGATATACCAATTGACCAGGAGCTCCGCCGTAGATGGTATCTGTCGAACCTGCTACCAGCAGTTCATAGTGTATAGATCCGCCCACATATAAATTACCGCCGATTCCAACACCGCCCGTGACAATCAATGCACCTGTCTGTGTAGACACTGACGGTGCTGATGAGTTTATCATGACACTGCCTTTGCCTAGTCTGGTATTCAACTGTATATTGCCATAACCGTAATCTGGGTTGCGATCGTTGAGCAATATTAGATCATTGTTTGACTTGTAGATCTGTATCTTGCCCTTGCTGGTTCCGTAGGTATCATCACTAGATGTCAGCACTATGCCATCAGTATTTTGGAAAAACACACGACCTGTGATAACCTGTCCCTGTCCAGGAATGTCACCACCGGCTATGTCATCTTTGATAAGGAATCTATTAGTTGGCACTCGTAATGTCAGTGCGCCTGGATATAGATTTAGAGCATCTGCTGAAAAAGCAGTTCCCCAGAATTTGCCCACAGTGGTCATGTTAGTACCAGTAAACAGCTGAGGATTGAAATTAGGTATTACAGGATTAGGATAAAAACTATCAGCTGAATCAATCGCTATTACTTCGCCTAATGATTTATGTTCTACTACATAGTGAGGATTTCCCAGACTATCGTATAGTTCTGTACTGAAGGATCCTGTAGCACCTGTACTGGTATTAGATACCTGTACCCATCCTTGATTATTAGTGCGTACACTCAGGATATAATTATTGTCTGATGTGTTGACCCAGATATCACCAGGTAATACATTAGTAGCTGTTGAAAGGCTAGGATCAGTTCTCTGTTGCCATACTCCGTTAGTTGGGGACCAACGTTGTCCTCCTGATACGGTATTGACTTTTAATTTGTTATTGGCATTGTCATACCAGAGCTGGCCCTGGATAGCATAGACTGGAGCAGTTGAGTTAGCGAAGTTTTCTAATAGATGTAGGAAATTTTCTGCTATCTTTTGTCCATAATTAGGATAACCACGACCTACTAGACTTAGATCAGTATCAGTGGTATTGATACCAGGCGGCATGTCTGGTACTGTAATAAATGTGCTTGTACTAGGATCAGAAAATTTTATCGTATATGACATTGTTACATTCCAGCGGTTAGGCTCTGTATTCTCACAGTATAATCAATCTGTATCATGCGATTTAGAGATTTCTGCACAGGATGGAAAATAACGTGAGTCAATAGATCTCCCATGTCTGCGCCATCGGGGCTATAGGCTTTGAGTCCTAGTTCGTCGAATACAAATTGTCCATCTGTGGTCGTCGCATTGTCATAGGCCTGTTGTCCATAAGGTTCACCAAAATCTAATAGACAGCTGATCAATACATCACTGTAAGGAGCACCGGCTATGTGACGCACCTGCATAAAATTACGAGCAGGATCTAGATCCGCAGGACTGGCGGCATCTACATTTTTATAATAGGTTTCGTTGTACAGACTAGCACCTGTTCCTATAACATTAGGAGTGAGATAAGTTATGATGCCTGTCTGATCGATACGTGTTCCGCCGTTGCCAAATACCATTTCTGATATGAATCCACGACCTTGATTGCTCACAGCATTAGCCAGAGCCTTGGAAAAATTCTCGTGATGTATGGCGTTGGGTTTATCTATATAGACTTCTTTGGTCTCGGGATCAAATATTTTTATATGTCCCCTTATGTTTACTCCGCCTAGTTCGTTTGGTTTATTCATTTTATCCTGTTCCATAGCAATATTTATACGGGTATTATAGCCCTAGTTTAGACTTGAGCAGTGCGATATCTGCGGCCATCTGATCGATAGTGGCCTGCTGTTCTTTTATAGCTTCTAGTAGCAATGGTGTTAGTTTTTCATATCGGATAGCTAGGTAACCATCGCCTTTGTCGTAAACCACTTCGGGCAATATCTCCCGGACGTCCTGCGCAATAAATCCTAGGTCATTTGGCAAAGCCGAAGCTGTAATCTTTGATAGATAATCCTTGGTCCAATCATAGGTAACACCTGTCAAGGCTTTTACGGTATCTAAGGCGTCCTGTATAGGTTTTATGTTTTCCTTCAATCTCCTATCACTACTGCCATAGTATGCTGTGATATTACCCACAGAGGAAATATCATTGTTAAACTGCCATAATCCTGTACTATCGATTTTTAATGCCGCCCACTCGACATTACCGGCCGTGTTGACTATCTGTAACCTAGCAAATCCAGTCGTAGCATTTCCATGAATTCTAACGGCACCAGTACTTCCAATATCAGGAGTAGCTACATTGATAATTCCGTTAACCGTTAAACCTGCAAAGGTTGGACTATCAGCTGTACCAACTGATTGACCGATGCTGATCGTTCCATTAGTATTATTATAACTAGTGCCTGTTCCTGCACTTAAACTAGTTAGAGTTATATATGATGATAAGCTAGGAGGAGTAAATGTAAACACTCCATTACCGTTATTATAACTTAGACTTCCACTTCCGCTGGCTGAGGCTGTTGCTACACTGAGCGAGCTGGATGTGATATAGTGAGCATCGTTGATAAAATTACTTACAGTATATGTAGGAGTAGTATAACTTATGACTCCTGTGCTAGAACTATAGCTCAAATTACCACTAACACTTATCGCACTTCTGGCAAGGTAATCATGATAATATTTGTTTGTTCCTTCTGAGAGATCTGTAGTAGTATGATTGCTTAAATCAGATATTTTACCAGTAATCGTATTAGCGGCTGTGAGTGTAGTACCGTCAAATGTTAAATTAGTGCTACCAACCAATTGCTTGTTAGAATCAGGATAAACTAACTGATAAGCGGTCAATCCAGAGTCTATAATATTGGTAGTTGTAAACGCACCAGTTATCCGTATTCCACCGCCGGCACTGATCGATCCGCCTATGTATACAGCGCCACCGATACCAACGCCTCCAGCTACGGTTAATGCACCAGTTAAGGTGCTAGACGCCACAGTCGAGCTGGTTAAGAAGATCTGACCTGTCTTGAATGTACCATAATTAGCACCATAGAATGTTCCAGTAGATGCTTCAGCTCCTGTATTATACCATTCTAGATACTTAGTGTCATTGGCCAGGACCAATGCCGCATTTTCATCTGCACCATTGAAATAATGGAATCGGAATCCTATATCTCTTCCATCGTCTACTGCCCAGTTTGAATAGACTCCGCTTGGTGGGGTATGAAGTTCTATAATGTTATCTGTATAATAAGAATTAGTACTTAAGATCGAAGTCGCTGTTCCGCTTACTGTTAGACTACCATTGATAGTCACATTACTTCTAATAGTTGTTTGACCACCAGTCTTTGCCATCTCGATCAAAGAAGCATTTCCAAAAGCACTAACTGTGGTTATGTTAGTGTCAAACAGTGTCAACGTTCCATTATTAGTACTGGCTAAGGTTGGATTTGTACCATTTATATTCAAGGTAGTACCTTTGAATGTCAATACGCCACTCGATGCACCCAGGGCTATTGTTGTGGCAGCGCCAAATGCGTTGACCGTGGTAGGAACCGTGTTCCATAAAGCCTGGGTATATCTTACACCTTCCACACTAGGGTTAGCTATAGTAGCTACAGAACCGTCAGCTTGGCTTCCCATATTGAGGCTAGTTGCGGCACCGGCAAAATTCATCGTAGTAGCCACAGTATTGAATAGGTTCTGCGTAGCGTTATATCCTACTACAGTTCCTGGATTTACTGTTAATGTTCCGCCAACTGTGGCGCCAATCGTCAGTGCTGTGGCCGCATTGGCAAAATATACCGTATTGGCTACTGTGTTCCATAGATATTGTATAGCCTGTGTACCTAATACAGTAGGATTACCTATCGTTGCCGTACCCGACTGCGCACCTAGATTCAATGTTGAAGCCGCGCCGGCAAAATTCATCGTAGTAGCTACAGTATTATATAAATTCTGTGTGGTATTAGACCCTACAACAGTACCAGGACGAGTTAGTATTGTAGCTCCGGTAGCATTACCCATATTGATCTGTGTGGCTGCTCCGGCAAAATTTACTGTACCAGCGTTGGTATCTACGAGATTAAATGTAGATTTGATAGTGGACAGAGTAGCACTAGAGGCCGCACCGCCATCTATTTCCCAATTACCAAATACTGTACCGTTTCCGTTAGGATCTAATTTGAGGTTAAACTGGAAGGTTCCACCTGTTCGGTCGGTAAAACTAGTTCCAGTACCGATCTGAAAATATCTATTATTGCTCTGTATGACCACAGGACCAGTAGCTCCTAACCCATTGCTATTGCCCATGGTGATATAACTAGGACCGTCACCGCCTGCGGGACCTGCGGCTAAACTTAACGAACCACTAGCAGAATTAGTTGCTGTATTTCTAATATTGATATCAGCTACACCATCAATTGCCCCTGCTGTTTGAATTCTACCAACGCTGTCAATTCGTAATCTCTCAGCTCCGCCTGTAGTCTGGAAGAATATGTATGTAGGGGCAGAAGTATCAGTAAATGTAGATTCTGCACCGATACCAAGACGAGCCTGTCCTACCCCTAAATTAGTTGTTGTTCCTCTTCCGGCTGCACTGACAAACCAAATATATCCAGCAGGGGTAGCACTAGGAGATTGTGCGGTGCCACCAGAGACTTTTACATTAACAGCATTTCCTCCGCTTCCAAAAGACTCCATCCAAAATCTATTATAGGCACTATTTGCACCTACAAGATATAGTGTTGTGTTTGCTTGATCTCCGGGAGGTACAAATGCTGTACTGGTTAAATTTTTTGAAACTGTTAATAGTGCTCCAGGACGAGGTGTATTAATACCAACATTGCCATTTTCAATTATGGTCAATCGCTGTGTCCACGAACTGGCCCCTGCTTGGGCAACAGGTGCATTGTCAAAGCTGAATACTCCTCCGGTTTCTGCTGGATTTATATCTCCTACTATTCTCGTACCAGCATATAGCACGTTGGTAGGAGAAGAAACTGTGGCCGCATAGCGTTGATTTTCCCAATAGAGTCTAGAATCATCTAGAGCATAGAGTTTAGAATAGCTCTTGGCTATAACATTAGAACTAGATATACGCAGTTTTCCTGAGACATCTAAAGACTCAGCAGGAGTGTCTGTAAGGATTCCGATGTTGCCATTAGCCGCCATTGTGAGTTTGTGTGCGCCAACCTGTGATAGATAAAAATTACTACCACCGGCACTATTAGTAGTATCGATGTCTAGGGTTAAATTTCCGCCCGAGACACCTAATTTATGTAATATGTTGCTGTTGCCTTCTTCGAAATATATCTGAGTATTTTCGCTGTCTTTTAGGTGCAGTGTTCCCAGAGTGGCTGTAGTACCTATACCAACCTGTCCCAATGCTGTGTTGAATACAATAGGGCGTGTCCTTGACACAATAGGAGTAGAAGTAGATCCTACGTTACTTACTCCCACAAAATATTCTATGGCCTGCAAGGGATCTATAGAATCTGGTAATGTGCTGGCATTGAGTATATTGTTAGGGCCTGCAGGACCAACTGTTCCTGCACTACCTGTATAGCCACGATCAACAGCATATCCAGAACTACCTGTGTATCCTAGAGATCCAATATAACCTTGGCTACCAGTGTATCCGGGAACGGTGCTAGGCAATCCACGACTACCTATATAACCTATGCTACCTGTATATCCTTGATTACCCCTTAACTGTCCTGCACCAGGAAACGGCAGGCGTTTTGCTACACTATTATCTATCGCTAGTAGATAAGTTCCATCCGTAGCTGAAGTTAGTATGGGTAATTTTGTTATATCTGCCATGTTTAATTGTCCTCTAATGGATCTCCGCTTGGTAATGTTAGGCTAAATCCTGATGAATCTGTTAGATCTGGATCACCACCATAGTAATATGCGTCTGGCAATTCTGCAGGTTTACTCTGTAGGAATTTGGCCTGAGTCGAAGTACTCTGCATGATACTTAATGTGTTACCGGGGTTCATAGGATCTTGATCATTCCATTCTGTTATGGCCACATAGTCTCTTTTTACTATATCTACCCTGACAGGTAGGTGTGATTCTAGGGCTTCTGGTATATTTAGCGTAAGTTTCTGGGTTATAGGATCAACTGTAAACTCTGGAGATAGATAGCTCAAACCTTGATATTCATATCCGAGGTAACTGTCTAATCTATTAGATCTGGTATAGACCCATACCTGATTGGTATCTGTCGTTATATATGCTGTGTTCAATACATCAGTAGGTGGCAGATCGATCACAGAAGCTACAGTAGCGGTAGTGGACGGTACAGCGGGACTATCATAGGCCTTGTTAGTGTCTTGATGGAAGATTCCTATTTTACGTAACTGTCTACCGCCATAATATACAGCTATTTGATCCTCTGCAGGTAACGGCATTGAACTGTCTACCGGCTGTGTCTGTAGTGTTATTCCGTCATTTCTAAAAATATACGGGACCGAGCTTCCTGGATCTCCTTGACCAATAAACCATGTCTGTACAACATACCCGTTACCATCAGACTGCGGCGGAATATCTATTTCTATGGTTCCGCTGTTTGTAGCATGTGGGACTAAATCTAAAGGTTTGAACGCACCTGTAGCGGTAGATATTGCAACGGTACCATAATTAACCTGACTATGCACTTCGATAAGATTATCATAAGGTGTAGCACTCTGTATAACAGCACCTGTTCCGCTAGATAGCTCTACTATCTTTGTGTCGTAATAGGTGGAGGTACTAATTGTGTTGATTACATAGGTATTCGTAGTGCCAATATTGATATAGGTCTGTCTTCTGATATTTTCTGCATAAGATATAGTCTGGCTGATACCTTGATCGATGACCTTGGTGTAGATTTGGCTATAATGTTTGGGAGCAGTTCCTAGAGTTCCTCTACGCAGTTGAGATAAAACGTTATTACTTACTCTATAATATTCTATACGTTCTCCGTCAATAATAACAACACCAGGGATACGTTTAGAAGGTATAGGAATGCTTAATATACTAGCGTCATAGACATGTATTTCTGTATCATATACATAGAGAGGTTGTGTTAAATAGGTGGTATTTTCTTTGCTCAATCGTTTGAATTGTGTGCGATTGAACATGTCAGTAAAGATCCTATAGCCCAATACCGGATCTTTTCTAGAAGATACTGTGGTGATTACTACTTCTCTTACCTGATCCCCAGTAAATTGATCTGCTAACTGCACGGTACGAAGATCGTCTAGTACTACAAAATCGATTCTACTGATCAGAGATTTTCCGTTTACGCTAACCCAAACATAATTGCTGTTGATCACAGGACGGCTGACTCGATATACTCCAGAAGTATTTCCTGCGAATATCTGTGTTTCCATCAGCAGATTATCTTGTTGAGTAAATGTAATAACATTGATCAAATATCCTGGATTAATCGTTGTCGCTGGAGTTTGTCCCGGATTGGTCGATAGGATTAGCTTATTACCGTTGACACGGAAATCATAGTTCAATGCATCATTTAATGAGTAAGTGATTATTGCTATAGTATCACCATAGATCAATACTCCCGGTATTACGTTAATAGTTGAACCAGTTAGGGTATAGTCGTAACCATAGGCTAACAGTTCTCCATTTTTATATACTGCTGTGTTTAAGTTTGTAAATGGATCTCTATATGTTCCAAAACTCGTCGGGATATCAAAGGAATTAGTGTATCCGGTATATTGATAATAGGCTATATCAGGAGGCATTAATCTCTTGATTCCTTGATCGTCAACGACTTCTACTATCATATTACCCTCAGCAGGACCAGAATTACCTGGAGGATAGGTCATCACAAACGTACTGGTTGAACCATCATAAAGGAATGTTTCCTTGTTGATTTCGTTAAATGTTTTGTAATCACTGTCAAAGAACCAAGCCTGTGCCAAATGAGAAGAATCCGGTGATACATTATATATGTCTACTGCGGCTCTACGATTTATCTGAGATCCATCCGGATCAACATAGTTCATCACATAGTAAGGTGTTGAAGTAGAAACTTCTCGAGATACTCCTACTCCATCTAAGGTTACATAAGCAGATTTCAATAGGCTGTCATAAGCTCCCAGACTTCGTAATTGTATTTGGCTTGTTCCCAGCATGCTGGCCTGACTGCTATAATCAATATAATTGTCACCTTCTACTAGAATAATAGTATAACCTACTACAGCGATATAAGGTTGAGGAGCTATAATTAATAAAGAGTTAGCCCAATCTATACTAAATTGATGTACAGAAGTCCAATCGGTTGAAGTACTATATTCAAATACAACATCGTCATACGTGTTCTTTAGATTTACCGTCACACTTATACTATTAACATTAGGTGGTAAAACATCTAGCCTGATCGTAGCAGTAGTGTTGGCACCCATGCTAAAATATGACGAGAACACTGTAGGAGATCCTGATACATCTTTGGTATATACGTTGATTCCTAGACTATCGGATGACTGGCCCGATATAAGTTCCTCGGGAGAAAATTCTGTTTTATCGGTATAGAATCCATCACCGTCAACAAATACATTATCAGAGTTAACTGTTCCACCTAATAGATATAATCCTGTGGCTGTATTTAGAGAGAAATCATCCGGTTGTATTCCTAGATAGGTCATCCAACTACTAGATTCAGAATTACTCCAAGAAGTAGCTGATGTAACTACATCTAAAATACTGAAGTTAGAGTCATTGCTCCAAAATTCTATAGAAGTGCCTGCTGGTATATCTCTCCTAGATTTTACTACAGAATTTATAGTTATAGTATTAGTCGATGTGTTAATATTTGTAACTATTACCGACGAAGTGGTAAACGGAGAAGTATCAAATCCTATTACATTAGCATATTGATATCGTTTAATAGTCGCCACATTAGACATCTGTATAGTGGTGATATTACCTACAGAGCTCGAAGTTGTTATAGATGTAACAACAGAATAATCAGATACCGCATCATTCCACGCAAAGGTGTCATATGCAGGATAAGGCTCAGTCCATGCACTGGTATGATCAAATTTAGCACCTTGTAGAGTGGTACCAGGATAGCTTATTCCAGAAGTAACTGTAGTGAAATCTGTCATAGATGTAAAATAGCCTATACGTTCTATAGCAGACATTAGTTCTACATTTTTCTTATATCTGATCACAACAATCTGATCACGTTTAGGAATATAATTTAAGAAAACCAGTTTACTGTATTTTTTATTATATCCATTATAGGTACTGGTATAATATTTTATCGTATAATCAGCTATCAATACCAGATCATTATCGAGTGTAACATCAATAATCTGCTTGTCTGCCTGTGCCACCCAAGACAGTACAAATTCAGTTTTGCTTCCGTCACAGTAAAATTCATCAACGACATCTATGTCGCCTATCTGATTGACCGAAGATATCCGATCAAATCTAATATCTAGGGTATTTCTCCTAATTTTTTCATTTACTAATTTTAGAGAAATCGTAGCAGTAGTACCTGTGGTACCACCAACTACAGTAGCAGTTGGTGTTTGCGTATATCCCGATCCCGGATTTACGACTTCTACCAGATATATTTTTCCTCCACCTATGTATGCTTGGGCTGTTGCAGTAGTACCTGTAGGTAGATCAGGACCGCTGATTACTATTGACGGTACTGTGGTGTATTTTGATCCGTGATTTAATATTATAACGTCGGCTACGCTGTAAGAATAATTGTCTTTCCAGGATTTCCAAGGATACACATTGGTTAGAGTGCTGTTGACATCCACAGTTTCAAATTGTCCATCTGTAGAATTGTAATAAGCAGGCAAATCAAAATCTGTGTTATAGGCCGAAGATACATCAACTGTTGACTGATTAGTGATAAAATTTCTGATCTGAGTATGATAAGGTTTAACCTCATTTATATAATCTTCGAAATAAGCACTGTTGGTTAATTTATATACAGGACGTTGATCTAGATTACCAGCATAATTAACCACATCGATAAATGTAGTCTTGAACGCCCAATCTAATAATTTTTGTTCATATAGAGCATATTTGACCGCTGTAAAGAAAAATAAATTCCAATTAACTCTTAGCTCATTGACAAATATATCATCTCTCAGAGCCGCTAGTATATATTCGAGCTCACTATCTGGTGCCTGATTATACAATGTTTTATCAAAATTATTATATTCGTCGAATCCTAATTGACTGTCTGGTACATCCCATAGATCATTGCTTAACTGTATGGTACCGTTTTGTTTCCATAATAGATCATACTTATTGCTAAAGGTGCCATATGTTCTTGTTGTAGGAGTCACTATTGCCGACCAACCATTACCTGCATTTTTTATCTTGATATATTGTCCAGGAACGGCCGAGACTAATGTATTAAGTTCATAGGTCGAATCTACCGTGTAATCGATTATCTTATATTGATTAAAATCTGAGCTAGCATAATCTACGTAATTCCAGTATAGGGCAGTATTATAGCTCTGTGTATGTACTCGAGCCCATCTGTTGTTATATGCATCCCAAGTGTGTTTAGACCAACGTCCACCGGCTTCGATGTCACTGCGAACTATAACTGTATATCCTCTCACAGTTAATTCTGGAGCCGCAAAATAACCACTTCCTCCGTCTACTATGGTAGTTGATACTATTTGTCCTAGGTAATCGATCTCAGTGGTAATCACTGCAGGAGTCGATCCGTTTCCAACTACTGTAACTGTAGGAGATACTAGATAACCAAATCCCGGATTAACGATGTTAACTGATACTAGTTTTCCGTCATATACGTTAGCAGTCAACTGAGCGATAGTAGCAACTGTAAATGACCTCACATCGATAGCATCTCTATCTGAAAGAGTCTCCACTATCTGATCCCATTGATGACTGAATACATCGGGCAGAGCTTCAGCACTGTCGAGATTCTTAAAACTATAATTTCCTGTTACGGGTACTCCGCTCAAGACGGTATTGGTAAAATCTAATAGATTTCGTAATGCTTGGAATCTATTTTTGAACATACTTTGTCTAGGACGTATACTAACACCGTAGGCCTGTCTAGGACCTAGTGAAGGATCAGGAACTAGATTTCCTAGTTTATCATGACCAATAAGACTGTCTAATAATTTCTTTTCTAAAAGACTGTTAGGCATGCTGGTCTGGCTGTTTTCTTGTAACAATAACCATTCAGTATGTCTAGGAACATTGTCTGGATTTAGATCCATGGCAATATTTAGATTAATCCTCGTTCCTACCGGAACGGCTCCTATATTGGCTATGGTGATAGCATCTGCACTTATCGGAGTCGCATACTGTAGACCATAGGCCACAGGATCTGCTATTATACTGGCCACTTGATAAGCACTGATGCGACGAGAAGCGTTTCCAGGAACAATAACTGTGTTTTTGACCCAATAGTAATAATAGTTACTTAGAGTATCTGTAATAGGATCATAAGTCTGTTTTACAGCCACAGATGAATCATCCGGATATTTAGGTTGTCCACTGATACCCTGTGTCAATCCTGTTATAGTATCAGACTGACTGCTCCATTGGCTGGGTAATAAATTGCTACCTACCCATTCATAGACATCGATGCTGGATCCGAAGAATGTTGATCCCCAGTTATTTTTCCTATGTTCTAGATCGCCCTGTTCATACCATTGATATTTTACTGTGCTTAGATCCCACCATAGATCTCCAACATGGTCGTCAGTCCAATTAGTTGAAGGATTAACTACAGTGCCTGTTGATCCCACAGCGTATACAGCAGGATCAAACAGAGATCTATATTTTATCTCTTGATCAGCCAGTCCAGATATGCGGCCTTTGGCAGGATCTATAGTTTCTAGATAGGTAACGACATTTTCATTATAGGTATCAATCAATACCAATCTCTGTATGGTACTGATATCAACTAGATCTTCCTGTGCTCTATAGGTTTCCCAACTAAATGCAGTTGTGCTGGTGCTGAAATATTGATAGAAGAAAGATCCAGTCGACTGATTATCAATCGCCGGAGCGCCTACAAATATAGTATTGTCTACAGCTATCTGTAGACTGTGGCCATGATCTATTCCTTCATAGGCATTGTGTGGAGGCAATTCTTCACTCAATACAAATCGGTTGTGTCGTCTATTATATACGTATACCGTTCCTGTACGTTGAACTTCTGTAAAGAAATCAGTTGTTCCGCTGTCATCTATCGTAGACACGGTGCTGACTATTTTCTTTCCTCCTATATTCCTAACCTGGTGTTCATCGAAGGTTGTATCGATATAGTCTGTACCCAATGCGGATATTACCAATATATCTAAAGACTCATTTATCACTATATTGTGACCAAATTTCATTTTAGAATTCAATAGCGGATTATCTAGAATCTGTATTGTGGCCGTGTTGAATAGTCCATTTTGATTTTGATAGATCGCCACCCGGCCATATGCTTGATTATTATCAGCATACCCATAATCATCAGGGGCGCTAACGATCAAATAACTTCCATCTGCACTAACTTCGACATGCGACCCAAACCCGCCTCCTGCTGAGAACGGCGACTGTATGACCTGACTAGTTGCTGTTCCATTGAAGATGTGAACTAGTCCTGTGCGGTCATTGTAACCAGGAGCACCTATGGCGATAACAGTGCCATCACTGGATCCGCTGATACTGTGTCCCCACTGCATACCGGGTGTAGAGGCCACTGTTGTTAGACTGTTGATATAATTTATAACTAGGGTGGTGGTAGAACCCGTGGTGTAACTTCCAACTTGGTAGGCATATACAGAACCCACAGATGTGGTATCTCCAGGAGCACTGACCAATAATAATTTAGAACTGGTGTTTAACTGGACATAGAGACCTGATCCAAAATGTTCTCGACTCTGTGGATAAGGGCTGATCAGAGTCAGCAGTCTAGTTTCTTCGTTGCTGACAGGATCTATACTGCTGATAGTGACTAGACCTTGTTCGACATAACTAGAAGCCGAAGCACCTACCGTGGTTCTAACTACCGCAGGATTCACTGCTCCGACCATAGTGGCCGTAGAGTAGGCATAACTGGTTTTAGGAGCACCAGCAAATATCAGTCCGCTGTTGGTTCCCGGATATTGATAGTCATCGTATGCTACCACAGACCCAAATCCAGTCGCAGTGGAAACTGTTTGATTATAGTAGGGCCTGTTTTCATCAGGATTTAGGAAATATCTAAACCTTGGTATAGGATTACCATTTACCTTGACATAGGCAGTTACCTTACCGTATCCAGCATAGTTTTTTATTGGATCAGGACAGTCTGGACTACCTACCATGAACAAATTATCATTTCCAATTCTACTGATGCTATAGCCTAACTGTTCATTATAACCTTTTATACCACTAGTAATGCCTGTAGGATAATAATTTTGTATCTTATTGTATACTGCCCAGCGGCCTGTGCCATCTTCTAGATCGCTGTCGACCCAGAATAGAGAACCTTGAGGTAATGATAACAGCTCAGAATCGTTAGGTAAGGTATCAAAGGTTTTGGCCCTTGCTGTAGAGAATTTGAATAACTGTCCAGCGCCAACTACTAGTGTAGTATCTATTGTCTGTACAGTAGATGCTATACTAAATTGATTGCTTGTCACTATAGACTTAACCATATACACACCGTTTAATTGGCTAGTATAGTTGACTAGAGAAACGATGTCACCTGCTGATAGCCTGTGAGGTTTATTAGTTGTAAAAATTATTTCTTGTCCATATAATCCAATTTCGGCATCGACAACACCAGATTGCGACAGGTTATATCGCAAGACGTCCCAATCTCCATTTTGCTTAAATCCTAACCAAGCGGTATCTCCTAGATTGATTGTGTCATTATTTGTTATTGCTAATAGACTGTTTTCATTATAGGCTGTATAAGTTACATCATCAGATCTCGTATAACCTGCTGTAGGCAGTATATAAGAATTAGTCTGATAGGTGCCGGTTGTGGTATAGAATGTCTGTGCTGGATCATAATTATCAGGTACGATGGCCCAATTGCCAGCTGTACTATAATAAATCAAACTGTTGCCAAGGGGTGCAGATTTCACATAATTAATGATCTGCGGATTCTCAAAGAACGTTCCTTCTACTAGAGTAGTTTCTAATTCTTTGTAGGTAGAAAAACTACCGTATTCACCTATACGTAATGCCCACTCTTCGTTATATTCTATAACTCCTTGGAAATTTTGTACAGCGGCCTTGGATAATTTTTGTACAGCATTACGAGTTCCTTTTTCACGGATGAATCCTTGATAGAACTTATACTGAGCGATAGGATCTGTAAAAATATTGTTTAGATAAACTCTAGGTGTGTAGCCTGTGAGATGTTGGGCCATTTTTTCCTGACCTGCATCAAAATTATCAATATCTAAACTATAGAAATCTTGGAATTGATTTATCTTATAATCAAAATTAGGTAATAGTCCGCCTTGAGGTTTTTTGTCTAATGCTATCCAATCAGTGATGTTGAAAATTTTCGATGATTCTAAATTTGTTTTAGCTGAGTAGTAGGTACCGTTATATTGGACTACCTGTGCAGATCGATACGCAGTATTGATCTGCCAATTGCTTATCTGTACATCATCGTAGACAAATCCGGGACTATATAAATCTCCTGTCCAATTTTTTGTACGGAATCCACTTACCTTCATACGCTGTTGTTGATAACCAGTTTCTATATCATAAATGACATCATTAAAAATTGTCTTGTTATTAAACACTAAACTGTGTTCTTTCTGTACTGAATTTAATCTGGCAAAATAAATTCCGTCTGTAGATGTTGTAGCAGAAATCGTACATACTCCTGCCTGCCTATTGACAAATAAATTATCTTTAGGGAAAGGTAAGCCATTGGCCAACAATAGGCTATATTCATAGAATGTGTCAAATAAATTATCTACAACACTTTGATTATAAGAATATTTTATCTGGTCAGCGAAAGGACTCATCGTGATAACATTATTGGCGGCCCAGTTCTGTGTGGTCCAATATAAAAATTCCTTACCAGAAAATTCCCAATTTATAACATCATTGATCTTGCTATTATATTCATCAAATATAAATCCTTGATCTTTTAACCAAGCACCATACCCCACGATGACATCATATACAGCCTGCGTAGAACTAAATTCCATACCGTAAGGTATTTCTTTTACTACACTGTCAAATCTATCAGCTATCTGAACCGAAGCTCCCCCTGTAGTAGGAAGATAAGGTAGTATTTGATAATAATCCAGATTGAAAGCAGATTCAGCCTGATGACTGATTTTGACTCTATAATAAGAACCACCATATGATACTATCTGTCCAGCTTGATAAAATACTCCTGCGGCACCAACGGCTGAGGTAGTTTCGATACTGGTCGATAGACTTCCGCCGGCAGCAGAACTATTGGTCCATACTACATAAGATTCACTCACACCTCCCACAGTGATAGTAGGAGTGCTAGATGTACGGATTGGAGTATAGACAGTAAAATAAGGAGACTGTGTGTCATAACCTTTGATTACGAAATTTCCATCTGCAGTTTTCTGTACTACCATACCAGATATACTGGCAGAGATAATAGGATTACTAACGTTCAATCTCAGAGTATAATCTTCAACAGGCAGGATGGCTCCAGGGCTGTTACTGTTTGGTTCATAGGCATCTATGGTAATCTGTAGTTTATCTTTACTGACGAATCCGCCCACTTTATAAAATAAATTAAAATCAGCATAGCTTAGGTCACTGCGCAGTTCCGCAATATAATTCTGTGTGCGCTGACCCCCTACTTCGCTGATCATCTGACTATATCCGCTGGTTAACTTAGAGTTTTCACCGTGTATGATTAGATCATTAAAATTAAAAAATGCGTTGTTCTTGTAGGCCCATTGACCGGCAATATTTTTATCCACTCGACTGAGATCATACATCAGTGCAGAGTAGGTCGCAGGTTTGGTCAGAGCCAATAGGCGTTGCACAGCAAATGGGTAATAACTGCTACGTCTCCACGCTGTTTCAACAGGTGCTTGGTCTCCGAACTGCCAATTTTGTCTTCGGTTATATATGGTTACATTTTGTATCAATACAGTTGGATCTATGAGATTGCCAACAATATCTACAGGAACCAACCCATTTTCTATGATTCCAGGTCTAGCATATATACTATAGGTTCCTGCACGAGTTCCTTGACGTATGATTCCTGCTTCAACATCCTGCCATAGGTTTTCATATTTTCCACCGTATTCGCTTATCCACCAATCGGGCTCTTCCGAAAATCCAAACATTTCCCAAGGATAGGTATGTGGGCGATCTGTATCATATAGATATTTGTATATGCTTCTCCAATATCCACCAACCTGTAGTCCCAGAGAAGGTATATAGCCTCCACGATAATTCCAAGTAAACGGGTCTGCTTCGTCAAATATAGTATTAGTAGTATAGTCAACTCCGTTGAGGCCAGACCATTTGATAAATCTCGATTCTAATATATCATCTACTTCAGCGAGACTGTATTGATTATTCCTAAAAGCACCAGGAATAACAGAATTGATATCGAATAGTTCTGCCCTATACTTAGATTTGATATTGTTATAGATACGTTTTTCAAATTCCAATAAAACATCATCTCGGAAATCATCAAAGGCTACTGTGATACTACCATCGTGTCCTTGTATGACTGTCCTTGGAACAACGTAGGTATTGTCTACATATTTCGTTGGATAAAAACTTGGATACAATCCCAACTTCGTCGGTGTTGGCGGAACGTAACAGCCAGAAGTATCTGGATATTCTACTATGGTTATAGTATCTCCATCATGCAATTGAGCGAGTACATTTAATACATAGTCGTTTTCTACAAATACATAATCCCGATGTAATACCAACTGTTCTCCATTTAGATATACTAATATAGAACGCAGGCCTAGTTCCGTGGTAGAAAAAGGACTACTAATGCTAAACTCAGTCGATCCAGATGCAGTATAGGTACGTACTGTTTTATCAGTACCATGTCCTATCATGTCTGATAGAAAATATGCGCTTTTAGGTGTTTTATCTTGATTAATCACAGACAAAATTTCATCTAGTAAAGCCACAGGATCCTGCTGATCTACCACCCTGTTCATCAGAGATATTATCTGACTCTTGAATTGATTATACTGATCTGCTACCTTGGTTATCGCATCAATAACACTGTGTTCTTTCTTTCCTATAAACATGTCAGCAAAGGCTATGGGGTTTTTATTAGATACTAATCTAGTTCCGTATTGGCCAACGTTAGCTAAATCTCTTAGGTTACTGACTCCAGGAAATATTCCTACAAATCCAGGATCTCTTTCAATCATGGTATGTACATGATCGCCGAGTTCTGAAAGGGTGAACTGTGAGATAGGCCCATTCAGTGGGTTATTTGTAAGACCCAAGGGTGGTTCATAATATCCACCGGCTGTGACTGTGGCGGTGGTATAAAATTTTAATAACACATTTGTACCTGCGGTTAATGTGTTGTCGAAGTTTATCTGATAGGTTCCGGAATTAACAGTAATAAAGCTAGAAGTATTTGGTAGTATCTGTGTGTTTAGATAGGCTTCATAATCAAAAGCCGCAGGAGTTTTGATTGCCGACACCGCAATAGAATTAGTAGCAGTGATTATGGTTTGAAACTGTAAAACAGGAATCTGATAATCTGCAGAATCAATCCACACATTAACATACTGCTCAGTATCCCTGTGTACAAATTTCAAATAGGTCTGGCTCGTAGGGATCACTGTAACGCTTTGAGATCCTGCCACTACAGAAATAGTATCTGTCATAAAATAATTTGAAAACAGATAGTCGCCCTGTTCTACAGCATTGCGATATTTTAGAGGAAATCCTAGATACGGATCACTGGTTCCGGTCCCTAGAGTATATCCGAATATCTTCGATCCTAGGAAATTACTAGGAAGATTGATTTTATCGCTATAGCTTATACCTTGATCAGTAAACAGATCAAACAGGGGTGCTTGATTTAGCGAAGTGTGCTGTTGAGACAGCTGCCAATTGACGCCGTTGTACCACCAATCAGTTCCGTTGTTTTCTACTCCAAGGTCGATAGTTACCTGAGATCCCACTGCTACTGTAGTTGACTCGACTAACTCTAATTGATAAGTTCCTGCTGTGACATTGACTTCGTAGATCATCTCGGGATTAGGAGAAGCATTGAATATTATCCTATTGCCCTTTTGTAACAATACTTGATCAATGTAGTAGCCAAAAGTACCATTGATCACTGTGGGGTCCGTGATAGTATTATCGATAAATTCAATATTAGGAATACCCACAGTTCCGTGATTGTATAATTTGAGATCTGCGGAGAATTCTATAATGGGACGTTGAGCTCTATATTCTGAAGGATATTCGACCAATCTACCCTGTGCCTCAGCAGTTATACGGATCACATCAGAATGCACCCATCGATTGTATCTACTCCAGGAATTAATATCTTGGCTGGCTCTATTGATGGTTACATATTCAGGGATTAACGGTAATTTTTCTGTAGCATCAAATTTATAATAATCAAAATGATACGAGCCAAATCTGTCCTTGAATAGACTTGCAATAGGTTCAGGGGTGACTAATGTGTCTACATCTATCAGTCGGATTCCTTGGGCTGTACCAACCCCCTCTACAAAAAAATCTCGTTGATAGTACTGTGTTCCTTCAAGTTCTGGATTTATAAATCTTAATCGTAATCCATTGGTAAAAGTCAATCCAGTAATGGCATTGGTATAGGTCTGTTGTCCCAATATATTTTTTACGATTGTGATCAAATCTTCGTCTACTAGAATTTCGTCTGGTCCTTCAACTAGCCAATAGTATTCTTGATAGTTGATTAATTTGTCCCAATCGATCCAAGGATTATAACTATAGAATTCACTGCGTAGTAGTCTATCTAGATTCTCAGTCTTTCCGCCTTTGACTGCTATTTCGTCAATTAAATCATCTAGAGCTATCACATCCTGTATTTCATAAACAGCATCGTTAACCACCAGTGCAGGAGTTAGTTGATAGTCTCTACGTAGAGGAAGACTTTCTGGTATGTAAACATCACTAGTAGAAACATAGTTAGGTGTATTTTTAGACCCTATAAATCCACTGATGCGTTCAAGCTGTGCTGGTCGAATCCATTGATCAAGAGTAGCGGATAAAAATTTAGAATTTTTATCAGTTCTTAGGTATTCAGGTAAAAAATTTATCGAACTTATTGTGCTGGTACTAGCGGCCATTTATTCAGCTTCCGTTGGTAATAATTGATTGTGTAGAATTTAGTTGACTGGCCGTAATCGCATTGATTACCTGTATATTGGCCGCTGTAGCTCCACTGATAAAAATCTCATTGCTCTGACAGGCTACTTCATATAAACTACCAAATCCATTATTTGAACTCAACGGGGTGATGATAAAATTAGTGATATCCGGTGTCATCAGGTTCATCACGTATGTGCTTAGTTCACTGAAATAAAAACTCTGACCAAAATCCCAATTTTCGAGAGCGAAGAAATTATTAATCGCATTCAATATCCTCGATGTAATATTGTTAGAACTAGCAGTGCTTGAAGGATTTTGTACAGCTTTGAATATGGCCTGTAGACTTAGCTCAGCAGTACTGCCAAATAAAACTCTATAACTAACCGGTTGATAGACGATCTGATCACTGATAGATTTAACTGGCTCTAATTGACCGCTGTAATTGCTTTCGAGACTGGCACTGGTCGGAAGACTTGGCTGTGTACCTACTCCAGAAATCAACCAATTCCTAAATGCTGTATCATATTCAGACGTTAATATATAGATATCTATGATGTTACTCTTGGCAGGATCTATCCTTACTTCTTCTCCGGTATTGTGAGTGTAATGGAATTTTAATCCAGATCTGCCAGGATAGGCTCTGTATCTGTATTCATAGGTCCAAGGATCTAAGGAATTGATCGCCGTAGGTGTATAACTCTTGACTACATCGTAGCCGGGGTCATAGAAATAAAATAGATCTCCATATTGTGCAGATATCAATTCATTATTGATAGCAAATGCGGCATCGTTAGGAGTGGCATAATTGCCGTTTACTGTGCCAGTATAGAGCTGATAAGTGACCCCATCACTGGCCAATTGGAAATAGATGTAGTTAGGTATAAAAGCTAGTCCGGCAGCATCATAGACAGCATTAGTATTGGTTCCAACTATGTCAACAAAGGCATCCGGATTGTCTATCTGTTTTGTTTGAACATTTTCATAAAAACTTACCTTGACACGCTTAGGTTCAATGTATCCATCTGGTTGTACGATAGAATCATCAATCTGCCAAATTAGGTCTTGACCTATACCCGAAGAACTGTTGTTAGGTTGTGCATTGATAGATAGTATATCAATCTGATCTTTGATAACCTTGTTATCAGTGAAATCATAATTCGTTTTGGTTTTATCTACATAAAAGGCTGTTTGTTTTTCGCTTTCAAATACATAGTCTATAAATCTATATCGGACCTTATAGGCATCACCTATCCAACTGAATGATATCAACCAGCTAGCATCTAGATTAAGATTTTCTAAATTTCTATGATGATCTAGACTGAAAGGACTAGACAGATCCAGATTGGTATCAGTGATGATAGCCCAGGTTCTAGAAACCGTATCAAACGTCAATCCAAAATTTCTTTGATTTAGACAGAGGCTCACTAACTGTGATTCAAAGGCATAGGTATAGTTGTTGACAAATACAGGTATGATCTGTGTGAGCAGGGCACCGTCGGGTACCACAGAACTCAATATCAAAGGTCCTTGCCCATTGTCGAGATTTCCTAACCCACCGTTAGAACCATCTCCCACAACTTGACTGATCGTGGTCCAGGTTCCATTGTCGAACTGTAACAGGGCACCCTGTATAGCATAGATTAGATTATTATTAGCGTATGATCCCAGAGATTGAGGAGCACCATTATTATTGGCGTCATACAGATAGCCTTGACTCTGTCCAGCAACACTGTTGCTCAAATGCCAGTGGAAATTAAAATCACTCATCAATGCACGAGGCCATTTATCTAGATAAAATGATCTCAGACCTGGATTTAATAATAGAGGTTCGATCCGCTTTTTAATGACAACGAATATATCATTTTTGCTAGTGAACGTAAATTGGAAGTTTTCTTCATGTTGCGATCTATATAGTATACCGTCTGAAGCAAAAATATTGGTTGAACTATATTTTCCTGTTATGTCGCTGAGATCAAAATACTTACTTAATCCGCTGGTTGTACGAGCCACGCTTTTTATCTTTAGTATATTAGTGCTGACTGTTAACGGAGTTATATTATAATCCTCGGCTGTGATCATACGATTCTGTGTATAATAGGCCTGAGGTGCATTAGTCTGTATGCTAGCATTGGTCTCGGCAGTAGCGGCATTACTGACAGTATATTGTAGAGCCAGTGTCAACGTTAATGTCTGAGCTTGACCAGATTTATTGTAGTAAGGAACTTTTAATGCTATGCCGCTCATCTGTGAAGGCGTGATAGAATAACTTAATCCGTTGCTAACGCGATAAAATAATTGGAATTGACCTTTAGGAAGATTGCCAAAACTACCGTCAGCGAAATTCAAATCGATCTGATCTTGATCTCTGGTGCGCACACTATAGATATTTCTTGTCTGTTGATTCAAATTGTTGTAGATTACATTGTTACCTGTAATATTAGGAACCTGAGACCATAGGGTCGAATAGTTACCATTAGCATCTAACTGCCATAACCAAACGTCTGTGTTGTTAATGTTAGAAGCATTAACTCCAACAATTTCATTAGGCACCGGAGTATCTATATTGAAGTTGACCGCATTCAACGATCCCTGTTTGAACAATAAAAAAAATCCTGTACCAGCACTACCTGATCCATTATTATCATTTTGATATAGGAAACTGAGAGAATTACCAGGAATTGGTGTTTGTTCGTATACATAGGTTTTTCCTAAAAATGTAGCGGGTATGATTTCAAACGCTGTACTAACTCCACTAACAGACTTAGAAAAGGCATAAGCAGGAACATCAGTGTTACTGCTATTAAATCGATATTCTTCTGTGAGAATACCACCGATGGTGTCCCTACCTCTAGGATTACCAAAAGCATATCCGCCACTCATGGCAGAATTCAATAACGTAATAAATTGACTGTACCAATTAGAGTTGGTAGCGTCATTCCACTGTATCTGTGTATTGGCTAGATTATTTCCATTACTGTCAAATACATTATCAGTAGTAGCAATACCTACAATTTTTAATAGTCCTGTAGCAGGTGTATTTCTTTTAGGTACATAGCTGACTAATTGTGCTAGTCTTAATATACTGTCACGGCGCTGTGCTGTTTCTAAGAAGTTTTCACGAGCATTGAGATCAATGCGGAAACTGAGATTTTGACCTAGATATGCAATTAACTCTACCAAAGCCATATATTCGCTAGAATCTATATAGTCATTAAAATCTTCTGGATAGGTCTGTTGTAGATAATTGATCATGCTACGGCGCAGTGTTTCAAAGTCATAGCTCTGAAAATCTGCGTTGCGGAAGGATTGGTATATCTTAACCCAATCTTCGGCCACTAGTAGTTTAGAATTGGTAGCTGGAATAGTCATAGTTTTCTTTTAGATAGCGTATTTATTAGCACATTAACCTGGTGTATAATTAACACTGGTCACCGGTGTTTGTGATACAGTAAGACCTATACTTTGATCAAAGGTCAATTTTAATTTAGACGATTGATTTAGATTTACCAACTGTAGAGTTAATTCTAATAGATATCCCTGTTCATATTCTGTAATATCTATCTGTAAGGGAGTTACTCGAGGATCGCTGGTACATATCGAGGTTATGTCTTCTGACAATACCTGTCGCACATCTTCAGTCAATGGCTCCATCAAGAGGTCCCATATGACACTACCGTAGGTGGGATTCATCAATCGCTCACCTCGACGAGTATTAAAATTATTGATTATATCCTGTTTGATGAGGTCAAAATCATAGAGACTAGAATTCTTATTGCTATTATCGACACTGCTGAATCCTTTATAGAAATGGTCAGTTTTGACCGCAACCTCGTTGATGGCATTGGGTATATTAAGTTCAATATTTTTATATGGCATGAGGTATTTATTTTCCTGTAGTTAGCGGTGTTCCTGAGCCAGTGGTCACCGGTATTCCAGTTCCGGATACCACTTGATTAGTTGTGTTAGCAGTCGGCACGACTAAATCAGGACCTACACCGGCATTGGCCAGACATTGGAGAGCCGCACGTTTTTGTATTAGAGCGGCTTCTGCTACCATAGCAGGAGTGATATAACCTTTTTTAGGACTAGGATCAAATGCTGGATTGCCTTTATAATAAGCGGCAGTGGCTGGGTCGCTAGCACTACACACTATCTGATCTGGGGCATAGAATCTAAAAGCAGGTAAGAACACGGTCATATAGATATTTCCTATAGTGGGGTTTGGACATTTTTTATTTGGCCATCCCCAATATTTGAAGAATTTTTCTACATAATCCATCTGGCCTACACGAGTCATGGCGGCTAATGCGCTGGTAGTTGTTCCCAGTGTCTGCGCGGCTGGACCACCAAACTGTATCAGGCCATAATATCCCTTACCATTAGGGTTAGCAGGATCCATACTGGCTGCTGATTCTAGATACATGATCCCTATCAGGTCCAGTGGATCAAATCCCAACCTACCACACACTTCTTTTATTTTAGTAAGGAATGGTTGATCAGTGGTCCATGAGAATGGAGTTCCTTGTACCGTGCCTCGATCACCGGCGGGGCCATTTCTCGCAGGATACGGAGTGTTGGCACTAGGCTGACCTTCAATCACAGAACCGTTGGCGGCTGTTTCTGTAGGGGTTATGGTGCTGTCAGTCCTTTCTAGACTAAACTGAGTTGGATTGATATTTTCGTGTTGATCCCATGGCTCATGGCTAGGGATTCTTTGCATTATAGAAACGATAGGATCCCCTTTGTAGAACGCACCGTTGCTCCATGCAGTTCCGCCAACACGCTGTGGATTTTTAAACAGCGACAATCCTAAAGGAGCCACCGGAGAATCAGCTGTTGATGGACTATCGGCTGCAGGTCCATTTAGATCAATACGACCTGCGGATGCTACCAGGCTAGCACCACTTACAGATAATTTGCCTTGAGCTCCTACGGTCACAGCGGCACCGGCTAGACTTAATTTTCCGCTAGCAGAAATTTTATTTTCTGCACCAGCTGACGAACTGATATTAGCGTTTGCAGCCATGATGATAGATCCAGTGACTCCTAGATTATAGTCCCCAGCTACACTAATTTTAACAGTATCAGTTATTATGTTTGAATTCTGTCCAATGTTGAGATTAAAATCTTTAGTTGCGGCGATATTGAAATTACGACCAGCTTCTAGATTGAAATCTCTATCGGCACGCAGATTAAAATCTCCTTTGGTATGTATGCTGACACTATCTTCAGCATAGACATCTATCTTGCCGGCGCTGGTTAGTTCTATCCAGGCAGTACCTTTGCTGTTGGCTATGTAGACTAAATCGCTTGAATTGTGTAAGAGTATCTGATGTCCTGTTCGAGTGCGGATCCTAACCAGTTCATTCTGACCCGACTGATCACCGTCATCCATGACAAATGTCGATCCCCCTAGTCTGCTGACTGGGAATACTTTATTACCATCAAATCCAATCTTACCTTTAGGTGCGCCATCAGACGTATCAACAGGTCCGGGGGTACTGATACCAAATACCTGGCTAGGTATTTCTCTACGAGCACTGCTAGAAGTGACTCCTCGAACTGTATCTAGTAGTAGACCTTGTTCTAGTAGTCTATCTGCAAACGGGTGTACAGGTTTGGGCCTCTTAGATATATTTTGATTGTTACCGTCATTGGTCTTTTTATTGAATTCTGCCACAGGAAGATATCTGGTACCATATTTTTGCTCTTGTGCTGTGGTCATGGCTACATTTTGGCTGGCAGCTATACCAGGCATCATATGATTCTGATACATGTCAGGTACGCACCCTATCCAGTAGCCAATACCTGCTCCTTCTGGAAAAATCACCATCACTGTAGTACCAACATCGGGCGGTACCATCCACATGCCATAACTCTTTTGTACATCGTTGAAGTCACCAGAGTTATTACCTTGGAATCTGGCACTGGTCACTCCGGCAAACGGACTCATATATCTAACAGTAAATGTAGTAGATTTAAGTGATATATCTGTAGTAGCTATTCTATTCAATAGAGCTACCTCAATAGTTCCCATGTAGGTCGAGTCGAGGTGATTCACCACCTCAGCTAGGTAAGGCCCCGGTCCTGGTCCACTTTCTACTCCAAAATAATCGCGTCCCATTTGCTATTCCTGTCTTATAAATTTTATCAAAGGACTGATCTTATTGTTTCTAGCAACGATAGCTGTGGCTTCTTTCTTAAGATTAGCTGACAATTCTGAAAGTCCAACTCCTCGGGCATCTGCTAGACCTTGTATACCACCCTTGGCCACTATCTGTTGTTCGTCGATACTTAATGAGCTTTCCGGATTATCTGCTACCGTTTTTGGTTGGCCTGGGGGTATATTACTAAAATCTTTTAGATTCCTAAAACTCAATCCATCTGATTGTAGTTGAGATAGGTTGATATTCGTCGGTACTGTATTCGACACTGCCTGTAGGTACGACTGGGCATTACCAACAGCCCCCCCTGTCAATCCAGATAATCGTAAATCGGGATTAGGAATATAATTTGGAAATAATCGATTTGCATTTCCCTGTATGTTGGCTATCGTTGAATCTATTTTAGAAGATACCTGAGAAGGATAAAAATTTATTATAGGAGACGGTGTTCCCCCCAGGATGGCATTGCCGTATATATTGGCCTGTGCGGTAAGTTTCCCCGCGCCGTCTGTCACAGCACCAAAGGCCTGTGTCAAAGGACCTTGACCAAGTCCTCCAGAGATATTGGCGTAATTGCTAGATGGACTAACCGCTCCTAATTTGAAAGCAGATATAGGAATGCCAGTACTAGGTACAGATTCCGTAGATTTATCTCTGGCATCATTTGTTGTCTCGCTAGCACTGTCTGCTGTCTCAGTGATTCCTCGATCAGTTTCTAATTGTTGTATGGTATTGGTAGTATCTTGCCCTGCTATCTTAAATAGTTCTAAATTCTGTTTAAATGTGCCATCCCTAAAAGTGCTGGTGATCTTTGTCACTCCGTAAGCACCATGGAAGGGACTGTTGTTTTTGGGATTATAGGTAATAAATCCATTAGAACCTATGTCTTGAGGATTTTGGAATCTTATGTCGATTATCAATTGACCATAGGTGTGATTGGCCTGTGTGGGTCCTACACCGCTGTTGGTACCATCGGTTTTAGATTGGTTGCCTATACCCCCCGTGACTAAGAAAAAAGGATCTCCCATGATATCTATTGTAGCCAAAATCATGCTGGCTTTTGGGTCCACAAGAGCACGATGCAGATTTTCAGCCATGGCCTGATAAGGATCTCCCTGTGCCTGGACGGCATTCCTGCCTGCAGGTCCACTGCTCTTAGGATCTTCTGCTGTAGTAGATACAGGAGCAGAATCTACGGCCAATCGTCTGTCTCTCGTGGCTTCGGTTTGCTGTTGACCAGTTTCTGTCGGATTGGTGACATTTTCAGGCTGTGCGGTATTTTTAGTTTTAGGAGAATCAGTCACGCCCGAGGCTTTGGGAATAGCCTCATAAAATAGATAATTGTATTCTAGTTTGAAATTTAGTATTTCTGTATTTTTTCCTGTATAGATATAATTGTAGGAACGGCAACTGATTTTTTGCAGATCTTGGAGACTCTGTTGTAGTTTAGCAAATCCAGGGAATTTACCACGATGTATCTTATAAGGACTGATCCTAAAAATATGTTTGCGCAGGGGTTTATTCCGTAGTTCATCCCGTTCCTTGATTTCTTCAGTTTCAGTTCCTATTAGAAAATAATCAACCATAGCGTTAGCATCAACGCTTTCTTTGCCACCGTTGCCATCCATGTCTTTTAACTTTGACCTTATATATTGGCTGTTGACTATTACTTCTGCTATGATGTTCCTAAAATCAGTGTTGAAGCTGAACTGTATCTGTGATTTTTTATCTGTTCCGGCACTGATCTGTATGCGGTTCTTAGCATTGACATCGGGATAATTTGGTTCGTTGGATGTTTGAGACTGTGGGTCTAGCATGGCATATTGCCTAGCATCATTAGAATTGTACAGTTCCGATTTGGCTATTTCATTATTGACATCATATTGGCCTATCAAAGTATTTGTATCTTTGACGCGGTTGCCCTTGCTATCAAAAGTATCAAACTTTACATCGATGAGATCATGTAGTTGTATCGCTTGGCTGGTTTCTTTTTTAGTCTGTTCTCTATTTACATCTAGCTGTTTGTTAAACGCTATGGCTAGATTTGACAGTATTTCACCGACCGTATCTCCCTCTACTGAAGTATTTCCTATCAGTTTTCCTGTGATTCCATGCACCTGTTCATTCCACGGATAGGCTTCACATTTATACACCGTGCCGTTTTCAGTGATAGACATATCCATGGCATTGAATCTGATAGTAAAATATCGATTTTCATTTAGCACCACGGGATTAGAAATACCCGGTGTATCTGGGTATCCTATCCATTCTACTAAGAGCACATATGGAGCTTCGATATAGGTAGTCCATCCTGCAGTCCATGCGGCAGCAGATAGAGCTTCTAGGAATCCATTGACACTATAAGGTTCTATGACCTCAAACGATAAACGAGTAGGCAAGGTAGCATTGGAGGCTTTTGTAAATGCTGCCATGCTTTCTACTTGGACATTTTCTATGAACATGTCAAATCGTCCTGCACTGTATTGATTAAAATCTGCTACCAACTTGGAATAGGAATTCAATTTTTCTATATTTTTTGTGGCCTTATCAGTTTCTTCCGGACTGACTTCGACGGCATTCAATAGATTGTTGTTGGCAGTAATCTGGCTCTTGATAGCATCGTTGCCATTGATTGCACCTTGTCCTTTTCCTCCAGATTTCAATATAACTCGATCTAACTTGTTGCCTTGATTATAGGTCTTAGGGTCGTTGAGTTGATCTTTGGTCAGACAGGCTAGGGTAAATCTGTAGGTATAGGATCTGTACTTAGATAGGACGTTGACTTCTTTAGAACCATATACCGTAGAGGACGATACAGCGGCAGTGGTATTAGTTGTACCGGGCGTTTTTCTTTCAACTGTGTCTCCTTTATCTCGAGACGTAGATCTAGCAGATACCTGTTGTTCAGCTAGAGAAGCGATCTGCGATTTTATAGCTTGACCAGCCACGCTGTTCTGGTCTACTTTGGCCAATGCTGATTGAAGAGCCTGTATGTTCGAAAGATAACTACTATTATCTGCCATCTAGATCCCCAATGCGGCTTGTAGACTGGGCAGACTTGGTAGGTAAATTTTTAATCCAGCGACCATATCGAAAACAGGATCCTGTATGATGTTTTTGTTCCGGACAGCAAATACCCACCATAGGTCTACATCTCCATAGGCATCATAGGCCAGTAGTTCGGGCCTATATTCGTATTTTTTATCTAATTGATATAGGAGATCATCTGTACTGGCAGGTATATCCCTAAATGAGATAACATCGAGATATCCGTTGTTTTGGGATGTTGAATAATAAGGACTGGTCTTTCCGTAGGTCGCTGCCATTATAGATATCCGTTCTTGTTAAGATTGCCAGCCAACCAATCCTTGATTGAAAATTGCTGTTGTTCGGCCCTACTGTACATAGGCATCATGGCCACTGTGATTGACGACAGTGTAGGAACCATAGTGTCATTCTTAAATGTAGTGTTTGTGCTAGACAGAGCAAAGTAGTCTACCTTGTCTGGCAAATCAGTACGGAAGCTAGTAATAGCCACTGGAACATTATTCAACATCCACTCTCCATAGGCAAACAGTCTACAAACAGGAGGTGGACTACCTGGAATAGCATCTAGGCCGGTGCTCATTTTAGTCAATGCTCTTAATAGGTGTACAGTTGATAGATATATTTCAGCGTCACTGTCGTTCTGTACACTGAATTGTCCTGTGACCGTGATCGTTCCTACACTGCTGTGTCTGTAAAAATTCTGTTGGAAGTTGCTGTGTGTGACCTGCATAGGACTATAATCGGCCTTGTGTTCTACATTGATCGTTGGGGTATAAGGGAATACAATGCCTTTTAGATTGGTTAGAACCTTAGGTGGGATAGAGCTAGTGCCTCCACTGGTATATGTTCCTGCGACATAGCTATCGGGAACCTGTATGCGTACTCTGTGATCACTTTTTAATTGAGATCCCGTACGATCATAGAAATTCACATTAGGCAACCTAGATGTGGATTTATCACCTCCTAAAAATCTCTGGAGTCCGGTTAATCCTGTTTTACCTACTAAGTCTAACAATGACATTTATTTTCCTCTGATATAGTATTTACCCGATAAATAAACTACTAGTTTTATTTACCCAGGTTGACAACTGTATTTTTTGTGCTACACTTAGTACATAAGGATAATAATAAAAAGATGACAGCTCTTCCAATTTCAACAAGAAAAGTAAAATACCTCAATAATAGAGACCTCCTAGCAGAAATACATCGTAGCAAATGCTCATATTCCAGTTTTACCAAAGCCGAATACAGCCAGCACGATATCATCCTGACTAGTCTTGATAAGGTCAATATCCGCACCATAGCAGATGCCAAGCGTGCCCGTGCCAAACGCATAGGTCTACAGGCATTCGCCCAGGCTCGTGCCAGCGGAGACAAAAAGATCAAATTGGCAGAATGTACTCCTGCTTACCAAACCATACCCAAGACAGACATCGTGATTCGCATCATGACCTTCGATCATATACCACTGGCACCGGGTCGCAAGAAAACTACCAAGACTCGTGCTGACAGTCATGACAAAGTCAACTTTCCCCCATTCCAACATTGGAAGTTCAATGCCGCAGATGAACTGATCTGTGTGGGTAAGAGCCACTGGCAAGGTGGGATGAAGACTGGCAAGTTCAGCAAGGATCACGGACGCATCACAGAAAATCTAGGCAAGATGTTTATCAAGCTCAGCGAAAGATATGCCCAGCGTAGCAACTGGCGTGGTTATACCTACATCGATGAGATGCGTGGACAGGCCATCCTACAATTAAGCCAAATTGGATTACAATTCGATGAAAGCAAATCTGAGAATCCATTTGCCTATTATACTGCGGCAGTGACTAATTCGTTCACTCGAATTCTAAATCTAGAGAAAAAGAATCAAAACATCCGAGATGACATGCTAGAAGAACACGGATTAACACCTAGCATGACACGTCAACACTCACAAGAGTATGCTGATGAGATCGCTCGACAGGCCACCTTATATAAAAATATGCGTATGCCAAAGAGCGAAGATGATCTTTCGGACGATGTTGAAGAAACATCAGCTTGACTTCCTCCAATCTAGCAGTTAAACTCGTTGTAAGGAGAATTATATATGCCCTTGTTTAAAAAGGTAGCAGTGTTTACGGACCTCCATGTTGGCCTTAAGTCCAACAGCTTGGTTCATCTAAAAGATTGTGAAGAATATGTAGACTGGTTTATCGACGAGGCTAAAAAAGCCAACTGCGAAACCTGTATTTTTATGGGTGATTGGTCGCACAATAGAAATAGCTTAAATCTATACACTCTTAATACATCGCTAAACCTATTAGAAAAACTAGGTGCTGCCTTTGAGCAGTTCTACTGGTTTCCCGGTAATCACGATCTATTCTATAAGGACAAGCGTGACATTCATTCCAGTGCCTTTGGTAGGCACATTCCGGGAGTCACTGTCGTAGATGGTATTACGACTCTTGATGATGTCACCTTGGTTCCTTGGTTGGTAGAAGATGAGTGGCGTACCATGGACAAGATCAAGAGCCGCTATGTGTTTGGTCATCTAGAATTACCCTTGTTCTTCATGAACGCTATGGTACAGATGCCCGATCACGGCGAATTACAGGCAGATGCTTTCAAAGGTCCTGAATATGTGTTCTCAGGTCATTTCCATAAGCGACAGAACAAGGGCAACATCTGGTACATAGGTAATGCCTTTCCGCACAACTTCGCCGACACCTGGGATGATGCTCGTGGCATGATGACGCTAGAGTGGGGCGGTACTCCAGAATTTATCGATTGGCCCAACTGTCCTAAATATCGAACGGTTAAATTATCAGAGCTGATAGATCGCAAAGATGACATCATGAAGAGCAAGATGTACATCAAGGTAAATCTTGACATAGATATCAGCTTTGAAGAAGCCAATTTTATCAAAGAAACCTTTATCACAGATTATGACATCCGTGAGATCAGTCTCATACAGGACAAGACCAACCTGGACGGAACCATAGATGACAATCCAGATGCCAAATTCGAATCAGTAGATCAGATAGTCATGGAACAGCTGGTGAATATAGACAGCGAACAGTTTGATCGCACCACCTTATTGGAGATATACAATGGGCTTTGAAAATATATCTAAACATACAAAATCTTCAATAACATTAGAAGTACTCAAACAACTTATACTCTTACACAATAATGATAATTAAATCAATAACTGCAAAAAACTTTCTTTCAATCGGAAATCAAACACAAGGAATTGATTTCTGCGAGAATGATCTCACACTGGTGTTAGGTGAAAATTTAGACCTCGGCGGCGGAGATAGTGGTTCAAGGAATGGAGTAGGAAAAACCGCATTGTTAAACGCTCTTAGCTATGCCCTATATGGGCAGGCCCTGACCAATATACGCAGAGAAAATTTAATCAACAAGACCAACGGCAAGGCCATGCTGGTCACTGTGGAGTTTGAAAAAGAAGGTGTATTCTATCGCATCGAACGCGGCCGCAAGCCCAACATACTGAAACTCTATGTCAACGATCAGGAAATGGTAGATCCAAATTCTGCTGAAGATGACGCACAGGGCGACAGCCGCGAAACACAGAAAGCCATCGAACAGATGTTGGGGCTTACTCATACCATGTTCAAGCATCTAGTAGCACTGAATACCTATACAGAACCTTTCTTGAGTATGAAGTCTACAGAACAGCGTGAAGTCATCGAGCAGTTGTTAGGCATCACCATGCTGAGTGAAAAGGCAGAAGCACTGAAGGTTCAGACCAAAGAGACCCGAGATGCCATCGCATTAGAAAATAACAAGATCGAATCCATCAAGGCTGCCAATGAAAACGTGCAGAAAAGCATAGACAGCTTGATCATCAAGAGTTCAGCCTGGGCCAACAAACAGGAAGCTGATATAGAAAGCATGGGCAAGGCCATAATGAAGTTGGAAAATGTCAATATCGAACAGGAGTTGACACTACACCAAGAATTAAAAACCTGGACAGAAAAAAACAATCAACTGACCGGTCTGAGAAAACAAAAGGCCACCCTAGAATCTGCACAGATACAGGCCGATAAGACCGTGAAAAAATACACAAGAGAAATAGAGCAGTTGCTAGATAAGACCTGCCCAGCCTGTGAGCAGGACCTACACGATCACAAACACGAAGAAATGACTTCGGCGGCTGAAAAAAATCTGTCTGACGCACTGGAATATCAAACGAAGATCAGCGATGAACTGTCAGCGACCAACAGGCTAATCGGCGATATTGGTGATCTAGCACATCGTCCTCAGACATTCTATGACACAGAAGCAGAAGCACTGGGTCATAAAAACAATCTAGACACGCTGGAAAAGAGCCTAACCGCTCGAATAGATGAACAGAATCCTTATGATGAACAAGTTGAAGAACTGAAAAAAACCGCTCTACAGGAGATATCTTGGGACACGGTTAACAGTTTGACCAGGTTGAAAGATCATCAGGAGTTCTTATATAAATTGTTAACCAACAAAGATTCATTCATCCGTAAAAAGATCATCGATCAGAACCTCTTGTACTTAAACAAGCGTCTCAGCTACTATATAAACAAGCTGGGATTGCCACATCAGGTCGTGTTCCAAAATGATCTCAATGTTGAGATCACACAGCTGGGGCAGGATCTAGACTTCGATAATCTGTCTAGAGGCGAGCGTAATCGCCTGATACTCAGCATGAGTTTCGCCTTCCGAGATGTATGGGAAGGGCTATATCAGAGCATAAACTTATTGTTTATAGACGAGTTAGTCGATGCGGGTATGGATTCTGCAGGTGTTGAATCAGCCTTGGCAGTATTGAAAAAGATGGCTCGAGAGAGAAACAAGAACATATACCTAATATCACACAAGGATGAACTGATAGGTCGTGTAAATAATGTTCTCCGTGTGATCAAGGAAAACGGATTTACTTCATACTCAAACAGTGCGGATTATGTCGAGGCCTAAACTAGAAGACTACAAACAAGAATATAGTCGATTGGTGAGCAAGATGGCAGAGCTCCACAATCGCAATAGAGATTTTGTCCTTACTCCTACTTCCATGGCTAGAACCGATATAAGGAAAATGATCAACGAATTGAGAGAAATCTCGAGGATGTTGAGATATAAGATCATCGGGGTGGTTAATGAGGAGAGGAGTATCCGTAGAGAGAACGCGGAGCGCAGGAAAATTGAACGGGCAGAGGAAGCATTAAGACCCAAAGTCATGGGTCGCCCCAGGAAATATCCTCCAAAACCTCCCAAGGGTACTAGACCCATGGGTAGGCCAAGGAAGTATCCTAAACCAGTTTTACCACCAGAGGAGGAAGACCAGGGATAAACACATGACTATGTCATGGTATTATCAAAATTCCCTAGTAGAAACGTTACCCGATGACTGTGTAGGCTTTGTCTACATGATCACAAATTTAACCAACAATAGAAAATACATAGGCAAAAAACTAGCAAAATTTAGTAAAACGACCTACAAGACTGTAAAGTTAAAGAACGGCACAAAGAAGAAAAAGAAAATCAGATCAAAGATCGACAGTGACTGGGGTACATATTATGGTAGTAGTCCCAATCTCACTGCTGACATTGCTCTACTAGGCACAGAAAAATTCAAGCGAGAAATATTGTATTATTGTGGAAGTAAAGCAGAGTGTTCATACGTAGAAGCTCGACTTCAGTTCGAACACCGAGTTTTAGAATCAGATGACTACTACAATAATATTATACAGATTCGTGTACATGGCTCACACATTCGAAAGAAACAGGCAATCATAGAGGAATAGCAAGCACCGGCCTACATCGGGTGCACCAAAACCTGGACCTAGGGTCGCAGGAATGGGAAATCTCTTCGCCTCTAAGAGTACTCGATCAGTATCCTTTACAGGACCACGATCCCTAACGCTGGGATTTGATCGTTTGAAAAGAGTGAAAATAGCTGAAAAGAGAGGAGAAAAACCTCACGACTGTGTGTATGATAGCAGATATGCCCAGTCCGCCGTTGAATGAAGACGGAGCTCGTGGTACCGGTCAACCGCCACTGTAATGCTCTACTGCTGTGTGACATGTTCGAACTCGGATAATGTAGACCTTTCGCCCGGTCTGGGCGAAGTGTGACTGAAGAATCTGGATAATGCGACATCATCTGCGATGAAATAAATGCTTCGAGCGAGAGCGAAGAAGAGAATGAGCTCTGCTCATTCCACTAAATAAGAACAAAGATAAGGAAATCCCTATGAGAATGAATGACGTGTTCAATGAAGATCAAACTGATGAAGGAATCCTCGGAGGTATAGTAGGTGCTGCCAAAGGTCTAATGAAGGGAGCTCCTGTAAGAGGTTTTCAAGCAGGCTATGCTCGAGGTCAAGGAGTAGATCAAACCAAAGCTCACGCTACTGCTCTATATAAGGATTTTTTTAATCAAGTAGGGCAATCGGGACAAAAAGCCACAGGTCGAGCTCTGATAGATTACCTTACTAAAAAACAATATCCAATTCGCCAGGCCAAGGCCGTAATAGATGCCGCTCCTGTCCCCTCGAGAAAAACTAAGCCTACTCCTACGGTCACTCCAACTCCTGCAGATATAGACTGGGATAGATTAGCTACAGGAACCAATGAAGACATACAAAATGTAGATGAAGCTAGGGGATATTACGATGTAGAATTAAGTGCCAATACCGCTTGGAAGGCCATATTGGCCGCTACTCAAGAAAATCTAAAATTAAAAGGTAGTACTGCTTTTGCAACTACAGCTTCTAAATCAGCAGGAGGTAATATTAGAAATGCTGGAGGTAATTTAGGAACTAATGCCGCCGCAGGTCTAACACCTGAAGCTGTTCTCAATTGGTTCGCATCACACCCCGCTGAGACTAGAAACAATATTTTAACAGCTTTGAATACCAAACACGAAGAACTAAATCAAAAGGCTGCTACAACCACTCCTACATCTGAAGGTTATAGTAGATTCCTAGGACGTGATCTCTAGAAGAATGGCAATCCGCTTTCTTTGGTAGTTTCGAGATTGCTTTTTATCAGCTTGCTGACCAATTCTCGTTCTTCATAGGTCATTAGGTGTGCTTCGTTATAACTCACTCCACCGCGCATAAACCAGACCACACGCAGTAGTTCTTCTTTTAGGGCTTTTGCATCCTTATCGTACTGTCTTACAAATTCCTCAATGCCAGAGTTATCTAGTTGCAAAAGCCTTAGACGAAAAAAGTTGAGGCATCGAATGTGATAGGTACTTCTACTGAATCACCCGTAAATCCTCGTTCACGCATTTCGTCGGTCACTGCTACAGTGATGGGTTTCAGTTGGTTCTGATCTCTCAACTTGTCTAGATGGCCCTGTATCTTATTGAAAACTTCCTTGTCTACGTTGTTGATAAATTCAGCGATATGATCGAGATTGGCCGTACTGCCTTGGGCAGTATCAATCTGGTAAACGCTCTTCTGCACAGTGCCCAATGTGACCTGTGTTAGTTTGGTAAAACTTTCTTTGAAGAGCCGCAGTTTGTCATCTTCACCTAGCTCTTCGCTGTTGACTATCTGCATGATCTTCTGAGTTTCAAAGGTCTGTACAGATGATTCACTGAATTCTCTGTAGACCAAGGGCTTGACAAACACAGTCATCTCTGGACTTATTACTACTGCCGGGTCCCAAGAGATCTGGCTGATCAGTTGATCTTTTACAGTTCTTAGATCCAGTTGATAGTCTAGTTCTAGATCATTTTCAAAGGTCACTGGAGTAGTCATGATCTCACCATAGGTAGCTATGCGTATAGCGATCAAGATCACATCTAGGTCCAAGGTACTGCAACCCCAGGCATCGATGACATTGGGCATACAATTCTGTATAACATCTACCACAGCCTGGCCGTTCATCAAGGCATCGGGTACCTTCAACAGCAGTTCATCTTGTGCCGTCATGGAATATACGGGATATTCACCGGTAGTGGATAGTTTGAGGCTACCCGGAGTCCAGTATTCACCACCGCTGGGCAGAGTGATATAGATCTTAGGTTGACGCATATAGGCAGTCAGCGGGTTAGGAGTCTGAATTTGATCCATTGTTTTTCCTCGATAAATAAGTTAAGATAATAATTTTCTACATATATTTATCTACGCAGATAACCCCGGAAAAACAATGGCAGATATTCAAGGCAGGATCGTAGGAACCATAGGAGATAATCCTGTTGATCTTAACACCAATGGCGCTACTGAAGCTACCTTAAAACTACTGCTAACCAGCACACTGTCGGCTAACAAGCAGAGTCTTGAAGAAATTAAAAAGCTGGCCAAACAGCTGGATCTTGATCTAGATAATTTCAAAGAGTTTGATGCAAATCTAGAAAAATCATCTGGCTTTCTAGAAAGAAACTCTGCCCTGTTAGACAGATTCGCTGTAGGTGTAAGATTATTGACTCCTGTGGTCACTTCGGTAGAACGTGCCCTAGATCATCTATCGTCTAATGCCGCGAGAGCCAGCGATCTATTTAAGGACTTTGGTAATTTACCAGTCATCGGTCAGCTGAGCCAAAGATATGGTAGATTGCTGGCCTTCCAAGAAGATAACATGAAGTCTTACCAGCAGTTGACTACTGCTGGAGTAAACTTCGCTGGCAATTTAGGAGACATAAGAAAAGCGGCAGGTGATGCTTATCTAACATTAGATCAGTTTAGTAAACTTTTATCGGAAAACAGAGAGACTCTTGCGATGTTTGGGACAGGTACTAATGACGGTGCTGTTCAATTTTCAAAACTAGCCGGAGCTATGCAACAAAGCAAAGTGGGGGAAAATCTACGGGCCTTGGGATATACTGCCGAGGATCTCGATGCAGGTATGATGACCCTGATAAAAAATCAAGGCATTCGAGCTCGTGGCGAATTGCAGACCAAGGAGCAACAAGATTTACTAATACAGCAGACTGCAGAATATCTAGAAAATCTACAAGGTGTTTCTAGATTGACGGGAGAAAGCAAAGAAGAGCAACAGAAAAAAATAGACGAGGTGGTTCAGGAAAATGCCTTCCAACTCCATATTGCTAAATTAAGAGCACAAGGTCGTGGTACTCAAGCAGATGCCGAAGTTCAAGCGGTTGAAGATGCAAGGGTAGCTGGTGTCGGTGTGATGAAAAATGTACAGGCAGCTTTTTTAGACACAGTTTCAAAAGACAAAGGAGCAGTTGCCCTGTATTCTGTAGCACCCGGTGTAATGAATACAGCCATGGATGCTGTTAAACTGGCAAAACAAGGTCTGTATAGTCAAACACAGAGTTTACAAACACAGACCGACTATGCACTCAATGCCGGCAAGGATCTAGCACAACTGCCGGAAGCCACGCTGTTAGCTATAAATTCTACGCAGGGGTTAGGTCAACACTTAAACGCAGTAGAAACATTGGCGGTAAAAACCTATGGCAAAACAGAAGAAGAAATAAAGAGCATCTTAAAAACTCCAGCAACTGCGGGAACACAGGCCGAACAGATGGCTAAAATACAAAGAGACATGTTTGAAGCGTCTCGTAAACTTAATCAAGCTACTCAGCAATTAGTTAATGATGAAATGGCATTCCTAGCTGATACCATACACAAGTTTGCCGGGACTATAGGAAGTCTTTCGGACAAGGTAAATGCCAGCAATGCAGGCGGAATCAACAGCATGATCAACACAGCATTAGGTATTGTTGGTATAGTCGGTGGCATATCGGGTTTCCTAAATATCAAGAAAGAACTGTCATTGATTAGCAACCTCAGCAAGGCCGGAGGTGTACCCGGCGGCGGCGGTGCCGTAGCAGAGTCCATAGCCAAAAAACCTGGATTCTTAATGACAGCTGAAGAAAAAATAGCAGAAAGATCTGCTAGGATGTCTGCAGAAAAGGCTACAATCAAGGCCACGGCCGCAGAAGGAGAAAGTGTGCTTTCCGGACTAACAAAAACAGCCAGCAAATTAGCCAAACCTCTCGCAGGCATTGGAACAGCACTGACAGTTGGACTAGCGGTGAGCGATTATGCTGATGTAGAAAAAGCCAGAAAACAGGGAAAGATTTCTGCAGAAGAAGCCAAAACCAAAGAAGGCGGAATCATCGGAGGAGCGGGAGGTGCTCTAGGAGGAGCCGCAGCAGGAGCCCTAGCAGGAGCCGCCATTGGTAGCGTGGTGCCTATTTTAGGAACAGCGATAGGAGCAGGAATAGGTGGTATTGTTGGCGGGTTCTTTGGAGAATCTGTAGGAAAAAAAGCAGGCGAAAGCCTAGCCACTACTGATACTATCAAGGCCGCTGCCGAAGAAGAGGCTCGCAAAAAGAAACAAGATGAAGAAAAAATCAAAGAAGCTAAAGTCAAGACTAGTGAAGAAAATCTCCTAGAGGGTGTCAATAGGTTAAATACTACTATGGATAAGATTCTCAATGTAATGAGAGAAACTGCTAATAATACCGAAAATGCGGCCAAAAAACTAGATGGTCGTAGCTGGTGGCAAGGAATATATTAAAATATGGCCTGGAAAAGATACTTCACTCCTGTAGCAACTAATGGACAGATGAGTCCAATCAGCGGAAGCATGGGCGGTGGTGCTCACGCTAGTCGTACTAATTACTCTAGCTACCTACCTGATGTTTATGCAGGTCACCCCAATCGTCTAGAGCGTTACGGGCAGTATGATACCATGGACAGTGACAGTGAAGTCAATGCGGCCTTGGATATCCTAGCTGAATTCTGCACACAGAATAATATGGAGAACGGTACACCGTTCCAGGTCTTCTTCAAAGAACAGGCTACTAATGCTGAAATCACTATCATTAAAAAATATCTACAGCAGTGGACCAAACAGAATAAATTTGACATTCGAATATTCAAGATAGTGCGTAACGCATTCAAATACGGCGATGTGTTCTTTGTACGTGACCCAGAAACACAGAGCTGGATGTATGTAGATCCAGCTAAGGTAGACAAGATCATCGTAAACGAATCAGAAGGTAAAAAACCTGAGCAGTATCACATCAGAGACTTCAATCCTAATCTAGAAACATTGGCCACTACAGCCATAAACCCCAGCAACATGCAGGGCGGCGGCAGTCAGTTCGGTGGCGGATATGGAACAGGACAGGGCGGTGCGGGCGGATCACGGGGCATGGTTGGTAGTTTTCCTACCACAGCCAACTCCAGCAGATTCAGTCAAAATCAAAATCAGTACGCCATAGATGCCCGACATGTAGTACACATCAGCCTATCAGAAGGCCTAGACAACAATTTTCCCTTTGGCAACAGTCTAATGGAAAGCATATTCAAGGTATTCAAACAGAAAGAACTGTTAGAAGACTCTATCATCATCTATCGTGTGCAACGTGCACCGGAACGCAGAGTTTTCTATATAGACACGGGCAATATGCCCTCACACCTAGCTATGAGTTTCGTAGAACGTGTGAAAAATGAAGTCAATCAGCGCCGTATCCCTAGCGTTACCGGCGGTAGCCAATCAGTAGTTGATGCCAGCTACAATCCGCTATCGATCAATGAGGATTACTTCTTCCCTCAGACAGCAGAAGGTAGAGGCAGTAAGGTAGAAATCCTACAGGGTGGACAGAACCTAGGAGAAATAGATGATCTTAAGTATTTTACTAATAAGCTGTTTCGTGCTCTACGTATTCCTAGCAGTTACTTGCCTACTGGCTCAGATGATGGTGGTAGTAATTTCAATGATGGAAGGGTTGGAACTGCCTATATACAAGAACTCAGATTTAACAAATACTGCGAAAGACTACAAAGCCTCATAAATGGCCCGTTCGATTCTGAGTTCAAGCTATACCTACATACTAAAGGTATCAATATTGACTCTAACATATTCGACCTTAAATTCAATCCGCCGCAGAATTTCGCATCATATCGCCAGGCAGAAATGGACACAGCTCGTGTCAACACCTTTGGCACTATGGTAGCTATACCCATGATGAGCAAGCGATTTGCCTTGAAACGATTCTTAGGATTAACCTCAGAAGAAATAGCAGAAAACGAAAAGCTATGGAAAGAAGAAAACATCGACGTTGACAATAAACTGTCAGCCAGTGCTGAACTTAGATCAGTGGGTATAACAGCCAACGGCATGGGAGGAGATCTATCCAGTCTCGGCGGCATGACCTCAGCTCCGCCTCCGGGAGAACCTGGCGCCGAAGCAGGCGGATTACCCGGAAGCATGCCAGAACCTGGCACTACATCACCTACACCTCCACCGGTATAATTGGTAAATACACTACTATGTTATTAAGAGAGTTCCTAAGTTTCGATCGTGAGCACCCAGATCCTGTTGAAGATGATCGCTATCTGAGCCAGCACGACACCAGCATACTGCGTAAAAAAGACCTACGTAAAACACGCCTTACGCTAGAGATGTTGAATAGTCTACGCAAGGCAGGCGATGCTCGTGAAAAAGAAAAAACAGAAGAACTAGGACTGATACGTACTATGTATGCTACTCCTCCAGCAGAAGGACAGCCTCCAGTATAGTATAGATGTCAAGTCTACTCTTAATAGGTGATTCGGGCACACTAGCCTTAAGAAATCTAGCTCCAGAGTTTGTCTATACGAGAGTTTCTACAGCACTAGACTACATAAAACTGGCAGGACAGCCTCATTCATCACTGACTAAATTCTTTAAGTATCACATACCTCATGTCCGATATGCAGTCATAAGTCTGGGCGGATTGGATATAAGGGCACATTGGTGGAAACACATACCCGAAAATACCGTATCTCCGGAAGCCTACATACAGAAACGTGTAGAAGACTTCTATCAGGCCCTGAAAACCACAGCAGATCTATATGGATTAGAAAAGATAGTCGTCTGGGGCACACCGCCCGCAGTACATGATGTTCAATTTGTTCCCCAGTATCCTTATTACGGCAGTGCGATAACCCGGAATATTATGAAACATATATTTTCTCGAGCCTTCATTGACTGTGTAGATCGGGATATCGGTGAGAATCGTATAGGGTATGCGAGTAGATTCTACGAATACATTAGTCCTAACTATCAATCAACACCCAATGTACCGCTAGGCGATGGAGTACACTACAGTCATACGGTCACAGACCTATTATGGGATACCATAAACCCTGTAGTTTTTGGTGATCTCAAGAACTATACGGGCTCCTTGTTTGATTCTATGCGAACAGATCAGTTTGAAATACAGACTGCGACCGTGGATAGAACGATCCTATATAATACCTGGGTACTGGCCGCGCATATCAAAAACCCGCATAGATATACAAGGAAAGTATCCTTATCGGGCGCAGATTACCATCTATTAAACAACACTGATACCAAAGACGCTGTGCCTAGATACACTGAATTATGCCTTGGCATTATGTAGTCAGTTAAAATATCTGCCTAGAAACTAAATATTTTTAACAAAAACTCAAAAAAATGATTTGATTTTTTGAGTAGATCAAACAAAAAGGCTCGTTTTAGGCCTGTTTCGCACAGGTATTGTCACATAACTGTAAATATAATACAGCCTTGCCGCTACCAATTAAGGAGAATTTTACAATGTCAACAAAGTTTGAACAACTACTAGACTATCTAGTTAATGAAGAAATGGACAAAGCCAATGAGCTTTTCCACGATATCGTGGTAGAAAAATCACGAAGCATCTACGAGAACCTTATCGCCGAAGAAGAAATGGCCGATGAAGAAATGGACGAGTCTATGGAAGACGAAGACAAAGAAATGGACGAGTCTATGGAAGAAGAAATGGACGAGTCTGAAGAAGAGCTAGAAGATGCTTATGAAATGGACGAGGAAGATGATGGCTTCCAGGGTGGCGACGAACATGATCCAACTGACGCACTAGGTATGGAAGTTGGTGCAGAGCACGGCGACGAAGAAGGCGACGAAGATTCTGCTATGATGGACATCAAAAATGCTATCGAAGAACTAGAAGCTGCCTTTGCAGAACTAGAGCAAGCACAAGGTTCAGAGCATGGCGACATGGATATGGATTCTGAGTTTGACGACGAAGAAGGCGAAGAAGACAACGAAAATGAAATGATAGGCATGCCAATGGAAAACCGTCGTATCACTCGTGAGTATCGTGAAAAGGTCGGCAACGATTGGGATAAAAACTCACAGAAGACACAGGGTCAATACCTAGGTGCTAATACAGGTGAGCAGTTTCCAGCACCAACAGAAGGTAAAAGCCCTATAAGTTCTGGTTCAGGTAAGCCAACTTCAGGTGCAAATGCTAAAAATCTAGCACAAGGCAGCGAAGAAGGTCAAAAGAACACAGGTACAAGCCCTAACAAAGTAACAAAAGGTATCAATCCAGAAAGCAGTGAGCAGTATACTAAAGGTGTTGAAAAGAACATCGCAGGTAGCTCAACAGCTAAGATGAAAGACGGTGCCGCATTAAACAAACAAGGTAGTGGTTATCCAAGCAACAACAAGGCTCCGAAGCCAGTTGGCAGCGGGACAGGTGAACTAGCAGGTCAGACATCTGTAAGCCATGATAAGCCTTTCTTGAAAAAGCTATAATTAGAGAACCCGGATGCAACTAAGCTACCTACGTGAACACCTAAGTTTCGATCAAGCTGGAGTCATACTCGAGAGTGACGACAAGGATGGAAAGAGCCTTTACCTAAAAGGTATCGCCATCCAAGGTGGGATCCGCAACGCGAATCAACGTGTCTACCCTGTAGACGAAATTGAACGTGCTGTGAAGACACTGAACGACCAGATACAGAATGGTTACTCAGTGCTAGGCGAAGTTGATCATCCAGATGACCTAAAAGTAAACTTGGATCGTGTGTCCCATATGATAACACAGATGTGGATGGAAGGTCCGAACGGTTATGGAAAGATGAAGATCCTTCCAACGCCAATGGGTAACTTAGTTCGTACTATGCTTGAAAGCGGAGTAAAACTTGGCGTAAGTTCTCGTGGTAGTGGCAATGTCAACGACATGAACGGCCATGTATCTGATTTTGAGATAATCACAGTGGACGTAGTTGCTCAACCCAGTGCACCTGGTGCGTATCCTACTCCTGTCTATGAGCATTTAATGAATGCCCGTGGCGGAGCAAGAGCGTTTAAGGTTGCACAAGAAGTAAAAGAAGATCCAAAGGCCCAGAAATACCTGAAAGAAGCAGTACTTCAGGTTATCAAAGGTCTAAAATAAGCCCGAGGAGAAATATATGTTGGACGCATTCAAACAGTTAGTAGAGTCAGGTGTAATGACAGAAGAAACAAAATCTGTTATCGAATCTGCCTTTGCTGAAAAGATTCAAGAGAATCGCGACCAAGTCACAGCTGAACTTCGCGAAGAATTTGCTCAGAAGTATAATCATGATAAACAGATCATGGTTGAGGCAATCGACAAGATGTTAAGCGACAGACTAGCCGCAGAAATCAGTGAACTGCACGAAGACAAAACTGCTCTAGCCGAGGCCAAAGCTCGTTATCACGAAAAGATGACCAGCGATGCCAAGGTACTAGAAGGTTTCGTTGTCAAGCAGTTACAAAAAGAGTTAGCAGAGTTCCAAGGAGATCGTCAAAAAGTCGCCGAGAACTTCGCCAAGCTAGAGGATTTTGTAGTACACAGTCTAGCCAAAGAAATCCGCGAGTTTGCCATTGATAAGCAGGATCTAGCCGAGACGAAAGTCAAGTTAGTCCGTGAAGCCAAGAGCAAGTTCGAAGATATCAAAAATCGCTTTGTAAAGCGTGCAAGCCAAGTCGTAGAAAACACGATCACTACCAAGTTAACATCTGAAATCCGTCAGTTGAAAGAAGATATTGACAGTGCTCGTACTAACGATTTTGGTCGCCGTATCTATGAAGCATTCGCCCAAGAGTATTCAAGTTCTTACCTAAACGAGAAATCTGAGACATCAAAACTGTTGAAGATCATCCAGAAGAAAGATCAAGAATTATCCGAAGCGAAACAGGTTGTAGCAGAAAAAGCACAATTAGTTGAATCCAAAGAACGCGAAATCCGTGTTACTCGAGATTTAATGGAGCGTAAAAATGCTATGGCAGAATTACTAGCACCGTTGGATGCTAGCAAGCGTGAAATCATGAAAGAGCTACTAGAGTCTGTACAGACCCCAAAGCTTTCTAGTGCTTTCGAGAAATACCTACCAGCAGTGATGGAAGGACAACCGACCCGTACAACTAAAGTTGCTCTAACAGAGTCAACAGCAGTAACAGGTAATCGCGAAGCCAAGCCAGAGGTAGGCTTAGACAATATTTTGGATATCCGCAAACTAGCGGGTCTGAAATAATTTATTCAAGGAGACATAAATGTCACAGTTATTAAATGAAAGATGGTCAGAGACCAAAGAAGCTCTGCTTGAAGGCCTACAGGGTAATCGCCGTGCTGCCATGGCAGTATGCTTAGAGAATACTCGTCGTAGCTTGACAGAGAGCGCAACAGCAGGTGCGACATCAGCTGGTAACGTAGCAACACTTAACCGTGTTATTCTTCCAGTGATCCGTCGTGTGATGCCTACAGTTATTGCAAACGAAATCATCGGCGTACAGCCAATGACAGGTCCAGTTGGACAGATCCACACTCTACGTGTACGTTATGCTGATAGTGGCGACAACGTCAACGCAGGTGATGAGGCACTAAGCCCATTCAAGATTGCGGCTGCTTACAGTGGTAACAATACAGATGCTTATCCTAAGGCTAATTCAACAGCGGCCCTAGAAGGCACACCTGGTAAGCGCATGAGCATCCAGATCTTGAAGAGCCCAGTAGAAGCTAAGAGCCGTAAACTAAGCGCACGCTGGACATTCGAGGCTGCACAAGATGCACAGGCACAACAGGGTATTGACATCGAAGCTGAAATCATGGCCGCACTAGCACAGGAAATCACAGCTGAGATCGATCAAGAGATCCTAGCAAGCCTACGTAGCTTGGCTTCAGTAGAAGAAACATATGACCAGTCATTAGTTTCTGGTACAGCAACATTCGTTGGTGACGAGCATGCCGCACTGGCTATCCAGATCAACCGTGTAAGCAACTTAATTGCTCAGCGTACACGTCGTGGTGCTGGTAACTGGGCTGTTGTTAGTAACCAAGCTCTAACAATTCTACAAAGTGCTACTACAAGCGCATTTGCTCGTACAACAGAAGGCACATTTGAAGCTCCTACAAACACTAAGTTTGTTGGTACATTGAATGGCGCTATGAGAATCTATGTTGACGCATACAAGAGTGATACAGATGACAACAACCAAGTCCTCATCGGTTACAAAGGTTCTAGCGAGGCAGATGCTGCCGCGTTCTATTGCCCTTATATTCCGTTAATGAGTTCTGGTGTTGTACTTGATCCGGCTACTTTTGAACCAGTAGTTGGTTTCTTAACTCGCTATGGTTACGTCGAATTGAGCAACACGGCCAGTTCGCTTGGGAATGCCGCAGATTATTTGGGAAAAGTGGGAATAACTTCCGCAAACGTTTCATTCAAGTAATCCAAAGCAATACAGCAACAAACAAAAAGCACCTTCGGGTGCTTTTTTGTTGGCCAGATTATCTATGTAATGCGTCAGACTACGCTAAATAAACATATGAAACATTTTATATATAAGACAACTCACAAGAACGGCAAGTACTATATTGGTAGACACAGCACTGATAATATAGATGACGGATATATAGGTTCTGGAAAATGGCCTAGGTCTATTAAAGATAAATCCTCACTTACTAGAGAAATACTGGAATATGCCGACGATGCAGACTCATTAAAGATTTTAGAGAAAAATTATCTTATCGAACACTATGGTAAGCCCGATTGTATGAACAGAACACCGGATCCTATTGGATTCGATACAGATAATAATCCCATGAAGCGTCCGGAGGTTGCTAAAAAACTCAGCGGTGATAATCATTGGTCTCATAAAGATCCAGAAAAATATAGAGAGAAGTTTTCCGGTGATGCTCATTGGATGAATAAAAATCCAGAAGCAAAGAAACAGTTTGTTGAAAATAATCCCAATCTTGATGGCAGAAATTCTAGATTAGCTACCGCTAGAGGTCGCAACATATTCCAAACCAACAATCCTAGTAAATGGCGCAGTGAGCAAGGTATACATCATTGGCAGAATGGCAACGCACCTAATGCCAACGGTGCCCTCAACAAGAAACTGGTAGCAGAAGGTCGACATAACTTCCAAGGACCTGATCTCAACAACCGCCGTATCGCCGAAGGCACACACAACTTCGTGGGATCAGACAGCAATGCCAAACGACTAGCAGAAGGACGTCACCCTAGCCAGATGAAGAAGACCTGCGAGCACTGTGGTAAAGAATCCAGTATAGGTATGTATAAACGCTGGCACGGAACAAATTGTAAAGGAAAACAATAATGAACTCAAGACAATATGAAAAAATGATGCAAGAAGCACTCTATACGACTCTAACTCAATCTGGCATTGGGCCTGACGACTATGCCAGAGTCAGTTTAAGTGCAGATCGTACTGAATATCTACTTACTATGAAAGACGGATCAATTCGAGTAGTTGCTAGCGGGTTTGAATATTTCCAAGATTAACCGCTAAATAGTCATGTTCGCTCTTAAAGAGAGTTTATGCGGAAACCCGCCGCGTAGGCCTAGAACGCTAACCAAAGGAGAAACAAAATGGGACGTCCATTAAACAAAAAGTATTTCGGTAACTTCAATATCGGAACCAACGGCTATACACCAGCACCGGGTGGCAACACAGGTGGTGATGATGGCATCGGCGGCGAAGGCATCGCCAATATCGCAATTTCAACAGCTGGTAACTATATCAATCGTCTACCAACTATCGCAACATTCGGCGCACCCGCAATTCCCGGTGGTGTGCAGGCTGCGGGAGTTGTTCACTCTCTAGCCCAGAGCGCCAGTCCAGCCGCAGACGGTATCAACTACTGGGTTGGTGACATAATCACTGATGCCAATGGTTCTACTTGGCGAGTAACAGAATTAGAAGTATACACCGCTTCATTAGACCCAGCACACCAAGGTACTGCTTACGGTGGCAACGATACAATTCCCTATGCTAATGGTATCAATATCAATCTAGACGGTGTCAACGGCAGCGGTGTACCAAGTGGTGCCTACAACTTCACAGAAGGTGGCGCAAGTCGTGGTTCATGGACCACAACAGGCGCGCCTCCGGCAGCCACAGGTGCTCAAAGCCCTTCAGGACTAGGCGGACACGGCGCACAGTGGAACCTAGTATGGCGTATCAAAACATTGGTGAAACCTCCAGGTACTCCAGTTGACTATGCCTATGGTACAACATACTTATATGGTGCATCTAACGTAACAACAGGTGGACATGGAACAGGCGCCGCATTGAACGTTGGTTTCTCTCCAGATCACCTGGATGTGACACAGAAGGGTTCGGGCTATATCGGCACTGAAACCATCGTGTTTACATCAACATCGGGTGGTGGTGAAGTAACAGCCTCTGGTACCTTGGTATTAACCACAGATTCGGGTGGTCGTGGTGCAGGTACTAACCTCAACGTTGCTAGCAATCAGGACAATGCCATAATCATCCATGCCAATACCACAGGTGCAGGCACGAAGATCGGTGACATCCAGAAGCAGACAGGTTCACATCGTTACAAGACACGCACAGCTGATGGAGTAGCTGTCTGCAAGTTGGTAGCTAGCGATTCTCCTGCAGTCAAGCAGGCCTATATCACTGCTACAGATCAAAGCGGCGCTCACTATTGGGTAACCAAACTTACTTCTCGCAGAGCTGTAATATGGCCTAAAGGTGATGGTACTCCGCAGTATCCATTGATCAACGGCACAGAGCCACAACGCATTGGTTGGACATTTGGAGATGCAGTTGCTCCAGGTAATCCAAATCATCAGTTGGGTCTGGTTAAGATCGAAAACGCCTAATAGCTATTGGCGTTGTTGAAAAGGATCCTCAGGGGTCCTTTTCTTTTAGGTAAATACTGGTATGACCCCATGGACACCCCCATCATCTATTTTACAATATGCAGAACCCGGAGCTGATTCAGTACATATCGCGTGGCGATCACCCGAATCGTTCCCTACTCGAAGCCAACGAGATCTATCACATATAGCACGCAGTCCCAAACTAGACGACACAGATCGCACCTGGTATCTGCATCTTACAGATTTCCGTTTCGTTGGATTACCCGAAGTGCTCACAGGAATAGCTGTCCGTGTTGCGGCCAATCGTCGAGGTAGGATCACAGACGAAACTCTACAGCTATGTCTAGCTGGAGAACCTATAGGAAAAAATCGTGCAGACATGGACCTCAGTCCGGTCAAGATCTATGGCGGAGAAACTGATCTATGGTCAACACAGCTCGCAGTGGGGGATCTACAAGACCCTACATTTGGAGTCCTGTTGCGTTTCCAGAGCCATCCACATTGGCCTCACAAGGATAGTGCTATACTGGACGTGGTGGAACTGCAAATCTATTAAACCGATAAATACTCTAAAGGATTCAATATGACCCAACGCATTACCGGAACCAAGAATATTACACCCAACGGTGATCAGACCATATCGGCACCCGGCGGTAATATAAATCTGATCACTACGGCCAGTGGTCAAGTAACAGGTAACAGCGTGGCCAATGTTGGGAATCCCAATAATGTCCCCTATGATCCAAATAATATATTTGGAAACACAGCTGAAAGACAGACAGGCGCGGCCTATTTTGCCGGCGGTGTAGGTATTGAGCAAGACCTAAACGTAGGTGGATTTATCTACGGTCGTGTGGCCGTGTCCAACACATCCATGGCTATGACAGTCACAGCTACCAATGTGGATGCCTATTTCTATCCTCTCTTCATAGATAATCTCGGTGCCAATGGTGGTATGATCTATGGAGACAACACTTCGGACTATGCCTCCGGTGGACTGCGCTACGATCCATACACAGGTAAACTCCTGTTGGATCAGATCAGTGTGGCCAGCACAGCTTCATCTACCAGCCCAACCACAGGTGCTTTTACAGTCACAGGTGGAGCAGGTATATTGGGTGATGTATGGATAGGTGGCAATGAGTACGTGGACAACCTCTATACCAAGTTCATACGTAGCCAACAAGGTCCAGTGAGCATACAGCCCGCGTCTGGGCTAACAGAAATAGTAGGCGACATACGTGTGCGTGGTGTTAATCCTATAGGAACAGCACCAGAAGTGACCAACGTCTTATACGTCACAGTAGACGGAGACGATACCAACGATGGTCGTGCGCAGGATGCCAGCCGTGCCTGCCGTACCATAGGCGGTGCTCTAAAATCACCTTATTATCAACCAGGCACACAGATACAGGTATCAGCCGGACACTATTTAGAAAATAATCCTCTACTGTTAAAACCCTATACCAGTGTCAAAGGCAGTGACATACGTACCACATTCATCGAACCCATAAACAAGACACAGGATCTATTCCACTTACAGAGTGGTTGCTATCTAAACTACATGACCTTCCTCAATGGTCGCAGTGGACTATTACCTGGAAACTATGCTCCAGGCTACAACAGAGGAGCCTATGCCACAGCATTTCCTCCACAGTCAGGTGCGGATCGCATAGATCTATTCCACAGCCCCTATGTACAGAATGTTACTAATCAGAGTGGTCCTTGGTTGGTAGACGGAACCATGTTCGTTCCAGACCAGACAGTGCAGGTACCTGCTGCCATAGGAGTAGGAACCTGGGATGTGAACACAACCAGCATAGTGATCTCGGTCACTACCGGAACTGTATCATTAGGACAGAGCATCAACGCCGGACAGCACAATCAAGGTTTCTTCAATGCTCGCACGCTCCTGTTGGCCAACAAGCCATTCCTACAGGCACAGGTTGTGGCCTATGTCAACGCAACTTTTCCTGGATTCGACTATAATCAACAGCTATGCTATAGAGACACAGGCATACTGATAGAAAACATGGCCTATGACATGGCCTTTGGTGGAAATGAAAAAAGCATAGAAAGCGGACGGGCCTACTATCGCGGAGTGACCAGCGTGATAGCTGGACAAGAAGCGCAGACTGTAGCAGCCATCAATTATCTCAGCACACTGAGCCAGAAAATCGTAACTAACTCTGTGTGTACAGTTCTAGCACCTCCTGCCAGCATACCCGCAGCCTCACAGGTTATCAACACTGTGTTAACTGATGGTTCGATCAGCACGGCCAGTGTGCGTAAACTATTTGACATAACCACAGGAATCATACTGCATGGTCCTGATTCTGCTCCTAGTCTCTATAACAGTGCTGGACCAGATTCAGCATTTGTCAGTGCCGAAATACTCATGCAGGCCAATAGAAGCTTCATACAGGAAAATGTGGTCAACTATATCAACTACAATCTCTGTGTGCCTCCAAAAGCTCTGCCCTACAATCAGATCAAGTGCCGTAGAGATACTAGAATCATCATCGACAGCGTGGCCAGCGACCTGTTATTTTCTACCAGTAGTCAGAGTACGTTTGCAGGACTACAGTATTACAGCCAAAACACCTATACAGGTTCTATACCAGCTGAGATAACAGCTACCATAGCTGCCATCTCTTATCTAAAAGATCTCAGCCTGAAGGTAGTACAGAACATCACCACATCCACAGATGCATTGGTAGGCATCTCTAGATATACCAGCGGCGTACAAACCACTGCCAGCAATCATGCTACGTCAGCCGAAGTATCGATCATTGGTACAGAATTTGATCTCATATTGAGCATACTGCGAGGCAACACCGCAGGACTAACAGACATGGTCATACCCAACGGCTCTGCCAGCGACCTTCCGAGTGTGAGAAACACAGTCAATTTACTGTTGGCCAACACAGGATATTTGGCCTTAGAAGTAGTAGCCAGTGTATTATCTGATTTTCCTAGCCTGTCATTTGACGCGTCTAAGTGCGCTCGAGATGTTGGTTACATAGTAGAAAGTGTGGCATTTGATCTACTCTACGGAGGAAATAGACAGGCCATACAGAGCGGTCTCAGCTATTATGCTAACACCAACAATGACACAGTAATTCCCAACGAAATACCGGCCACAGTAGACGCATTTACCTTCATAGGATCAGTGGCTCGTGCTCTGATACAGGGAAATGATTACCAACCTCTACAACGATCAATTAAACCAGTTCTTGGATTACCGGTAGGAGCAGGCGGTGATGCCGACATGGTGGCAAGCTATCTGGGTATAATAACCAACATCATTGGCAATGGTCCCGGAGTAGCTGGACCTTTGAGTCCTATGCCTATCACACCTAGTTCGTCGGCATCTACAGTTAACGCTTGGAATATACTCAAAGCCAATCGAGAGTTTATAGCGGCTGAGGTTATCGCTCATCTAGATCAGACCTATAATCCAGGATCGTTTAATTACGATCAAGACAAGTGCTATCGAGACACAGGACTGATCATAGATGCAGTCAGCCAAGACATACTGCTAGGCGGAAATCAAAAGAGTCTAGAAGCAGGCAACAGTTATTGGAATGCCGGTTACAACTATATAGCAGGTCAGGAATCGACCACTACACAGGCCCTAAACTACGCTAGAGACATAGCTCTGCAGATCATTGCTAACACACCTGTAACACCAGTCACTGGCACAGTGGCCACACAGGTAATAAATCCATTCTTTGATGGCGGCAATGCCTACATGCCTCAAGAAGCTATACAGCGTAATTTCAAGATCATCACAGACATTATCAGCAACGGACCTGAACAGGCACCTCCTCCGTATGCAGGTGGTGGATTATTCAGCCTCACAGGCCTAAATGGCAGTGATGTAAAAATAGCGCCTACCGTCACAGCTATCAACACCAACACAGACGGAACCATAACCGTGGGACTCAGCACGGCCACTGTGGGATTTGGTACCAATGCCACACTGTATTTTGGCAACATTTACGTTTTTCCTCTTCAGGATGGTCAGGTAGAAGATCTCAGCTATCAGTATACAGGATCAAGAAATACATGGAATCAACGCAAGGTAGACAAGTTTGGCAGTATGGGTGGCAGCCTAGTAGATGGCGCTGTGATCTCAGATAGATCACCTATACAGTCATTCGTCTATGACGCTTATACACAGGTCAATCAAGGCGGTTACGGTGTGCATATTACCAATAACGGCTATGCACAGTTGGTTTCTGTGTTTACTATTTTCTGTTCAGTTGGTGTACAGTGCGATAATGGCGGCAAGGCCAGCATCGTAAACAGTAATGCCAACTTTGGAGATCTCTGTCTAGTAGCCAAGGGCTATGGACCTAGAGATTTCAGTGGTACGGTTTTCAATCCCGTCAATCGTGCTTATCCTTTCAATGCGGAACTAGACCCTTATTACCCTAATGGTTATTTTCCGGGGTCCGGTGGGTTGGTAGAAGTATTCGTACCAGACACCAGCAATCGTCCGCACATTGGTCAGGTCATGGAGATCATTCCTCCAGAGACCTATGTTAACAATCAAGGATTTAATGGTTTCTTAAATGCACAGCCCAGCACCAGCACACTGACCACAGGTACTATAGAATTGGTCAATATAGATACCACAGATGTATACATAGGCAACACAGTCTACATCCGAGATCAGTTTGGCAGTGAAAAAGATGCCAACGGAATATATTATATTCCTCCAGGAACCACAGTCAGTGATGTAAATTACAACAGTATCAGTCTCACACAGGCTCTGACCAGCGGTGGTGGCGATCCAACTAACAACACATATTTTACTCTATATTTCTGCGGACATGCCTATTACACAGTACAGACCAGCAGTGTAGCCGTCCAGCCATACGCTCCTGGACAGAATATACTCAGCGCCAATACTAATCCACAGTATCAAGGTCCCAGTATAAATCAGATTTCAGCACACATAGTCAGCATCGAATATTTGAAAACAGCGGTGGATGCTGTGATCGCTAATACTGCACCCGTAGGAGGTTGGTTGACATCGGGTCAGTTTATTAATCTTAATGTAACTGGTGGGTCTGGAGCACAGAGTTTTATCGATCTACGGTTTAATTACATGACCAGCATAATAGGAGCCGCTAATCTAGCAGCCGCACAGTCTGTGGTACCTAGCGGATTGATAACCACATCGGGAACTATACCTAGTGGAGCTGGATCAGCCGTAACTCTAATAAAAGCCAATATAGATTTCTTGGCCAACGAAATCGTCGCCTATGTCAATCAGAACTATGCTAGCATATTGGCAGGAAGCATGTCTGACAGCCAAACTGCTAAATGTGCCCGAGATGTTAAGTTGATACTACAGCAGTTACTCTATGATTTAGAATCGGGTGGTAATTATAATTCTGTCTATAGCGGACTCAGCTATTGGAGCCGTCCTGGAACTTATCATGTGGTAGAACTGGGCGAAGCTGTGACAGACACCAGCCTATTTCCAGATGGTAGCACGGTTAATTTCTATGAGCGCAGTTATATCTCAGCTAGCGGATATGTGTTTGAATATGTAGGCGCTGGCAGTAACTACGGGGCATTACCACAGAGAGGAATAGCAGATCCTATACAGGGTCATGAAACTATCTCGTTAAATAGTGGTAAGGTGTTCTTCACATCAACTGACCAAAACGGTGATTTCCGTATTGGTACTGGTCTGGTTATCAGCCAGGCTACAGGAGTATTGAGTGGAAGGACATTTGTACAGAGTTTATATGCCAACATGACACCGTTCATATTGGCTATCGAATAATAAGGAAAAGATATGGCACAGTTACCATTAAATAAATTTTTAACTAAAACTGCGGTATTGACTACAAATACCACAGCCACAGTTTATACAGCACCGATCGGAACTACGGCCATCGTCTTAATGGCACAGATTTCTAATCTAGCTACAGATACACACTATGTCAGTTTCAGCCACTATAGAAACAGACCTATCCTAGCAGATGCACAGGGCAATGGAGGTCAACCGGGAAATACCTACAGTCCATTAGTGGTAAATTATGCTATCCCAAGTAGCGATGCAGGTACTCCTCTATCTGGCAAATTAGTCGTAGAAGAATTAGATAAGATCGTGGCCTATGCAGATCAAGAACACAATCTACAGTTGGTCATGAGTATTTTACAAACTGCTAATCAATGATAGGATAAAATAATGCCAGGTTTATTAAGCGGGTCGTTACTGAGATCAGGTGGAAGTGGGCAGTTTATCAAACTGAAAGATGCCCAACCACAACTGCCGCCCACACCTACAACCAGTACAGGTTATACAGTTGTAACAGACGGTAATCTAGTCACTACCTATAGAAGCAGTCTAGGTAATCTAGAAATGAATTCTGGTACCATATATTCCTCCACACCTGATCAGTCTATCAAATTGCTAGGTACAGGTACAGGCACGGTATTAGTCTTAGGCGGCGCACTCAGCACCAGCACAAATACAGGAGCTCTACAGGTTATAGGCGGTATCGCTACCACGCAGGATATTTTTGTCAATGGGCTAACCATCGGACAAGGATACCAGGGCATCAACAATCTAGTGATTCGTGGAGTGGCACACGGTATCCCCGATGATGCTAATACAGGTCAAGAAAGTATCGCCATAGGATACAGCGTATTAGGTGGAATTGGATCATCTAACAATTCCATAGGTATAGGATATCTGGCACTTAATTCTGGAACACTTCTAACCAACGAAATAGCCATAGGGCAAGGTGCACTAGAGAATCTAGGCAATCTAAATACTTGGCCTGTGGGAAATATCATTGATATATCTAGGGCATCTCCTGCTGTGGTCACGGTGGCTAATCATGGTCTCAGCACAGGAACTGTGATAAACATATTGGGACTAACACAAGGACCAGTGAGCCTAAACAATACAGATTTTTGGATAAACAGGCTAGGTCCAAATACTTTTTCTATTTTTTCAGATAATATATTAGGTACTCCTGTTGACTCAAGAAGTCTGCCTATATACGTAAACAGCGGAACAGTGGGACGAGTACTGTACTACGATGAAAACACTGCCTTTGGATCGTTTGCAGGACAGAATCTATTGGATGGTCGTCAGAATCTCCTGTTAGGACCACGTGCTGGACAGTATCTAACCACAGGTAGCTATAATGTCTTAATAGGACATGATGCAGCCTATAACCTTCTAAACGGTAGCGGCAACATCATCATCAATGGTGATTATTATCAAAACGGCCTAGACAATCAGACCAGTATAGGTGCCAGTTACTACTATGACGGTATCAATCATATCACGCTCAATGGCAACGCCACAGTGGGACTGGGCCTACAGAGTTATGGAACTAACACAGGTGCGTTAGTGGTCAACGGTGGTCAGGGTATCAGCAAAGACCTCTGGGTGGGAGGAGTCATCCATGGCAATATCTCTGGAGATAGCCTATTAAGTTCACTTTCTGGCATCAGCGTTTTATCCAGCACAGCCACACAGGCAGACAACATCTTGGTGCACGATACCACATCTACCATGACCTACTATGCGGCATTGGTAGAAACCAAAGGCGGAACATACAGTCCTGTAGATGCAGACGTAGGAGTCTATTACAGTGCTACTAACACAAGTTTTACAGCTCCAATATTTAGGACCATAGGCGGCGTAGCTAGTACCAGTACAACCACAGGCGATGTTATTGTACGGGGAGGTGTAGGAGTTGCAGGCAGTGTTTATAGTGCCGATGGTAATCCTACACTAAATGGTCTCCTATATACTCCTAGAGTCTTAGTAGGCGACTACACAGTATTAAACGGAATCACTCCAAATCCTGGAGATTTCTGGATAGATATTCTTAGTCAAGCAGAATATCAATATATCAACGACGGTGGTCAGAGTTACTGGCTGCAGATAGCTATTTTATAGAGAGAACGACATGGCACTAGGATTTCCAACTAACCCCTACGTAGGCGAAACATATTCATTTGGTACTAAAATCTATATATGGAATGGTCACGGTTGGGCTATCAGCCAAGGAAACAGCGGAACCACAGTGGGCAATTTTACAGCTACACAGGCCGCTTCTATCACCACTACTACCAACAGTACCAGCACCAATTCTGGTGCATTGACCGTGACAGGCGGAGTAGGTGTTGGCGGAAATACTAACATTGGTGGCAGCCTGAATGTAGGCAGTTCTACAGCCACAGTAGGAGGTGCACAGATCATCACTACAGGCACTATTGGTCAGATCATACAGGCCGGTACAGATACCGCTATCATCACTGGTACCAACAGTGTAATCGTATCAAATACTTCAACACTACAGTCTATCACTGGTCGTGGGGGCAGTACCACCAATCCTATCAGTTTCCTAAATACCAGTACCAGTTCTGTAACAGTCGCAGGAGGATTCGTTGCACAGGGTGGTATCAGCCTAACCAATACAGCCTCTAGCACTTCGACTACTACAGGAGCATTAGTAGTCTCAGGCGGAGTTGGCATAAGCGGAGATACCAATATTGGTGGAACCGTAACAGCACAGCAGTTAAAAATCGCTGACGCTATACTAGATTCTACGTTGGTTTTGGTAAATACAACAGCAACAACTGTTATCGATACGTACCTGATTACACAGTACAGAAGTTCTAAATATCTGGTACAGATCGAAGAAGTTGGAATAGGAGCATTAGCAAAATTCCAGGTTATCGAAATTCTATTATTATTAGATAATTCCGGAACAGTATACGCTACAGAATATGGAACGCTGACATCTAACGGCATAATGGGAGATTTTTCAGCAGGACTGGACATCGTAGATAATACTGTAAAATTGTATTTTACTCCATACGAAGCGACTAACAAAGAAATAGTGGTGTTGAGAACAGCACTAGCGATGTAATATAGCAGTAGCAGTAAAAAACACTAACAGGTAACTTGGAGAATACAACGTGGCACTAACATCGATAACACAGGATTTCGTAGTAGCATCTGGACTGGTCGTACAAGGTACGAACCTTGCAACTACTAGTTCATCAGCCGCAGGGACGCTGAGCGTTCGTGGCGGAGCGGCATTTGCACAAAACGTTGTTATTGGCAGTACTGCTAGCATTTGGGGTCCAGGCATATTACACAGTACGTTATTTGTACAAGGTAATACTGGTATCCAAGGTGCATTAAATTCAACAGGTACTTTCAGTGTTAACAACAACCTATTCACAGTAAACGGCGCTACCGGCAATCTATATTCTCAAGGTAATGCCGGAATACAGGGCACTCTTAATTCAACCGGTACCCTAAGTGTCAACAACAATCTATTCACTGTAGATGGTGCTACGGGTAATATATATTCTCAAGGTAATGCCGGAATACAGGGCACTCTTAATTCAACCGGTACCCTAAGTGTCAACAACAATCTATTCACTGTAGATGGTGCTACTGGTAATGTATATTCTGCAGGTAATGCTGGTATACAAGGAACACTCCACTCAACTGGCACATTAAGCGTTAACAACAACTTATTCACAGTAGATGGTGCTACTGGTAATGTAGCGACACAGGGTACTTTAGCAGTCGTAGGTGCAAGCACACTGACTGGAGCTCTATATGTTGGCGCAGGAACTACTCTAAATTCAACACTGAATGTAGCAGGTGTAACAACTCTAACAGATACAACAGCGGCTGATTCCTTATCAGGAGCGGCTTCATTAAAACTATCGGGCGGCGAGTACATCAGCAAGAATTTAGTTGTGATGGGAGCAGGATCCAGCACAGGTACTTTGACCGCAAACGCATTATATGTAGCAGGCGGCGTTGGTATTAATAACGGCCTACGGGTACAGGGAACAGCAGTATTCCAAAATGATGTATTCTTCAATGGTCAGACTACTTATGTTTATAGTACAAACACAGTATATACAGACAACCTAATCGAGCTACACTCTACTAGTACTGGTGTTAGTGGGGTCTGGACATTTGATGACCAGAAAGACATAGGACTACGCTTCCATTATTATCAAAATGGTATAGGTGACCTCAACGCCGCATTCGTATTAGCGGCCGATACCCACGAGTTTGAATTTTATAGAAACGGTACAGAGACCAATGGTTCGTTTGTAAGTCATGATTATGCCGGCATCAAGGCAGCTTCATTAAATCTAGTAGGTGGCACAAGTGCTAGTAATACAGGCAGTGGTGATTTAGTTGTCGCAGGCGGAGTAGGCATCGCTGGAGAACTATGGGTTGGAAATACCATCCACGGTACTGTTACACAGGCCAACAATCTAAATGGTGGCGCACAAGGTTACATTCCAATCCAGTCAGCTAATGGTGTAACAGCATTTATTCCAGCTGGAACTGCTGACAGTCAGGTGTTAACATGGTCGGGTACAACAGCTACTTGGGTTTCAGCAGGTTCTCAGTCAGTTAATTTTGCTAACTATTCAGGTACAGCTACTAACATAGCAGGCGGAGTACGGTATGATATTCCTTATCAATCTGCTACCAGCACAACAACATTCAGTTCAAATTTACAGTTTGACGGAACTACCCTAACAGTCACTGGTATCAAAGATACAGCATTAACAACAAATGGCGGTGTAGTTTACAATTCAGACGGTATGGGCACCCTAGCTGATAGCTCAGGATTGACCTATGATGGTTCAGGCACGCTAACAGTTGGAACTGAACTTAATATCAGTGGTAGTGGCGGTAGTATCACTATGACCGGCGGTGATATCACCGGTGCCAACAACATCACAGGCAGCGGAACAGTACAAGGTGGATATGTCGATCCTACTAATTTAACAAGTGGTCGTGTTACATTTCACAACGGATCTTGGCTAGTAGATGACGCTAATCTACTATATGATTCTGGTACAGGCACGCTGTCAGTTGGTGCAACCGACGGCAATGGCAGTCTATATGTTGGTTACAATATTACAGTTGATACCAGCGGTTCAGTTACATTAAACTATGCCACGCAAAATGCTATCGCCTATATCGATGGTAGCAACAATCTAGTAAGCAACTCAAATTTAGCCTATGATGGTACTAATGTAACACTAGGCGGCAGTGGTTATGTCAGTGCACCAGTATTCGAAGCTACATCAACAGCACCTACACTAACAACTTCTACAGGCGGTGCTGTATCTGTTGCTGGCGGTGTTGGGATTGCCAAAGATCTATATGTTGGAACTACTGGTACAGTTGCTGGCAATTTAACAGTACAGAGCGATCTATATGTTGACGGTACACTGTATGTCAAAGGTACGAGCCTAACAGGCATCGATAAAATTACTGGATCAACTGGTACATTCGTTGACATAGTATCAACTGGTACAGCCTATCTAGCTACAGTAACAGCTACTAATACACTATATGTTGGATCAACTGCCACATTTAACAGTGATGTTTATGTAGATGGTACACTGTATGTACAAGGTCATAGCCTAACTGGTGTAGATAAGATCACTGGAAGTACTGGTACATTCCAAGATATCGTATCAACCGGTACAGCCTATCTGGCTACAGTAACAGCTACTAACACACTGTATGTTGGTGCTACATCAAAATTTAATCAGACTGCTACATTCAACAGTGATGTATTCGTCGATGGTACATTGTATGTACAAGGTAATAGTCTAACTGGTGTTGATAAGATAACTGGAAGCACTGGTACTTTCTTAGACATCGTATCAACAGGTACAGCCTATTTACAAAATGTATCTATAAATGGTACTACTACTGCAACAGGTCACATCTATGTTACTAACACAGATGATGGTACATTCCCAGGCAAATCAGTACAAGATGCTAGCATTGGAACACAAGGAAGCATCAGTGCTGCCAAGAACATCAAAGCTGGCGGAGTTATTAGTGCTGGTGATTTTGGTGGAACTGGTAGCTATGACAGTGCTATCAGTAATCTAAACGGCAATAGTCCTGGCACTGGTGATTCTGGTTCGATAGATGGTTTCTACTTACTCAATAACATGCAGGCTGCTAGAACCGTCAAGGTCGCTAGCCAAGCATCTGCGGTCGTTATAGATACTTGGGATAAAACACTCTATACCAGCGCCAAATATCTAGTACAAATATATACCAGCGGTGGTATACATATCGAAGAAATCATGTTGGTACAAGATCAGACTAATATCTATATCAGCGAATATGGTATAATCTACACTACAGGATCTGCACTAGGTACATTTGATAGTGACTTTAGTGGAAGTAATATAGAATTGAAATTCACTCCGGCTGCTTCTCTAACAGGAACCATCCAGATAGTACGCCAAAGCATATTAACATCAGCCGAAAGCTACTGTTAATACAACTAGATGATAAACAGGGCCTTCGGGCCCTGTTTTCTTTTATATATTACAGTTCTGCTAAATAGTACTAACATCGTTAAGTGGAAAGGGAAGCTGGCGAGAATGTCGTTAAATTCAGTTGACTTTTTAGTCAAAAATGGCCTCGTGGTTTCTACCACGGCTACAATACTATCAACTAGCAACGCTTCTTCTACCACGACCGGCGCCTTGACTGTAGCAGGTGGTGCAGGCATTGGCAAAGATCTATATGTTGGTGGCAATCTTAGCTTGTCCGGAATTAAAATTGGAGCATCTGAGGCATTTCCTGTAGAAATCAACTATGATGCGATATCTACCGGCAGTATTACCTTTGCAGACGGATCTGTACAGTCTACTCGAGCTCCGGTTGCTTGGACCAATTCTAGATTTGTAGCGGTAGCTAACTATCTTAATATAGACCCAGGAATAGTATTCGCTCCCACAGTACAAGGCGGATATGTAGAAACAGGAGACACTTATTTTGACGATGGTAGTTTTGGTGGTACTCCAAACCACATTTATATGATGCTTGATCAAGGAAATGGACTAGTGCAATTTTTTGATATAACCCCGGTAAGCCTAGGATAAACCATGGCAATTTATTATTATCCTCACCCTAGTTCGACCCCTAGTACCACCTTAAAACAATACAGTACCAGCACTGGTGATATCGTAGTCAGCAGTGTCAGCGGGTTAACCAAACTTACTAAAACACTAAGTTTGGTATGGAGTAACTATGCCCCGTCTGCATCAGATCACGGTTTAACTAATCCCTACATTCCAGGCACCAGCACACAACCGCCGACTGTTCCTGGACTAACTACTACGGTACTAGTGCCTAGCCAGACAGTTACACAGGGGCAGGCCGCGAATTTTACTCCTGTCAGCATCTATGGTGGATCAGCAGTAGCTACCAGCTATAATACATCTGGAACATTCGTTGGTTATAACGTAACTATAAGTCCTAGCCTGCCGGCAGGATTGAGTTTTACATCAACATTTACCACACTAAAACAATTAAACTCAGTAGATAGCAACTACTATCTATATAACTCTGCTAACATAGTAGTCAGTGGAACTACCTCGGCCGCAAGTCCTTCACAGGCTTATACAGTGAGTTTCACTGATGCCAGCGGATTAACTGCTAATGCTAGCTTTAGTCTAGCGGTATTGAGCAATCAGAGTCCTTTGACTCTGACCAATTTACTCACTACCAATCAGGTATTAACACAAGGAGTATCAATCGGTGACCTAGCCACAGTGAGCTCGGCTGGCGGTAGTGGTAGCATAACCTACAGCATCAGCCCATCATTGCCTACTAGTCTAGCATTTAGCACTAGCACAGGACACATCAGCGGAACCCCTACAGTAAGTGCTAGCCTGACAGCCTATACTGTAACAGCACAGGATCAGAGCAGTCCCGTACAGACAGCCACAGCATCATTTAATCTATTAGTACAGGCCAATGTACCTACAGCAACGCTGGCTATTCCCAATAAGACATTAACGCAAGGTGTTAGTTTTACTTCATTTATACCGGTAACAGGAGCAGGAGGTACAGCACCTTTACGCTATACGATAACGCCTAGTTTACCTAGTGGACTGACATTTACCACTAGTACTGGAGCCATTAGCGGAGTGCCTTCTAGTTCATTAGCGGCTACTAATTTTACCATCGCTGTAGTTGACAGTCTAAATCAGTCAGCCAGCCAGACATTTAATCTAACGATCAACAATCTTACTCCGTTGACCGCTATACAAACACAGCCTAGTTATAATCTCTATAGGGCCACAGCGGTAACAGCATTTACTCCTGTACGAGCCAATGGCGGATACGGAACGATCAGCTACGCTATCAATCCTAGCCTTCCCGCTGGATTAAGCTACAGCTCCAGCAATGGTTCAGTAACCGGCACACCTACCACTACCAGCTCTACAGCTACCTATACAGTAAGTCTAGCTGATCAAGGAGGTCAAACAGCCACCGGAACCTTTGCTCTAAGCGTCAGCAGTGTTCCGATCTCAGTAGCTACACAGGTTCCTAGCACACTGCTATATCGCAATGTTACATTCAGCACATTCATTCCAGTAACAGCCAGTGGTGGTTATACTCCTTATGCCTATACTGTAACTCCTAGTTTACCATCTGGATTGGCATTCAGTACCAGCAGCGGTTATATATCGGGTGTCGCTACAACCAGCAGTCCTGCTACTAGCTATGTAGTAGCTGTTACAGATTCTGCTAGTCAAGTAGGAACTAGTTCTTTTAGCCTTACTGTACTGAATCCTACAGCTATTAGCCTTACTAAGTCAGTTAGCAATCTAACACTGACACAGGGTGTAGCAGCCACACCATTTACACCTGTATCTGCTACAGGCGGATATGGTACACTAACTTATAGTATAGCTCCTACACTGCCTGCGGGATTGACATTTGATACTACTTCTGGACAGATCAGTGGAACTCCTACTGCCTATCTAGTCAATGCTACTACATTTACCATCACGGTAAATGATCAAGCAGGCCAAACTGCCAGCAACAGTTTTAATCTTACAGTACTAACACCGGCATTTTCAGTTTCAGTAGCTGTGCCTTCAACCAACATGACTCGCGGAGTCAGTGCTACTGGCTTCCAACCAGTCACAGCCGCCGGAGGAGCGACACCTTACAACTACAGTGTTTACCCTGCACTGGCCACAGGATTAGTATTCAATACAGCCACAGGATTTGTGTCTGGCACACCAACAGTGGCCAACACATCTAATTACGCAGTCACCATCACTGATACAGTTGGTCATGCAGGCACAGGAACGTTCTCGATCAGCATTGCTAATCCTACAGCACTGACACTGACTACAGTAGTGACTGCTACCACATTGACTAGATCGGTGGCTGTAACACCGTTTACACCTGTACAGGCTTCTGGCGGATACGGCAGTATTACCTTAAGCGTCAATCCTAGTTTATCCGCTGGATTGGCTTTTTCATCTCAAGGACAGATAACAGGAACACCAACACAGGCCAGTTCACAGACAGCATATCAAGTAGTTGGAGTAGACAGCATTGGACAGATCAGTTCTAGTTCATTTTATCTAACAGTTTCTAGTCCGGCACTGACATCGACTAGCGTAATCAGTGTGGCTACACTGACAGAATATGTAGCAGTAACACCGTTTACTCCAGTTACCTATGTAGGTGGAACAGCACCGGTAGTTTATTCTATAACACCAGGTTTGGTCACAGGACTCAGTCTAAATTCTAGCACAGGTGTTATATCTGGAACTCCAACAGCCACAGTAGGACCAACAGCCTACACTATTACTATCACTGATGCTGTCAGTTCTACAACTAGCCAGACACTGAATCTACAGGTCATACCACCGGCTGCATTGGTAGCTACTACTGTTAACGGATCAATCACTGCGTATGCTGGACTATATCTTTCACCTGTGGCTCCAGTCACAGGATCAGGCGGCTACGGCGCTTACAGTTACAGTGTACTGCCTGGATTGCCTTCAGGACTGATATTAAATTCAACTAATGGACAAATCAACGGAGCACCTAGTACTACTAGTACCACTGCTACCTATACTATAACCATAACTGATCCTATCAGTCAGACTACCAGCAGTAATTTTAGCCTAGCGGTAGCACCACAGGCGGTAGTAGCCACAGTCTCAGTTCCTTCGACTACACTGGTAGTATATCAATTAGCCAATCCTTTTACACCAGTCACAGGATCGGGAGGATATGGCAGTCTAAGCTATAGCCTAAGCACCAGTTTACCTGCAGGGTTGAGTTTCAATTCAGGTACAGGACAGATCACAGGTACTCCTACTGCGACCAGCGGAACTAGTTCTTATATAGTAACTATCACAGACGGCATAAATCAATCGTCGACTGGTTCGTTTAACCTCAGCGTATTCCAAACTGCGCCTTCCGCACTCAGCGTAACTGTTGGCAATCAGAACGTCAGTCTACCACAAAATCAAGCGGCTAATTTTAGTCCTGTACAGGTACTAGGCGGAGTCAGTCCATACAGCTACTCTATCACTCCTGCACTGCCTGCGGGATTGAGTCTAAATTCCAGCACAGGTGTTGTCAGTGGTACACCGTCTGTGGTCAGTTCAGCTACTTCTTTTAATATTACAGTAACCGACAGCCAACCACAGAGTGTTACTAAATCTTTCAGTATCGCTGTAACCGCAGGTGGAACCAGTGCTACTGGTAATCAAACACAGATCAACAACAATGCTGGCAGTACCAGCACTACTACAGGTGCTCTGATAGTATCGGGTGGTGTAGGTATTGGCGGCAACCTAAATGTGGGCGGATCGCTGATCATCAGTGGATCTTCGACCAGCACTAATCTAGACATTACATCTACAGAAAATAGTACCAGTACTACTACAGGTGCCCTGATCGTGGCCGGTGGTGTTGGTATTGGAAAAAATCTAGTCGTAGGTGGTGATCTAACTGTACTAGGCTCACTAGCGATCACTACCAGCAGTATCAGCAGTTATGCGGCTACTAGTGTATCGGGCGGAGTTGACATCAGTGTCAATACTACTACAGGCGCTGTGATAGTCAACAATACCAGCACATTACAGACTGTTACAGCCCGTGGACATACTACAACCAACGCTATCAATATCACCAATGCCACCGGTTCAGCCGGTACAAATAGCGGTGCGTTGACCGTAGCAGGTGGAGTTGGCATCGGCGAAGATCTATATGTAGGTGGTGTAATCTATGGCACCATCGGTGGTGCTAATGTTTCCAGCACAGTTAATTCAGCTACCAATGCACAGAATATCACCATCAACAATTCCATACCTGCCCAGACCTATTATGTAACACTAGCAGAACAGAAGGACGGCAATTACTCAGCACTAGACGCAGATAGCAATCTAACTTACGACAGCAGTCTACAGGTATTGACCGTAGGCGGAGTCGCAATTACCAATCAGACCAGCAGTACCAATACCTATACCGGAGCACTCACAGTGGCAGGTGGAGTTGGCATCGGTGGAGATTTGTTCGTCGGTGGTGAACTGTTTGTCAACAAGGCCAATATCATCACTACTTCTAGTGGTGTTTCATTTATACAGGCTAGTTTACAAGCAGGCCCTGGTATCAGTCTAACCACTGCCACAGACTATACTCGTATCAATAATACCGGTGTGCTCTACATCAGTGCTGGTACAGATATTTCAGTCAATACCAACACTGGTAATGTTACTATCAGCGATGTCAGCACACTACAGAGTGTGACATCTAGAGGCAGTTCAACTAATCAGTTGATTACTATAACAAATGGCACGAATTCAATAAACTCCACCACAGGTGCTCTACAGGTAACCGGCGGTGTTGGCATAGGCGGCAACTTGAATGTTGGTGGCGCTATGCAGGTCTGGGGCCCAGTGACATTCAGCAGTCCTGTAACATTCAGCGGTACAGCTACCTACTCATTAAGTTCCAATACCTATTACACAGACAACATCCTAGAAGTACACGTTCCTCCTGGTGGTGTATACGGTTCTTGGCCTTCTGATGATGGCAAAGATGTAGGACTGCGTTTCCACTACTACAATAGAACACTGGGTTCTGACAGCAACGCGGCATTGGTATTAGCTGATGACAGCCAATATCTAGAATGGTATAATACCGGCGCAGAAAGCTCAACAGGCACATTCTATGGAGCAGGCTACGGCACATTCAAAACTGGTAACATCATATTAGCCAGCACAGCATCTAGCTCAGATGTCAACTCCGGAGCATTGACAGTAGCTGGTGGTGTTGGAGTAGGTGGCGCAGTATATATCAACACAACATCATATATAGCTGGCGCCATAATCGTTACAACAGCTACTATAGCTCAATGGGCCTATCTGGGTCCTCAAGGATATACTGGTAGTATTGGATTTACCGGCAGTCGGGGCTATACAGGTAGTCAAGGCTACACCGGTAGTCTAGGCTATACCGGTAGTATTGGATTTACTGGTAGCCAGGGCTATTCAGGAAGTCAGGGCTATACTGGTAGTATTGGATTTACTGGTAGCCAAGGCTATGATGGTAGTCAGGGATACACAGGTAGTCAAGGATACACCGGCAGCCAAGGGGTCATAGGTTATATAGGTAGTCAAGGTGTTATCGGTTACGATGGTAGCCAAGGATACACAGGCAGCACCGGATATACTGGTAGTCAAGGATACACAGGCAGCCTCGGTTATACAGGCAGCACTGGATACACAGGTAGTATCGGATATGTAGGTTCAACAGGATATACAGGTAGTGAGGGATATACTGGTAGCCAAGGATATACTGGTAGTATCGGGTTCACTGGATCAACTGGTTATACTGGTAGCCAAGGTGATATTGGTTATACTGGTTCACAAGGCGACATTGGTTATACCGGATCACAAGGCGATATTGGATATACAGGTAGTCAAGGATATTATGGAAGCCAAGGCTATACAGGTAGTCTAGGTTATACAGGATCAACTGGTTATACAGGTAGCCAGGGCTATGCGGGCAGTCAAGGATACACAGGTAGTCAAGGTTATACAGGATCACAAGGCTATACCGGTAGTTTAGGCTATGTAGGAAGCCAAGGCTACGATGGCAGCCAAGGCTATACCGGTAGTCGAGGCTATACAGGTAGTATTGGATTTACTGGTAGTCAAGGCTACACAGGTAGTCTGGGATACACAGGAAGCCAAGGTTATATAGGTAGTCAAGGTGACATTGGTTATACCGGATCACAAGGCGACACAGGATACGTAGGTAGTCAGGGCTATGTAGGTAGCCAAGGCTACGATGGCTCACAGGGCTACACAGGTAGTACAGGTTATACAGGTAGCCAAGGCTATACAGGAAGCCTCGGTTATACAGGTAGTCAAGGTTACGCAGGAAGTCAAGGGTATACAGGTAGCCAGGGCTACGCAGGTAGTCAGGGTTACACAGGCAGTACGGGATTCACAGGTAGCCTAGGTTACACTGGATCATTAGGCTATGTGGGTAGTCAAGGCTACACAGGCAGTTTAGGTTATACAGGAAGCCAAGGTTATACAGGCAGTACAGGATTCACAGGTAGTCTAGGTTACACTGGATCATTAGGATACACAGGAAGCGAAGGTTATACAGGTAGCCAAGGTTACACCGGATCACAGGGATACACAGGTAGCCAAGGATATGATGGATCACAGGGCTATACTGGGAGTATTGGCTATACTGGTAGTACTGGTAGTTTTACAGGTACTACAGATCTACAGATCATCACAACTAATCCTACGCAATCTACAGGTACAAATTCAGGAGCCCTACAGGTCACAGGTGGTGCAGGCATAGGCGGAGATCTCTATGTTGGTGGTAAAATTGTCGCCCAAGAATTAGACATACAGTACACTACCGTAACTACAACTTTAATAACAACTCCAGATGTATTCACGATCACTAACACCACGACCAGCATATCTACAGGTACAGGCGCATTGGTAGTCGCTGGCGGTGTTGGCATCGGTAGCAACCTCTGGGTCCAGGGCGCTATCTATCTCAATGGAAACAGCATCGGCTACGGTTACACAGGTAGCTTAGGCTATACCGGTAGCATCGGATACACAGGATCAACTGGTTATATAGGTAGCCAAGGATATACAGGTAGTCTGGGCTATATAGGTAGTACTGGATTTACAGGTAGCGTTGGTTACACAGGCAGCATTGGTTACACTGGATCAGGTGGTTATACAGGATCAGGTGGTTATACTGGTAGCCAGGGATATGGCGGAAGTCAAGGTTACGCAGGTAGCCAAGGTGATATCGGTTATACTGGATCACAAGGTGACCTCGGATATACGGGTAGTCAAGGTTATGCGGGCAGTCAAGGATATACTGGTTCACAGGGCTATGCAGGTAGCCAAGGATACAATGGTTCACAGGGATATACCGGCAGTCTGGGCTATGCAGGTAGTCAAGGATACGCAGGTAGCCAGGGTTATACAGGTAGTACCGGCTATACCGGCAGCACTGGTTATAATGGATCACAGGGATATACCGGTAGTGTGGGACTTACAGGTAGTACCGGTAATCAAGGGCCATTAGGTTATACAGGTAGTACTGGCTATACCGGCAGTACTGGTTATATAGGTAGTACCGGATACACAGGTAGCCAAGGGTATGATGGAAGTCAAGGCTACACTGGTAGTCAAGGTTATACAGGATCAACTGGATATTGGGGTAGTATAGGTTACACCGGTAGTCAAGGTTACTATGGTAGTATTGGTTATGTAGGTAGCCAGGGTTATTCAGGATCACAGGGATATACCGGTAGTGTGGGACTTACAGGTAGTACCGGTAATCAAGGGCCATTAGGTTATACAGGTAGTACTGGTTATTGGGGAAGTGTTGGTTACACTGGTAGTGTTGGCTACGTTGGAAGTCAAGGCTCATTTACTGGAACTACAGCTTTCCAAATCATTACTACAAATACAAGTTCTAGTACCAGCACAACTACAGGTGCGCTGATCGTCACTGGCGGTGCTGGTATAGGCAAAGATCTATGGGTTGGTGGTAATATTAATGTCGCTGGTTCAATTAATTTAACAGCCAGTTCAAGTTTTACTGATTTTACTGCTACCACAGGTACATTCCAGACTGTTATAATAACTAGCTCTACCAATACCACTTCGACCACAACTGGCGCATTAACAGTAGCAGGCGGTATTGGAGTAGGTGGTGGCATCTTTGCAGGCGGTGTAATAACTGCTACAAGCCTATCAGTATCAGGAGCAGGCGGAGATATCACTGGTGTTGTTAACATTATTGGTATTGGTACATTTACAGCTGGATCGTTTACTGCTACATCTGTAACACCGTCGACATCAACTACAACAGGCGCATTAGTAGTAGCAGGCGGGGTAGGTGTTGGTGGTGCTATGTATATCAACACTACATCTTATATTGCCGGTGCACAGATTGTTACTACCGCTACATTATCTGCTCTTGGGGGCATTGGTTACACAGGTAGTATTGGTTATACTGGCAGCGCGGGATATACCGGCAGCGCGGGATATACCGGCAGCACTGGTTACACAGGTAGCGTTGGGTATACAGGTTCTACAGGTACGCAAGGTGTTATAGGGTATACAGGATCAATTGGTTATGTAGGATCTCAAGGTGCATCGGGTTCATTTACTGGTACTACAACTAGCACAGTATTCATTAATAATACCACAAGCTCAACATCAACTACAACGGGTGCTTTGGTTGTAGCAGGAGGAGTCGGTATTGGTGGCGCAGTATATATCAACACAACATCTTATATCGCTGGGGCACAGATCGTAACCACTGCTACCATAGCTAACTTTGCGGTCACATCAGCTACTTTCTCTCAATATTCAACTACAGCTACTAGTGTCTTAATATCAACTTCTAGCTCAGCTACTAACTATTTCTTGACATTTGTGTCAACAACCACTGGTACACTGAGCATAATCAATGATGCGGGTACCAATTTAGTTTACAATCCAGGTGTCGGCGTATTCAGCATCAATAATACCACAAGCTCAACTTCAACTACTACAGGTGCATTGACTGTAGCAGGTGGCGTTGGTGTAGGTGGTAGTGTCTATATCGGCAATACATCATATATCAACGGTGCACAGATAATCACCACGGCCACCATAGGCAACTATGCTGCCGCGGGTGGATCAGCTTCTATAACGATTAGTGATACAGCTCCAAGTAACCCAACCAACGGTGCTCTATGGTGGGACAGCCAGGTTGGTACATTGGCGATTTATTACACAGGAACCTGGGTAGATGCTGTAACACAGAACATATTCAATGGTGGTACGATAACTGCTCCATTGATAGTATCTAATACTACTAGTTCTATATCTACCAATACAGGCGCGGTACAGATCGCCGGCGGTCTCGGAGTAGCAGGTAATATCTATGCCGGCGGCCAGATCTATGCTGGTGGTATACAGGTTGATGTAGGATCTACATTTACCAATTTAACTATCAGTGGAACAGCGACCAGTACCTCAACAACTACTGGTGCACTGACTGTAGCAGGCGGTGTTGGAATAGGTGGTAATTTAGTAGTTGGCGGAACTATAACCGCTAATCAGTTAAACATCGTCTATACTACGATCACCCAGACACAGATAACCAGCCCAGACATATTCACTATAACCAATACCACACTAGCCACAAGTACCAGCTCGGCAGCACTGACTGTGGCAGGTGGCGTTGGGCTAGGTGGAAATCTAATCGTTGGTTCAACAGCTTCAAGTACTAGCACTACAACAGGTGCGGTGGTCATCGCTGGCGGGCTAGGCGTTGCAGGCACTATCAATGCAGGTGGTCTGTTTGTCAATGGATCACTGGTCAGCAGTGTTACCGTAAGTGATACAGCACCTAGCGGTGCCGCACAAGGTCAATTCTGGTGGGACAGTCAAGTTGGTACATTGGCGATATACTATAACGGTGCCTGGGTTGATGCAGTAACACAGAACATATTCAACGGCGGTACTATATCTAGCGCTCTAAACATCTCTAACTCAACTTCAGCTACAAGTACCGCAACAGGTGCTTTAATAGTGGGCGGTGGAGTTGGTGTCGGTGGTGCAGTATACATCGCTAACACTTCATATATCAACGGTGCACAGATCATCACCACAGCTACCATAGCTCTATATGGCGGAGTTGGTTACACTGGTAGCATTGGTTATACTGGAAGTATTGGTTATACTGGATCTACAGGTACACAGGGATCTATAGGTTACACCGGTAGTATTGGTTACACAGGATCTGCAGGTACGCAGGGATCTATAGGTTATACTGGTTCAATCGGTTACACAGGTAGCACTGGTACACAGGGATCGATAGGTTATACTGGATCAACAGGTACACAGGGTGTTATAGGTTATACTGGATCAGCTGGAGTCAGTACCACATCTAGTTATGCTACTACAGCTACTACATCTAGCTATGCTACAACAGCCAGCAATATACTATTATCTACAGTCAGCAGTAATCAATCATATTATATCACATTCGTATCTACCACCACAGGCACTATCAATGTGGTCAGTGATGCGGGATCTAAACTAACTTACAATCCTAGCACAGGTGTATTGACCAATGCTGGAACTGCCACCACAACTTCGACTCTAACAGGGGCTTTAGTAGTCACCGGTGGAGTAGGTATAGGTGGAAATCTAGCCATAGGTGGCGGCATATATGCTGGTGGATCAACAGGAACCAACGGACAATATCTACAGTCAACAGGCGCAGGTATACAATGGGTTTCATTGAGCAGTTCATTTACTGGTGGAGCAGTGGCCAATGCCACACAGTTTAACAATACTACTTCTAGCACTTCAACAACCACAGGTGCGGTGACCATCGCAGGTGGACTAGGTGTACAGGGTAATATCAATTTTGGTGGTAATCTATATCAGAATGGTGTGTTGTTTACTGGTGGAGGTGGTGGCAGTGCTTCGATCACAGTCAGCGATACTCCTCCAACAACAACGACCAACGGTGCTCTATGGTGGGATAGTCAAGTTGGTAATCTAGCTATCTATTATTCTGCAGCCGGTGCTTGGGTTGATGCTGTTTCACAATATCAATTTAATGGCGGTATAGTCACAGGTGTTACACAGTTTACCAATACTGCGTCAACAACCTCAACCACAACAGGCGCTCTAGTAGTCACCGGTGGGGTAGGTATAGGCGGCGGATTAATTGTAGGTGGTAATGTAACTGCGACCAACTTCTATATCTCAGGTGGTATACAGGTAGATGCTGGTTCTACACTGACCAATTTATTGTTAAACAGCACAGCTAGTACCACAAGCACAACAACAGGTGCTCTGGTAGTCACCGGTGGTGTTGGTATAGGTGGTGGATTGGTAGTAGGCGGTAATGTAACCGCAACTAATTTCTATATCACCGGTGGTATACAGGTAGATTCTGGCTCAACGCTGACCAATTTGATATTAAACAGCACAGCCAGCACCACTAGTACAACTACTGGTGCTCTAGTAGTCGCGGGCGGAGTAGGTATAGGTGGTAATTTAGTAGTTGGCGGATCTATAACCGCCCAACAGTTAAACATAGTCTATACAACAATCACTCAGACGCAGATAACCAGCCCAGACATATTCACTATAACTAATGCTACATCTGCTACCAGTACCATAACAGGCGCACTAGTAGTTGCCGGTGGCGTTGGAATCGGCGGAGCTCTATATGTAAATGGAGAAGTCAATGTAAGCACAGCCACATCAACCGGTACCAATACCGGAGCTTTGGTGATCGCGGGTGGACTAGGCGTAGGTGGAAACATATATGCTGGCGGTCTTATCTATGCCAATGGTGCACTGGTCAGTAATGTTATTATTTCAGACACTCCTCCTCCTAATCCTACAGCTGGTCAATTCTGGTGGGATAGCCAGGTAGGTAATCTAGCCATATGGTATGTGAGTGGTGGCTCAGGTCAGTGGGTTGATGCTGTATCACAGACTTTGTTTAATGGCGGTGTCGTAGCCAACGCTATGACCATACAGGCAACAACCAGTGCTACCTCTACACTAACAGGCGCTTTGATCGTCGGCGGTGGGGTTGGTATCAGTGGTGCTATATATGCGGCTAATACTTCTTACATAGCTGGCGCACAGGTCATCACTACAGCCACTATAGCCAACTATGCGGCAGGTGGTGTTATCACAGGTACTACTGCTACTTTTGTTATATCTAATACAACTTCTAGTACCTCTACTACTACAGGTGCCTTGCAGGTCACAGGTGGAGCTGGCATCGGCGGCTCTGTTTATATCGCCAACACATCATATATAGCTGGTGCGCAGATCATCACCACTGCTACCATATTCAACTATGCAGTAGCCACAGCTACATTCGCTACTTTTGCCAGCACAGCTAGCAGTTTGATTGTAAACACGAGCAGTGCCAGCGCACAATATTACATAACATTCCTCAACACTACGAGTGGTACTACCAGTGTCATCACAGATGCTGGTAGTAGTCTAACTTATAATCCTGCACTAGGACAGTTGGTTAGTCCGGTCCATTTGGTAACATCAAGCACGGTCAGCATAGGTACACAGAGTGGTGCACTGGTAGTAACAGGCGGTGCAGGTATCGGTGGTAGCTTGTATGCCGGCAACATCTATTCTAATGGTAGCCAATTGGTACCGGGCGCTATACAGGAATTTACTGCTACGCAAGGACAGAGCATATTCACTGTGACGGGCGGCTACACAGTAGGAAGCATAATAGCCAGTGCCAACGGTATCACCCTAGGCAGTTCAGATTACACAGCTTCAAATGGTACCACTATCGTGCTGAATTCCGCTCGTAATGCAGGAGATGTTGTACGAGTATTCTATGGAATGTTTGCTCCTGCTACCAATGTAAATGCCCAGAAGGCATTCAGCGTCGCGATGAGTGTGGTATTCGGAGCATAACAGATAAGTATGAGTAAGATAAGGAAAAGACATGGCCAAGCAACAGATTAGACAATATGTGTTCACCCCCGGTGCTGCCGGTGTAGGAACTATAGAATTCCCTGGAAAATGGGATCTAAATCAGATTACCATCATCACCAACGTCACACGTAACCAAATACTTTATAATTTTGCTGATAATACCTATGTCAACACCACGGTAACGTTCAATCGTGGTAATACCGTCAACTTCCCTACTGTATCCATGATGGAAGATGGCACAACCACAGTAAATTTTGGAATCAGTACCCTGGGGCAATCTGCCACAGACAATATACAGATCTTTATAGAACGCATGGAAACCTGGACTCGACCATGGCCCATGGGCACAGACGCCTTCGAACGCACTCGTGTAGCACAACCTAGCTCCATGATTGACTCGGACTTCGAATACGGTATGCAGCCAACTAAATGGCAGACCATAAGCCTAGTTCGTGGCACTCCATCTGTTTATGAACTTCCTGGCTCAGATCAGACTCTGTCCAGCATGACCACAGATGCATCAAACGCTCAAGGGGTCAGTGTAGAAAGTCTTATCACTGTGCAGACGGTGAACAATCATCTGCTCGCAGTGGGACAGCCTATTACCGTGCAGAACCTAGACAATACAGTACCTGGTTATTCACGTGCCCAGGGTATTTTCGTGGTAAATTCTGTAACCAATGCCACTACCTTCAACTACTATGCCAAGGCATCAGTGGGCACCACCAGCAGTCAGCAGATCAGCACACCATCTACAGTGGTCCGCAAAGGTGGTTTCTATACCAACGCTCAGCAGACACCTACCTATGCTATAACAGGAGGTGGCGCCACCAGCACAGCTTCTGTGACCTTGACCTTTGCTACAAATCATGGATTTGTTCCTGGTGACAGCATATTCAGCATAGTCAACTCAGATAATGGCTCTAATAATCACATATTGGTACAGGGACCTTTCCTGATCACTTCAATACCTAGCCCGACCACCTTGTCATTCCTCGCTCGTAACGTAGGCACTATAACAGGTACTCCGACAGGTGTGATCTATGCTCGCCCAGATTCATTTTTCCAGCACAGACCTCTGGACGGTGGTGTTATGTTGGGTGCAGGTGGTCCTAACTATGGATCTCATGCTATCCGCCAGAGTAAAAAATATATTCGTTATCAGTCTGGTAAGGCGGTAAACTACAACACAGGTGCTCAATTCGCTCCTAGCTATAATCTACAGCTGGTCACAGCGACTAACGTCACTACAGGCAGCTCTATCTACATAACCACAGACGACATCGATCATGGACTACAGGCCGGTAGTGTGATCCAGCTTAACGGTATTAGTGGTGCCACAGGCTATGCAGGCACCTATACAGTGGCCAGCGTGGTCAGCGAGCGACAGATCATAGTAACAGCTACACAGGTCTTAAGTACTACTACCCCAGGGTTGACTGATCCCAGCACACTAAACCATGTCAACTGGACTGGTGCTACTGTGCGTGCAGGAACTTATGATGATCAGAATGGCATGTTCTGGCAGTATGATGGTCAGTATATGGCCATAGGACGCCGTGCCAGCACTTTCCAGATCGCAGGATTAGCCACGTTGACTCCTGGTAGCAATCTAATAACTGGGGTTAACACACGTTTTGACACGCAGTTGACTGCCGGAGATCGCATAGTAGCACGCGGTATGACACACGTGGTTACAGCAATATCTAGTTCAACCTGGATATATGTGACACCTCCATATCGTGGTTCTACTACTACCAATAGTGCTAAACTGACCAAGACTATAGATTTTATCGTTCCACAGTTCTTATGGAACATGGATCGCTGTGATGGCTCAAACGGACCATTTAATCCCAGCGGATATCAACTGTTACAGTACAAGATGCAGATGATTGGATTGCAGTGGACCTGGTATGGTGCTGGATTTATCGATTGGATGCTACGCGGACCACAGGGCAACTATATCACTGTGCATCGTATGAAGAATTCAAACATCAACTACGAAGCTTATCAGCGTTCAGGAAACATGCCTGTTCGCTATGAAGTGCAAAACGAAGGATTCCATGCTCCACTAGCAGTAGCAATGGGAACCACAGACACAGTGATGACCCTGACAGATGTCACCTATTTCGCATCATCAGGTACTGTCTACGTAGACAATGAGATAATCAACTATACTGGTAAAACTTTAACTAGTAATCAGCCTACGATCGATTACCTAGGTCGTCCTACATTCCCAGGAACGCTCACAGGATTGACACGTGCTGGCACATTGAGCTATTTCTATGCAGGTGCGCCGAGGGTTCTAACAGCAGGATCAACCGCTACTCATTCTACTGGAACTGGAGTAATATCAATCGGTGTTACGGCGACTCCGAGTCTTAGCCACTGGGGATCAGCTTTTATGACAGACGGCGGATTTAACGATGACGTGGGCTATATCTTCAACTATCAGGCCATCAATGTCAACATCTCTACAGTTAAGACCACAGCTTTTGCCATCCGTCTGGCACCTAGCGTCAGTAACGCTATCTCAGGTGACCTGGGTATTCGTGATCTGGTAAATCGTGCGCAGATGAAACTACAGGCCTTGGAGATCACAGCAGGTGGCAGCTCAAACGTCAACACTGCTCTGGTGATCGAAGGTGTTATCAATCCCTCAAACTTCCCCTCAACCGTGACTAACATCACCTGGTACAATCTACAGGGAACCATCGCCGCAGGTAATCCGCTGGGATCAGGTCAGCCTAGTTTCGCACAGGTAGCCCCGACTGGCAATATCAAGTTTGACAGTACCGCTACATATACTACTACAGCTGCCAACAACATCAGTTCAGGTACATTTGTGATACCTGTGGCCTCAACCGCCAGTATACAGGCAGGTGATGCTGTGACTATACCAGGAGTCACTGCCCAAGGTAACAGCTACTTCGCTGGAAATTCTATCGTGACCAGCATAGGAGCAGGCACCATCACACTGAATAATGCTACTATTTCTAGCATATCAAACGGTGCCACACTGACCTTCTATCGTAACACCTGGGCACAGCCTGGTGAGACCATATTCTCATTCATATCATCACCCAGCAACAAAGACTCACTAGATCTGACACCGTTGAAAGAAATGACCAACACGCCATTAGGTGGTAGAGGAACGTATCCCAATGGTCCAGATACTCTGTTTATCAATGTCTACCTCACACAGGGAACACCGATCAATACACAGTTGGTCCTGCGTTGGGCGGAGCCTCAGGCCTAACTAGCGGAGGATAGGCCACTATGTCAATACAATTCCCCGCAAATCCAGTAAACGGCCAGCTGTTCGAAATCGGTTCCAGTGTCTATGCTTATAACTCTACAAAACAGCGTTGGATAGCCACAGGATCTAGTCCTACTATCAACACAACTACAAGTTTGGTCATTGGTGCACTAGCTAATCAACCCACTGTCTCAACAGGATTCCTACAGTTACCTCAAGGTACCACGGCTCAGAGACCTTCAGTTACAGTGATCACAGGTACAGGAGGCACATTCTATACAACTGCAACTGGCCTATTCAGCGGAACCTCAGTAGTACACATATTTACAGCCACAGGTACCAGTTACTTTACAGCCAGTTCTGCTGTTACTGTGGCCTATCTGGTAGTAGCCGGAGGTGGTGGGGGCGGTTATGATAGTGGTGGGGGTGGAGGAGCCGGTGGTATGCTCACTGGAACAGTATCTTTATCTGCAGGAGTCACTTACACAGTAACAGTAGGTGCAGGTGGAAGTGGATCATCAAGTTATCCAACCAATGGAGTGCCTGCACAGACTGGATCGAATAGCACCATAATAGGAACTGCTGTGAATATAGTGGCCTTTGGTGGGGGTGGTGTTTCTAATAGTGCAGGGGTTGGAGCAGGCGGTTCAGGAGGTGGCAGTGCAAATCAACCTGGCAGCCCTCCTGGCGGTACCGGAGTTCCTGGACAAGGTTTTCCTGGCGGTACTGGTTTTGGTCGATGTTCTGCTCCTGCGAGATACACCGGTGGCGGCGGCGGTGGTGCAGGCGGTGCAGGCGGTAATGCCAACCCTGGCTGTAATAATGCGGCAGGCGCTGGAGGTCCCGGACTGGCCAGTAGCATAATTGGGCTATCACAATACTATGCAGGCGGTGGAGGTGGCGGTAACGGTAGTAGCGGCCCGGCGGGAGCAGGAGGACAAGGCGGAGGCGGTGCAGGTGGTGGAACTCCTGGAGGAGCAGGAACAGCAGGCACTCCAAACACCGGTGGAGGTGGTGGTGCTGGAGGTGGTGGTGCTAGTAAAGGAAACGGGGCTGCAGGTGGTCCTGGTATAGTAGTGATTTCTTACTCATTATCAGCAACTATTCCCACAGGATCAACACGTTTTAACACCACACTGAATCAGATAGAAGTCTATACGGGCTCTGCCTGGATAAAATTAGGCGGCTCAGGTTATCCAGCCAGCCTATTATTAGTAGGTGGCGGTGGGGGTGGATCGCCCTCCAGCGGCGGTGGAGCAGGTGGACTAGTAATCACTCAGGCCAATCTAACCACAGGCACACAATACACAATTACAGTAGGCTCAGGTGGTGCGGTTAATACGCCGGGCACTACTACAACATTTGTCAATAGTTCTACAGGCATCGCGGCCTATTCAGCCGGGGGTGGCCAGGCAGGTCAACCTGGTGCAGTAGGTGGATTGAGTGGTATCGCCTACTCTCCTACACAAACACTAGGCTATGGTTATCCAGGATCACCTGCAGGCGGCGGAGCAGGATCACGCGAACCAGGACATGGCGCCTGCGGTGGATCAGGTCGTGCTTTTGTTGATGGCCAGATATATGCCGCTGGTGCTCCCAGTACCGGTGCCGTTGTTACTGCGGCCTCTGGGGGAACTCCTACCACTACAGGATCAGGACTATTTCCAGGAACCAGCTATGTGCATACCTATACCACTTCTGGATTTTTTACTACTACCAGCGCACTGTCGGTAGTGGCTTATATGCTGGTAGCTGGTGGTGGAGCAGGTGGAGTCAATTGGGGAGCTGGTGGTGGAGCAGGTGGATTCGTGACAGGTACATTTGCGGCTCTGGCAGGCACTACCTATACCATAACCGTAGGTGCTGGAGGCACTCCTGGCAGCAGATTTGCCGCTAGTAATCCAGGAGGAAATTCATCGATCAGTGGTGCGGGTATTGCCACTATTACAGCCTGCGGTGGTGGAGGTGGTGGTTCATATGGTGGCGGCTATACAGGAGGTTCAGGCAGCGGAGATCAATTGGCAGTAGGATCACCTGGTTTTGGTGTGGCTGGACCCCAAGGATATCCTGGAGGAACTGGAGGAGGCACACAGCCTGGCGTATTTGCCGGCGGTGGTGGAGCTGGTGGTAGCGGATTCAACGGAACCGGTCCAGGATCTGTAGTAGGACCAGCTATAGGTGGTCCAGGAAGAGCCTACAGCATTTCTGGTTCGTCAGTAACCTATGCCGGTGGTGGAGGTGGTGGTGGAGGTGGTCCGGGAGTATCTCCAAGAACCATACCTGGCGGAGCAGGTGGTGGAGGATCGGGTAAGGTAACGATAGATACCAATCCCTGCGGAAGTCCACTAGGAGCAGGCACTCCCGGTACTCCAAACACCGGTGGCGGTGGTGGAGGTGGCAGTACCAACTGCGGAAACGGTGGATCTGGTGGCCCTGGAATAGTCATCTTAAGTTATTCTTTATCAGGCACTGCCAATGCTTCAACCAGCACAGGTAACGGTGGCGGCGGTGGTGGTGGAGGTGGCGGATCGGGCATAGTAAAAATAGCCTATCCTGGTACTCAACAGATTGGATCTGGAGGTACAACATCTACTAGTGGTGGATATTTCTATCATAGTTTTACGAGCCCAGGTACTTATATTGGTTAAATACTGGGTTGCTAACACATTTCAAAGGAGAACATAACAACATGAGTCATTACGCAAGAGTAGAAAACGGAACTGTGACACAGGTTATAGTAGCAGAACAAGATTTTATCAACACTGGTGCTGTTGGAGATCCCGCTTCATGGATCCAGACCAGCTATAACACACGTGGCGGAGTCCACTATGGTGCCGATGGGGAGCCAGACGGTGGTCTAGCACTGCGTGGTAACTATGCAGGTATTGGCTATACCTACGATAGTGCAAATGATGTGTTTTATCCACCCGCACCGTTTCCCAGCTGGACCATATCAGCTGAGTCAAACTGGTCCTGGACAGCACCTGTAGCACAACCTGATCCTGTAGAAGGAAGCTATTGGTCATGGGACGAGCCTACAACTTCATGGGTAAGTAAACCAAATCCACAATAACAGTCGATGAGCATACAGTTTCCCTCATACATAACAACTTCTACACTGGTGGCGGACAGCACCATCACCAGTGTGGTTCTACAGTTACACGGTGACGGGATAGCCGCATCAACCAACTCAAACTTCGTTGATGCATCAACAAATACCTTTGTCATCACTCGTGTGGGGACACCTACACAGGGAAGTGTAAATCCATTTGGTCCTTATTGGAGCTATTACTTCGGTGGTCAGGGAAGTTATATTACTTCAAACTCGAATCCTATCGCTACTACACAGGGTACATTTACTGTCGAAACCTGGATCTATATGACTGTGTATCCAGCAGGTACTGCGGCGGCAACTTCTGGGGCTCTAGTAGGGGATATAACACCTACAGCAGGTACACTGAATTGGGCTTTTGGTATGGTTACAGGTGGGCAGGTTGGATTTATTTGGTATGACGGGGCATCTAAAACTGCCGTTGGAAATACTGTAATGAGTCTCAATACCTGGTATCATATCGCTGTTTCCGTAAATGCCAATGCTATCTCTATGTATGTCAACGGAGTCCAACAGACGCTAACTGGAACTACTACACTAACCAATAGATCCAGCAATAACAACAGTCTATCTATCAATTCCTGGTCAAATAATGGATGGTATTTTTCAGGATACGTCAGTAATCTGCGCATCACGGTTAGTACAGCCTTATACTCGTCAACATTTACACCTCCTACCCAGCCTCTTACCACTGCTACTTCCACACAGCTTTTGCTGGCAGCCACAAATCGTTTCCAAGACATAAGTACGGTTTCTAATACTATCACAGTAGCTGGCTCCACAGCTACTGTACAGCGTTTCTCACCATTTTCAACCTCTACCGTCTATGCTACATCAACAGCTACCTTCTTGGGATCTAGTTATTTTCCTGCTACATATACCTATCTATCTGCTCCTTCGGCCAGTTGGCCTATCAACAGCACCACATGGACCGCAGAAGGTTGGTTCTATACCAACAGCTCATCGGGCAATGTGGGACTGTTCGTTTATGGTGATCTATTGGTAAACTGGTACGATGGTACCAACTTAAATTTCCAATACCGTACTAGTACTGCCGGCGGAACCTGGATCAGCCTACTGGCCCCTTATACATTTAGAGCAGGCGTGTGGTATCATATCGCCATGGTAATGAATGTCACCACACTATCTGCCTATGTCAACGGCTCCATAACCACCTCCAGTTCGGTGGCTTCTGCTTTGGGTCTATGGGGGGGTACTGGTGTCCAGGCAGTCTGGATTGGCGTTACAGATGTATATCCCTATGGTTCTCCAGACTATTCTCTTAACGGCTATGTCAGCAATTTCAAGATATCCAATACCGCGCTCTATACAGGGACATCTTTTACGGTACCTTCGAATCCATTATCTGCTACCTCTAGCACACTGCTATTGACCTGTCAATATTCAAACTCTGTGGCAGACGCATCTACCAATACCTATGCTGTTACCACCGTAGGATCCACAGCCACTGTGTCTCTCCGCACACCATTCGCCCGCAACGATCAATCAACCGCGGCCACAGTCTACAGCGGATCTGTGAGTTTCATCACAGGTGGAGACTATCTAAGTTGGAGTCAACCGGCCATAGGCACGATCTTTACCTACGAATTCTGGGCCTATCCCACTGCAACCGGTAATAACACGTATTATTATGGCGTCAGTGGTAACGGTTTCCTAATAGGTTATAATTCGACTACCTTTTCTGCGGCAGCTACCAGTGGTAGTTGGGCCATCGCTGGATCAGCTAACCCTCAACTAAACGCTTGGAATCACATAGCTTTGGTACGCACAGGCACAGGTGCTGGACAATTCGTCTTGTATCTCAATGGGGTCTCTGTGGGATCGGCTACTAATGCTACCTCTTATGTGGCACAGACCGGTTATTTCGGTGGATTGGCAGGAAGTACTCAACCTGGTTATATTTCCAATCCACGATTGACCAACGGGCTGGCACTGTATACCAGCACTTTCACACCACCCACAGCACCGCTGACAACCAGCACTGCTACTGTCTTACTCATACCCGGCATCAACGCTGGCATCATAGACACCACCATGCAGAACAATTTAGTCACCACCCCCGGTGCGCAGATCAACACCACCGCTACCACAGTCAAGTACGGCTCTGGTTCGATGGGGTTCAATGGCTCTGGTTATGCGAGCATGACCTCTTCGACAAATTTAACATTAGGATCTGGAGATTTTACTATAGAAGCCTGGGTCTACACTACTATAGCTAACCAAATCTTTGGGTCGGGAATCGTCGGCACTTACGATGGGGTTTCTAATGGTGGCTGGAGTATAACTATAAACAGGAGTACTGGAGGACCTTATGGTATCGTATTCATACACGCTAACACTATCCAGCAGTCTTATACAACCTATCTGAGTACAGGCACTTGGTACCATATCGCTGTGACCAGAGCCAGCGGAACATTAAGGACTTTCTTAAACGGAACACAGGTTGCGACAGGTACATACGCTACTGCTGACGCAGTATTAGCTACCTGTTACATAGGTATCCAAGGAGGAGTAGCAGGTACTGGTCATTACGGGTATATTGATGATCTTAGAATGACAAAAGGTGTTGCACGCTACGTCAACACCTTTACTCCACCTACCCAGGCCAACTACGATTCGGCTACAATAAGCACTACCACCTTTACTACCAGTTTCACCACAGCCAACAACGTCTATAGTGTTACTTCTGCTACTACACTATCAAGAGGTGGCAATCTAATCTATACTACGGCCACTGGAGTCTTTGGATCCAGCGCAGTACATGTATTCACAGCCACAGGCACTAGCTACTTTACAGCATCAAACACCATCACTGTGGCCTTTCTAGTTGTAGGTGGTGGTGGTGGAGGTGGCAGTGGTACGGGTGGTATAGGTACTGTGGTCAGTGGAGGAGGTGCAGGAGGTGTGGTTACAGGAACCACTTTGATGTCTGCTGGTACGACTTATACTATCACTGTAGGTAGTGGCGGAGGTGTATCTCCAGCTACACTAGGTACTCCTGGAACCACCAGCAGTATAGTAGCACCGGATGGTACTAATATCAAAGGACTAGGAGGTGGTGGCGGCGCTGGCCCTACAGGTAACGGACTTCCCGGAGGATCTGGCGGTGCAGGAGCTGGCGGTACAGGAACACCAACAGCAGTCGGAGGAACTGCTCTTCAGACTACAACTAATCAAACTGTAATTTCTGGAACCTATAATAATTACGGGTTTCCGGGAGGTGCTTCAGTTCCTAGTAACTGCGGTACAGGTGGATCGGGTGGGGGTGGGGCAGGAGCCAAAGGTACTAACGGAGCCAATAATTTCGTCGGTGTTGGAGGAGTTGGCATACAGTACAATATCGTTGGCACATCGACTTATTATGCAGGAGGAGGAGGAGGTGCAGGTAATAATACCACAGGAGCCGCAGGAGGACTAGGTGGTGGGGGTGCAGGTAGTATAGCTCCGGGAGTACCTACCAGTCTCGGTATTCCCGGAACAGCAGGAACTGGCGGTGGCGGTGGAGGTGGAAATACACAGGTCACTCCGGGGCTAGGCGGTACAGGTGGGCCTGGTATAGTGGTTATCAGTTATGCCTACACGGGCACCGTGACTACAATAACCTCAACAGGCACCGTCCAAACCTACAACTATGTCAACGGACGTTGGACTCTGCGACCATTCAATACCGGCACATTGGATATATCATATGGGGCGTTTGCCAATCAAGCCAATACTGCGACCACGGCTCTGGCTGTGAGTGCAGGCTGTACTGGTCAGCGCAGTCTGCCTACCCAGACCGGTGCGGTGCGTTTCAATTCGGCACTGAACGTGGTAGAAACTTATAATACTACCTACAATACCTGGACCAGTCTCACAGCAGGTATACCTTACACTATAGAGTATTTGGCAGTGGCTGCAGGAGGTGGGGCGTCAGCTACAGCAGGTGGCGGAGCTGGTGGAGTCCTGGCTGGATTCGCTTCCGTGACCACAGGTAACGTATACACTGTGGCGGTAGGACAAGGTGGTTCTGGAGCTGGTGGGGTTAGTTATATAATCAACAATGCCAATTCCACAGCACAGGTAACAGGTCAACAGGCTCAGGGCGGAGACAGTATATACTCTACATCAACTGGCATATTCTCTGGTACCAGCTATGTACACATATTCACCAGCACAGGAACAAGTTATTTTACAGCATCAAATGCCATCACCGTGGCCTATTTGGTAGTAGCAGGTGGTGGCGGTGGGGGTCGATATGGAGGTGGAGGGGGAGCCGGCGGATTAGTCACTGGAACATTTACGGCTACTGTCGGTACCGTATATACTGTACAAGTAGGATCGGGCGGAGCAGGATGGCCTGGATGTAGCCAATCTGGTGGGAATGCTGGTTCGGGAAGATTTTCCAGTATTTCTTCAGGAACCACAGTCATCTCTACAGCTACAGGTGGAGGCGGTGCTGGAACATATGGAAATCCTTCAGGTAGTCCTGGATTACCTGGTGGATCTGGGGGCGGTGGTGGAGCTAGTAATACTGGGGGACCAACCACTGGAGGCAATGGTGTTCCAGGGCAGGGAAATCCAGGAAGCGGATCTGTGGCTCCTGTTAATACCAATCCAGCCGGTGGTGGAGGCGGTGCTGGAGGGGCTGGGGGACCGGGAGGCCAAGGAGGATCAGGATCCACTAGCACCATTTCGGGATTGGCGACAATATACGCCGGTGGTGGTAGCGGTTATCAGGTAAGCGCACCACTTGCAGGTGGATCTGGAGGAGGCGGAACTGGAATTGGCGTAGCAGGAGGTGCGACACCAACTGCTATCGACGGAGTACGAAATACCGGTGGCGGTGGCGGTGGTGGAAAAGATAATACAGTATGCGGAGTTCTTCGAGCTGGAAATGGTGGTCCTGGCATCGTAATCCTTAGCTATGCTTATACCAGCACGTTCTATACCGTAAATTCAGGTTCAGCCATAGCCTTCGCCTTTGGTGGATTTGCTGGTACAGCAACAGGTGGTGCCAGTGGTGCAGGCATAGTGGGACAGGGTTTCACGGCTGGTTCTACTCTAGGTGCAGGTGCTTATTCAGCCGCCGGTACTGGTATCTACTCACAGGTCACTGGTGCACAGATAACCTATGGTGCTGGCGGTGCTGCCACAGGTTCTTCCCCAGGTGGTACCAATACTGGTAACGGTGGATCAGCTCCAGGTGGCACAGGTGCCCCGGGTGTGGTCTACATACGCTACACCGGCGGTCAACGTGGCACAGGTGGAACTGTATCTACAGTTGGTACCTATACTCTGCACACATTTATTTCGACAGGAACATATACATCATGAGTATAACATTTCCAACCAACAGTGGTCTTTACGGAACTTTAGCAAGCGGCGGTAACTTAATTTACACCACATCAACTGGTATATTTGGAGCCAGCGTAGTCCATGTGTTTACTGCTACGGGCACTAGCTACTTTACGGCTACGGCGGCTATCGCTACTGCAGCCTATCTAGTGGTAGCTGGTGGCGGAGGGGGTGGATGTAACTGGGGTGGCGGTGGTGGAGCTGGTGGACTATTGACAGGAACTTTTGTTGCTTCTTCAGGAACTACTTATGTTATTACTGTTGGGGCAGGAGGCGCCCCAAAAACCAGCGGAACCAATTCTAGTATTACTGGTACAGCAGTTAGTGTGATAGCCATAGGTGGCGGGCTTGGTAATGGTGGTCCTACGGCAGGAGGTGCAGGAGGTCCTGGTGGATCAGGAGGTGGTTCTGGAACGTTTGCAGGAGGTGCTGGCGGAAGTGGAACACCCGGACAAGGTAACCCGGCAGCTCCAGGGACAGGTGGTGGCGGTGGTGGAGGAGCTGGATCCAGCGCAACTTCATATGCTGGAGGTATAGGCCTCCAGAGTGCTATTTCTGGAACTGCTAATTACTACGCAGGTGGAGGTGGCGGTTGGAACCCAGCCAGCACACCGACCTGTGCAAAGGCTCCAGGTGGCCTTGGTGGTGGTGGACAGGCTTCATTCAATCCAAAAACTCCGGGATTAGGTACTCCCGGAACTCCAAACACAGGTGGAGGTGGAGGAGGAGGGTCAATCTGTTTTGGTGTAGGCGGTAGCGGTGGTCCCGGAATAGTGGTGTTGAGCTATAATGCTATTCGACCATTGTATTCTGGTTTTACATTCAGTACCAGCACCTATCTAGGCACAGAAACATGGACCTACAGCACAGCCACACAGCGTTGGTTCAGCACGCAAGAACCCTCACAGCAGTATACTCTGACGCCCAGCCTGATAGAAGATCAGGCCACTACTAGTACAGGCTATATAGATTTCCCCTATGGAACCACAGCCCAGAGACCACAGGGTCCGACACCCGGTTATATGCGTTTCAACACTGACCTGGGCTTAATGGAATACTGGAATACCGCCGGAACGTGGGTGCAGATACCCGCCCAGAACACCTAATCCACTGGCGTTATCTCGCCTGTTAAATCAGCATAAATAATGGGAAAGGGCAAAGATGATCAATTTTCCATCACCAGCATTTGACGGTCAACTAGTAGTAGTAGGTTCAACTACCTATCGCTATTCTACCAGCCGAGGTCGTTGGTTGGTAAACTACGTGGTTCCCGGAACTGGCACTGTGATCACAGCGGCTACATTCAGCTGCCAACCTACTACAAGTGTGGGTTATTTTGGCCTACCTGTGGGTACGACAATTCAGAGACCGGTTTTATCAAATACAGGTACAGGCGGAGCATATTATACTACAAGCACTGGTCTATTTTCTGGAACAAGTGTAGTTCATATATTCACAGCCACTGGTACTAGTTATTTTACAGCCACGGTGGCTATATCCACAGTGAGCTATCTAATAGTAGCGGGTGGTGGTAGTGGTGGCAGCAATAATCAACCAGACGGTCGTGCTGGTGGAGGTGGAGCTGGTGGCTTAGTCACAGGAACATTTACTGCTAGTGCAGGCGCTACCTATACAATCACAGTGGGTGCGGGTGGTTCTCAAACCAGCGGAACTAGCCCAGGGAATAATGGAGGTTTCAGCTCGATTGCATCAGGAACCACAGTTATTACAACTGCCACAGGAGGTGGAGGTGGTGGTGGTTGGTCTGCACCTGGTGTTCCTGGGGGAAGTGGTGGTGGAGGTGGAGCCGCTCCAGTAGGAGGAACTTATCCTGGTGGTACAGGCGTTCCTGGCCAAGGTAATTCGGGTGGTGCTGGTACTACAGACAGCTCAACATTCCGTGATGGCGGTTCGGGAGGAGGTGCAGGAGCTCCTGGAGTAACCGGCGGCAGTGCATCAACACAGTTAAACGGTGGTGCGGGATTACCCAGCTCAATAACAGGAACAGCACAATTTTATGCCAGCGGTGGCGGTGCTAGCGGGTCAGGCAGTCAGCCTACAGCTACTCCAGGTGGCGGTGGATCTGCTACGGGAGGAACCCCAATTAACGGAACACCAGGAACAGGAGGCGGTGGAGGTGGCACCGGTGGTGGGGGTACTATTATCGGTGGAGCAGGTGGCTCTGGTATCGTAGTTTTGAGCTACGCATTTGTTAACACTGCTGTAATCCCCAACGGTAGTCTACGCTACAACACCACCACAGGCTTACCAGAAGTCTACAAGGCTTCGAGCGGAACTTGGGTTAGTATAGTGTCAACCGGCGGCTACACTGTGAACTATCTAGCTGTTGGAGGAGGAGGCGGCGGATCGACTGGTACAGGTGGCGCAGGTGGACTGATCTCTGCGTCAGCAGTGGTCTACACCGGAACACAATACGCCGTCACAGTAGGCTCAGGTGGGGTTGGTAGTTTAACTACTAGTCCGGGATCTACAGGATCAGTAACTATCATAGCGGGCAAAGGACTAGGAGTTATCGCACAGGGTGGCGGTGCTGGTGCTAGTGCAGGACAGTTGGGCGGAAGTGGCGCCAGCGTTGGAGGAATTGGTTATTATGCAACAGGTGGCACATACTACACCACCAGCACTGGTTTGTTCTCTGGCACTTCGGCTGTACACCTATTTACAAATGCCAGTACTACTACCACAGCAACATATTTTTTTAGAGCTTTAACTAATATTTCAACAGTATCTTATTTGGTAGTAGGTGGAGGCGGCAGTGGGGGTGGAGGTATTGGCGGTGCTGGTGGTGCAGGCGGTATGACCACAGGCTCATTTACTGCCACAGCCGGAGTTACCTATACCATAACTGTGGGAGCAGGTGGATCTACAGTGGGAGGTTGTAGCCACGGAAACAACGGATCAAGTTCAACTATTACCGCTACAGCATTTACTTCGATAATTGGTTATGGCGGTGGAGGTGGCGGTGGATCACCTGGTCCTGGAAATGGTTTTGGTAATCCAGGCGGCAGCGGTGGTGGTAGCAATGGAGGAGCCGCAGTTGGTACCGGTGTACCTGGACAGGGAAATTCAGGTGGAACATCAGGTGGTAGTGCTAACTATGGATCAGGTGGTGGGGGTGGTGCATATTCTGCAGGTGGAGGCGGAACACCATCTACAGCAGGTACTGCAGGTGCAGGAACCAGTTCTATCATCACAGGCGTCTTGACCTACTATGCTGGAGGTGGCGGAGGTGCTGTGGGTCAACCAGGACCTACTAGTTCTGCTCCTGGCGGATTAGGTGGCGGAGGTGCTGGCGGTAGTAGGATAGGACCGTGTACGGCCGGTGTTCCAGGTACTCCTGGTACAGGAGGTGGTGGTGGTGGACAGAATAATCCTCTAGGATCGGGTGCAGGCGGTCCTGGTATAGTTGTTTTATCCTATTCGATACCACAATCATTTGCAATCTGCGCTTCAACTTATATTTTTGGCCAAGGTCACATCACACAGACTCTATATGGTGGAGGATCAGGATCAGAAGGTCAACCAGGATCGGGTGGCACTGGCACAGTATGGCTGGCATCTACCACAACTATCTATGCCGCAGGTGGCTATCCATCAACAGGCACAGTAGCTTCAGGCAACGGTGGCACATTCAACTCAGCAGGTGGACCAGGCATCGCTATCATAGGCTATCCAGGTACTACACAGCGAGGCACTGGTGGTACTACTTCAACATTCAATAATCAGTTCTTCCATACATTCACAGCACCAGGGACCTACACAGCATGAGTATCCAATTTCCTTTATACATCAGTACCAGCACAACTTCAACAGTGGCTGATTCTACCATCACTAACGTGGTACTTCAACTACACGGGGATGGCATAGCCGCTAGCACTAACAGTAACTTTGTTGATGCGTCAACAAATACCTTCGTGATAACACGAGTAGGCACGCCTACACAGGGATCAGTAAATCCATTTGGGTCAAACTGGAGTTATTATTTCGGCGGCAATGGAAACTATCTATACACTCCGTCTAATGCAACTTTCAATCCGGGTGCCACAGGTGCGTGGACCATAGAACTTTGGGTATTGCCTGTCAACACCACAGTAGGGAATATATTGTGTTTTGGAAATGGTAGTGCTTATGGTAACGCTATCGATTTCTATTGGACTGGTAGCAGTTTCACATTTAGTCAAAGCAACGGTGGTTCGGCTCCTGTAAACCTTACTACCAGCACAACCTACTCTGTTGGTACATGGTATCATCTAGCTGTGTCGAAGAATGCCAGCAATTTAATAAACTTTTATATCAATGGTCAATCTGTAGCCACCCAGACCTATTCAAGTAGCCTTGCGGCGTCTACGGTAGCGGTGCTGAATGGCGCATATGATAATAATGGTCTTGGTAACAACGGTGGAACTTTTTACATATCCAACGTGAGATGGACGCCTGGGGTAGCTGTTTATACAGCCAACTTCACACCTAGCACCACTCCGCTCTCCACACTGACCAACACTACTTTTTTAACAGCGGCTACCAATCGTTTCCAAGACATATCAACAAACACCTTTGCATTGACAGCGGCAGGCTCACCATCAGTCCAGCGTTTCTCACCATTCACTACTTCCACCGTCTATGCTACATCAACAGCCACCTTCCAGGGATCAACATATTTTGATGGATCAACGAGTTATCTAACAACTCCCACCGGATTAACCACTGCCATGGGCGGAGGCTGGGCCAACAACATCATCACTCTAGAAGCCTGGGTATATCCTACTGCCTACAATTCGGCCAACAGTTATTATGAAGCTGTGATGGGATACTATCAGGCCGTATCCGGCAATGGACGTTGGTCTTGGGGCTATGTAGGCGGAGCCACTACCACAGCTACCATGTATTTTGGTTATACCACATCGGCTGGAGCAGGCAATACTCTGAATTCCACAGCCACGGCAGCTGTGTTAAACAGCTGGTCGCATATTGCATTGGTAGTAAATGCTGTCAACAGCGCCAGCACAACAGTTTCCATGTTTGCCAATGGCAGTCTACTCAATACCTTCACAGGTCAGAATTTCACAACGCAAGGCACCTACTATTCCGCTCCTTGGATCGGTTGGGACAACAATCAATATGCTAATCGACACACTGGTTATCTATCCAATGTTCGAGTCACTACAGGTGCGGCACTCTACACAGGCTCATACACCGTACCTGTGATTACACTGTCTACAGGCACGCAGACTAGCCTACTGGCCCTGACCAACAGCCAGACTATCACAGACATATCTACCTACACCTGGGCACTCACACAGAATGGCACGGTCTCAGCGACTCTGAGCACACCGTTTGCCCGCAACGATACATCAACCGCGGCTACCCTCTATGGTGGAAGCATCTATCTCAATGGTACCACAGATTATTTGACTGTAACATCTTCGACAAATTTAGCCTTAGGGTCTGGAGATTTTACTATAGAAACCTGGGTCTACACTACTATAGCCAATCAAACCTATGGGTCAGGAATCGTTGGCACCTACGATGGAGGATCTAACGGGGGTTGGAGCCTTACTATAAACAGAAGCTCTGGGGGGCCTTATGGTATTGCATTCATACACAACAACACTATACAGCAGTCTTATGGAACTTATCTAACTGCAAATACTTGGTATCATATCGCAGTTACTAGAGCTAGTGGAACATTAAGGACTTTTGTAAATGGAATACAGGTTGCGACAGGAACCTATGCTACTAATGACACAGTATTATCTAAGTGTTACATAGGAGCACAAGGTGCTGGTCAATATCATAGTGGTTATATTAGTAATCTCCGCATGGTCAAAGGTCAGGCACTCTACACAGGCACCTTTACAGTTACCACGGTGGCACTAACCACATCCAGCCAAGGTGCTACTGGCACAGTTTTGTTGCTACAGGGAACTAATGCGGGCATCATAGACACCACCATGCAGAACACGCTTGTCACTTATCCTGGTGCGCAGATCAACACCACTGCTACTACTGTGAAATATGGATCTGGTAGTATGTATTTCAATGGTAGCGGATATCTATATCAATCAACTTCTCCTCTACTACAGATGTCGGGAGATTTTACATTAGAATTTTGGGCCTATCCGACCAATGTTTCTGCCACTCAGACTGTTATAGAGATAGGTCGACCAGCATCTGGCTCAACACCAGGATTCCAGATCGATATCATCAGCGGAGTAGTTTATGCCTATTATGGAGCAACAATAGCTTCGAGTATAACAGGATCTTCTGTGTCCAATAATACTTGGTATCATCTAGCACTAACCAGAGCTAGCAGTAATTTAAGATTATTTGTCAATGGAGTACAGGCTGGTTCTACAGCTACTGACAGCACTAGCTATAGTCAGGCATATTTATGGATTGGAGCTAACCCAGGGGGCTCTAGTTATTTTACCGGATATATAGATGATATTAGAGTAACCAAAGGTGTAGCACGCTATACAGCTACCTTCACTCCACCTACGGCTGCTTTTCCAGATGTGGCAGTAATCACAGGTACTACAACCACCTATACCACTTCATTCACCACATCGGGGCAGGTGGTCCAGACTCTGCAGATCGGTTATCCACAACAGCAGGGTGGAAATAGTGTCTATACAACGTCAACTGGCCTATTTTCTGGTACCAGCTATGTACACATATTCACAGCCACGGGAACCAGTTATTTTACTGCTACTAGTGCTATTGCCTCAGTGGCCTATCTCATAGTAGCTGGGGGCGGATCTGGAGGTAATTTTGCAGGAGGAGGAGGAGGTGCCGGTGGCATGATAACAGGAACATTCTCTGCCACTGCTGGTGCTACATATACTATCACTGTAGGAGCAGGCGGAGCAGGAGTTGGGCCCACCGGCAATGCCGCGGTACAAGGTAAGACTGGAACTAATTCAAGTATTACAGGAACAGGAATTTCATTGATAGCCTGTGGTGGTGGTGCTGGTGGTGGTAATCCTGTATCTGGGGGTGCTGGCGGTTCTGGGGGTGGAGGTGGTGTTGGCGGAACAGTAGGCGGCTCGGGCGTTTCCGGACAGGGAAATTCAGGTGGCGGTAACCCTGTTCCAGGTGGATGTACTACTACTGGTGGAGGTGGAGGCGGAGGCGCAGGCGCGGCAGGGGCGTCGGGAACTCCGGGAAGAGTAGGAGGAGCCGGTGGAAATGGACTACAGAGTGCTATCACTGGAAATTTACAATACTATGCTGGAGGAGGCGGCGGAGCTACCCGATGTGTTGTAGGATCTGCGCTTGGCGGATTGGGCGGTGGTGGCCCCGGGGCAAAATGTAGTGCCACAGGGGTTCCAGCCACTCCAGGAACAGGAGGCGGTGGTGGTGGAACTTGGAATCAAACTCCATTAACTGGGGCTGGTGGTCCTGGTATTGTGGTCCTATCCTATGCTGCCAGCACTGTGACCACTGTGCTCTACTCAGCTACCTCAGTGACCTATACCTACAACACTGTGAGCTCACGCTGGGTGGTACACACTCCGCCCGCCAGCACAGCTACCAATATTATAACACCCCTTATAGCCAGCTGTCAGGCCAATGCTGCCACGGGATTCTTCGCAGTCAGCTCAGGCACCACAGCCCAGAGACCTACTACGAATTCCACTTACTATCTAGCAGGATCCGGGGGTAATTTAGTATATACTACAGTGTTGGGAGCGTTTCCGGGATCTACAGCCGTAGTACACATATTCACCGCCACAGGTACTAGTTATTTCACAGCCACTGCCAATGTCGCGGCCGCATATCTAGCAGTAGGTGGTGGAGGAGCTGGATGTTCTGGAACTACTAACTGTTCTACATACGGAGGTGGTGGTGCTGGAGGAGTCGTCATATCAGGTAGCTTTACCATAACATCTGGTACGACCTATTCTATTACAGTAGGTAGTGGTGGTATATCTGCGGCCAGGGGATCGACAGGTACTTCAGGAGGTTACAGTTCAATAACTGCAGGATCTACGGTTATCACTACCGCATCAGGAGGATCAGTAGCCAGTACTCCTGCGGGTTCAGGTGGTAGCAACAGTTCTTATTCTGGAGGTGCCGCAGGGCCTGGAGCAAGTGCAGGTGGTGGTGCTGGTGCAGGTGGAGCAGGTGGTCCTGGAGCTACTGGACTGGGAGGTACAGGGGCATTCAATATAATATCAGGATCTCCTACATATTATGGTGGTGGCGGAGCAGGAGCTCTCACAGGCCTAGGAGGCCTTGGTGGCGGAGGTAACATTGCTACTCCCGGAACTGCTGGTCTAGGTGGCGGAGGTGGTGGCAGTGGCGGTATCGCAGGAGGTAGCTTATTGTTCACAGGAACCAGTGCTGCCTATGTTGGATTCAGCTATGGTCTCACTGGTCCGCTCTACTGGGGCAATAATCAAAACTTTACCATGGAGTTCTGGACCTATCCATTTAGCCTTGGAGCCAACAGTGTTTTCGTGAATGTAGGGACTTACAAAGAAGCCTACGGTAGTGAAACTGTTATGTATATCACATCATCTACTGGAGCAATCTATATCAGTGGAGGCAGTGGCACCTGTGCCGCAGGATATACATCTACTTTTCCAGCGCCTATACAGGTCAACACCTGGACACACGTGGCTATCGTGCGCAACAACAACAACCTAACCAGCTATGTCAACGGTGTGGCTGGTTCCACAGTCAGTGCTCCCGGAGCCGCACAGCCCAACAGCAACAGATACTGCCTCGCTGGTCCTAACGGTTTTTGGTTCGGTATCAACAGTACCAACTGGACTGCCTTTAGTCCTACCACGCTCAACGGTAGGATGACCAACATCAGATACGTAGTGGGCAGTGCGGTCTATACAGGGCCATTTACGCCACCAACTACTCCATTGACTCCTATAGTCAACACGGCTCTGCTGATGAAAGTAGCCAGTTCGTCTACCTACGTGACCGATTCTAGCACTCTGTCTAATGCTATGACCTATATTGGTGTCACCTACACAGCCACGACCACATTGGTTCCTCCTAATGCCGGCGGTGGTGGTTCTGGTATAGTGGCCATATCTTACCTCAGCAGTCCTAGTTTTTCTTCTAGTGTGACTACATTTACCACAGCAGGTACAGTTACCGCTCTGGTTTCTACAGGAACAGGTGGTAGATTCTATACCACATCAACCGGCCTGTTTGCTGGCACTTCGGTAGTACACGTGTTCACAGCTACGGGTACCAGTTACTTTACAGCTAGTTCTGCTATATCCTCAGTGGCCTATCTCATAGTAGCAGGTGGTGGAGGTGGTGGTGGATCTGTAGGACTAGGAGCAGGAGGCGGAGGTGCTGGAGGATTCGTAACAGGAACATTTACTGCTACAGCAGGTGCTACTTATACTATCTCAGTAGGATCAGGTGGTGGTGGTGGAGTAGGTACTGCTTTCAGCACAGGTACTAACGGTAGCTTTAGTTCAATAACATCAGGAACACAGATTATCTCAACAGCCACAGGAGGTGGTGGTGGAGGCGGTGGTATTGGTACTGCAGGAGGCGGATCAGGCCTTCCTGGAGGATCTGGAGGTGGTTCTGGTACAGGAGGACCTGCTGGTCAACCAGGTGCGACTGGCATACCAAGACAGGGTAATGCTGGTGGTGGTGGTTCTGGAAGTGCTCCACCTGGATTTGGTGGTGGCGGTGGTGGAGGTGCTGGATCTACAGGTACTACTGGTACTTCTTCAGCAGGACCGGGAGGTGCTGGATCTACTAGTACTATTACCGGATTGGCTGTGATCTATGCCGGTGGTGGTGGCGGAAGTACCACTAATGGTAATCCGGCCGCGGGAACAGGAGGTCCTGGTGGAGGTGGAAGCGGCACCGGTAATACCACAACAGGCGGTAATGGTACTACGAATACCGGTGGTGGTGGTGGAGCTGGAGGAGCAGGAAGTAGTACCTGTCGTTCATCTGGTGGTGCGGGTGGTCCCGGCATCGTGGTGTTGAGCTATGCCTATCCTACCGTGACCAGCCTGTTGCCCATAGGTGCTCTACGCTATAACAACGACACCAACATCATGGAAATCACCAACAGTTCAGGAACTTCATGGGTCGGCGTCACGGGTAGTTCTACCTATCCTGTGGAATACCTCATAGTGGGTGGAGGTGGAGGTGGTGGACAGACTATCGGTGGTGGTGGTGGAGCTGGTGGAGTACTGTCAGGGGGAACCTTTGTTTCTCCCGGAGCGTCATATACCATTACCGTAGGATCTGGTGGAGCAGGTGCTATAGGAAATCCTGCTTATTCTACAGGTGGCGGATCTACCGGTTCAAATTCATCTATAGTAGGAACCGGAGTTAGTATCGTAGCTACAGGCGGAGGTGCAGGTGGCAATACCGACGGCTCTAGTAATGGAGCTACTCCAGGAGGTTCGGGTGGCGGGCTAGGAACAAGTTGGCCTGGCACCACAGCCTGCGTAAGCGGTGTTTTAGGTCAAGGCTATCCCGGAGGAACCACAGCAGCCAATGGTAATAATGGCGCTGGAGGTGGCGGAGCCGGAGGTGCTGGATCTCCAGCGGTCAGTGGTACACCTGCTTCAGGTGGATCAGGAATTGTCAACACTATCAATGGCACCACTACTTATTATGCCGGTGGTGGCGGAGGTGGAGCAAGATATCCAGGATATGGCAACGGCGGGGTCGGTGGTGCTGGTGGAGGTGGTGCTGGTGGAGCTAGTGGTCCTGGAACCAATGGTACTGCCTACACCGGAGGGGGTGGTGGAGGGGGTGGTTTCAACAACGGACCGGGCACTTCCTATGGTGGTGGCACAGGTGGTTCGGGCATTGTTATACTACGCTATCCAGGCAGTCAGCGTGCTTCTGGCGGAAATGCGATAAGTACTATCACAGTGTCAGGAAGTAATTTCACAGTACACACATTCACTGCCACAGGAGCCTTCATAGCATGAGTATTCAATTTCCTCTATACATCGGTACTACCATTAACAGTGGTGATGTCTATTACAACGAAGATGCTCTGTTATTACACGCCGATGGAGTCACCGGTGCTACCAACAACTACATCGTAGATGCGTCAACTAACACCTTTGCTATCACTCGGGTGGGAACTCCCGCCCAGGGAAGTGTAAATCCCTTTGGCACCAACTGGTCAGCCTACTTCAATGGCTCTGTCACAGCCACAGTCTATGTCAGCACGGTAACTACCAGCTCATTCGCTTTTGGATCTAATAATTTTACCATAGAAGCTTGGATCAATGGTGCCAACACGGTGAGCAACTATCCTTTGATCATAGGCAACTATGCCACTACATTCACTACCAATGCCTGGGGGCTCTTCTTTAACCGCATAGACAACGGCGGCAGCTTCGTCTTCAATGCCTTCAATGGATCACTGTTCGCAGGATCAAACAGCCCCTATGTTGTCAACGGGTGGAATCACGTGGCCGTGGTCCGCAACGGCAATTTCATCAACATCTTCGTCAATGGCACCCAGACCAGTAGCAATGCCTATGCGGTGAGCCTGGACGGTGGCGCCGCTGCCAGACTCTATATAGGTGATGCTGGTGGTACAGATGCCACAACTAGATACAACGGCTATATCTCAAATCTACGTGTAGTCAATGGTTCTGCTGTCTATACTGGAACATTTACTCCCAGTGTGGTACCACTCTCTACTGTTACTAACACTGTTTTACTGACTTTGGCCAGTAACTACGTGAGAGATTTATCAACACTGAATTTTGCTACTACAGCAAGTTCTGGAGTCAGCATACAGAGATTCAATCCTTTTGGTAATACTCAGACCTATGCTATCAGTAGTGCTACGGTCTGGGGAAGCACCTATTTTGGAGGTAGTGGCAATTATATGACCACAAATTCAACTCCTATCTCTACCACACAGAGTACATTCACTATCGAAGCATGGATCTACATGACTGCAACTCCAGTAGGATCAGACAGAGGAGCTGTCGTGGGAGATATGCAGGCTAATGCAGGTTCTAACATTTGGAGTTTTGGTCCAAACGCTTCAGGACAGTTGACATTCTATTGGTATACCGGATCGTTAAACACCGCTTACGGCAATACAATATTAAATCTCAACACATGGTACCATATTGCAGTTTCAATAAATGCCGCCGCCATCTCTATGTATGTAAATGGAGTCCAGCAGACACTCACTGGCACCACTACTCTGACGAATAGATTGGGCAGTAACAACAGCCTAGCTATAGGACAATATAGTAATACCCCCGCCGCTCTATTCACCGGGTATATCAGCAATTTGCGCATAGTAAACAGCACAGCAGTCTACTCCGCCACGTTCACTCCTAGCCCAGTTCCACTCGCTCCGGTTACTAATACAGTATTACTGACCAGCCAATACTCAAACAGTCTAGCAGATGTGTCCACAGCATCATACGTCATCTCAGCCACAGGCGCGGTACCAAGTCTACGCTCACCATTCGCCAGGGTAGACACGTCAACCGCGGCTACCTTATACAGTGGCTCATATTATTTTAATGGTAGTACGGATTATCTAAATACTGCGAGTCCAAATCTATCAGGAAACTGGACTGTGGAAATGTGGGTCTACTGGACTCTTGGAGGCACACAGACTACTATGCTTAATTTCAATAATGGTTCTTATGTTGGAATCAATTTTTGGAAAAATACATCTAATCAGTTAGTAATTGATGATGGAAGCAATGCCCAAAGTGCATTTACTACGGTTATACCTGCAATAAACGCCTGGAATCACATAGCCGTTGTTAGAATTGGAACAACGACCTATTGTTATGTAAATGGGGTATTAGCAGGATCGAATAATTTTACGCCAGGGACTATAACAGCAGTAACAATAGGTCGATATAATACCAACGCCTACTATTTTCCAGGATATATCAGCAATCTACGTGTTGTCAACGGACAGGCGCTTTATACCGCTGCCTTTACTCCGCCAACGGCTCCGTTGACAACTAGCAGTCAGAATGCCACTGGCACTCAGCTGTTACTACAGGGAACCAACGCTGGCATCTATGATTCCACTATGGAGAACAACGTCATCACCACCGCTACAGCACAGTTATCAACTGCTCAGTATGAATTCGGTGGTGGCAGTATCTTATTAAACGGAACCACGGACTACCTACTGACACCATTCGCTCCTAGATTTGTATTTCCTGGAAATTTTACCATCGAAGCCTGGTTCAATGCCACAGCCCTACCTGCCACAAACAGTCAAAAATGGTTGATCAGTTCCTACAATGCCGGAGGTAATTCGAGGAGTTTTGCCTTGGTCCTTGGTAATACATCAGGAACGGCTAATCTGGGATTCTTTTTCAATCCAGACGGTACTTCCGGCAGTAACATCAACCTAACTGTTCCTACTGGTACCATCAACACCGGCACCTGGTATCACGTGGCAGCATCAAGATCAGCAGGTACAATACAGTTATTCTTGAATGGCGTGTCGATAGGATCTACTGCGACCAGCATAACCAACTACAACAATGCTTCTGGATTTGTAGCTGTGGGATCAGACTATCCTGGACTCACAGCGGCCTATTTCTTTCAGGGCTATATAGACGACATCCGCATAACCAACGGAATCGCACGCTATACAGCTACCTTTACTCCACCCGCCCAGGCCTTCCAAGACATACAGCCGGTCTCCTCTAATATCGTAAGTCCAACATTTACCACAGCCACCAATATTGGTACTGTGACCTGGGCCTACAACACAGCCACAACACGCTGGGGTGGCCTACAAGAGCCAACCAGTCCTACTAATCTAACACCCATGAGTATAGAAGATCAGGCCAATACAGCCACAGGCTATTTTAGTCTGCCACAGGGAACCACAGCTCAGAGACCTGTAAATCCACAGGCTGGCTACATGCGCTACAATACCACCCTAGATTCAGTGGAATATTACAATTTCGTAACAGGGTGGACCACGATTCCCTAAACCTATGACTGCTATAAATACACTACTAGAGACACTATCCGGGGCTAAATCTTGACAATAGCAAATAATCTGTCGTTCCTAATGAATTCTGCGGGTGCCCTGACCACGGGAACCGTCAACGCTTCGTCGTCGCCCATCACATTCAGCGCAATCAACAGCCTGAAAGTTTCAATAGACTCTAACGGTTATCTGCTGATCAATACGGCTACCAGCGGTGGATCTTATTTCCTACAGGTACAGGGATCTACCTACATAGCTAATACGCTGACAGTAGCAGGAGTTACCAACCTAGGTGCCGTGGGCAATGTCATTATTACAGGCGGTACCAGTGGACAGTATTTAAGTACAAACGGCGCTGGTGGATTGAGCTGGGCCACAGTGACCGGCGGGGGTGGCGGAGCCAGTGTAACTATTTCAGATTCGGCACCAATCAGTTCTTCAGCAGGTAATCTATGGTGGGATTCATCAGTAGGTAACCTAGCCATCTATTATGTTGATGCGGCTGGTGGACAGTGGGTTGATGCTGTATCATCATATGTGTTTCCTTCAACTGTTAATAACCTAAACATAAGCACAGCTACGCAGAGCGTATCAACTACTACAGGTGCTCTGGTAGTCACAGGTGGTGCGGGCATAGGCGGAAACCTATACGTAGGCGGTGGAGCGGCCAGCACATCAACTACCACAGGTGCTCTGGTAGTCACAGGTGGTGTGGGTATTGGCGGAAACTTAAACGTTGCTGGAACAATTACCAGTAATCAGCTGACAGTTCAGTACACCACGATTACCAACGTAACGATCATAACGACCGATGTATTTACATTAACCAATACCACCACAGTGGTTTCTACCACGACAGGTGCTCTAGTAGTCGCAGGTGGAGTGGGCATAGGTGGCGGTCTATTTGTTGGCGGTGCTATCACTGCTACCAGTCTAACCTTGCTGAGCGGAGAAACAGAACAAGGAAACGTTTCGATACTGTCTACTACTAGTAGCAATTCAACCACTACTGGTGCTCTCACAGTCACAGGTGGAGTGGGCATAGGTGGTAATCTAAACCTAGGTGGTAGCTTAAACATAGGCACAACACTGTTGGTTAATGGAGTCACACTAAATCCTGTGACCATATCAGATTCAGCACCAGCAACACCAGCCGCTGGCCAACTATGGTGGGACAGCAACATAGGTAACCTGGCTATCTACTATGTAGACACATTAGGCGGTCAGTGGGTTGATGCAGTATCATCATACGTATTCCCCAGCTCAGTTAATAATCTAAGCGTTACTACATCTACTCAATCAGCATCAACTACCACAGGTGCTCTGGTAGTTGCAGGTGGGGTTGGTATAGGTGGAGCGTTATATATCAACACAACATCATTTATTGCCAATTCACAAATTATTACCACAGCTACCATTGGATCCTATGCGGCCAGTAATACAGGAACAACTGGTACTTTTTTAATCTCAAATCTTACCACCGCTACCTACAACATAGCCAATACTTCAACAGGAGTCACAACAGGCACTGGCGCATTGACAGTGCAGGGCGGTGTATTCATTAGTAACACTGCTAGTGCGGCTATACAGTTATCAGCAACCACTGCCAGCAATACCGTCACAGCGGCACTTATTGTAGCGGGAGGCGCTTATATAGGTGGATCTATAGTCTACAACGGCCTAATAGCTACCAATGCTACTGCTACAACCATAGCCAGTGCGGCTACTATAGCGCCGGTCACGCAGATACTCTATGTTTCTGGTACTACGCAGATTACCACAATCACTGCTCCTAAACCTATATCGGTCACAGGTGGTCAGATCACTTTAATTCCTACCGGTCTTTGGACTACAGCAGCCACTGGCAACATAGCACTGGCGTCAACCGCAGTGGTTAGCAAGGCCTTGATCATGACCTACGATGCTGGTACTGCTAAATGGTATCCTAGTTATTAAAATCCACCAGCTGTCCCCAGCATAAATAGTCATAACAACACACAAAGAACCTACCATGGCCTTTTATACCAACGGACAACAAAATATAGACAATCAGGGCGTAGTAGATCTACCACTGTATAACTCACAAGCACTGCCAGGATCCGCTGTAGCTGGATATCTAATCTACATATCAGATCAAAAAGCCCTAGCGGTCAATACCGGAGATAGCAATAAACTATGGAAGACCTTCGCGACTCTGCCCAACGATTACAAAAATGAAGTAATCCTAGCACAGGGGGTAGTAGGCGGTGGATACAACAGCTCGGTACCAGGCGGATGGAACTACATGAGCAGGACCCTGTTTACATCAGATGCTACCATACAGCTACAGACCACATTGCCATTCGGGCTGTCATATGGTGGGCAACATAGTACCTGGCAGTATGCCTATTTCCATAGTGGCAGTGCCACAGGTGCTGCCAAGCAGGATTGGGCCACATTTACAGTGGCATCTATTGCAACCAGGACTACTATTGGCGGAGGCATAGGAGCTAGCCTAAATCCTGGGACCAAAGGTCAAAATACAGTAGGAGTGCTTACACAGTCTACCGACAGCATATCATTAAATTTCAGCACAGACACCTGGACCAATTTCAACTATAATCCTCCGGTAGCACTGCAATATGGCAGTTTCAACGATGTCTACGGTTACGGTATGAGTTTTACCGCAGGTAATGTTTACAAATTAAATTGGAGCAATAGGACCTGGTCAGCTACCAGTTCTGGAGTGGCCAATGGCAGCTATAATAATGGGGCAACACTAAAATCATTAAACAGTAAATGGAACAAGTGGTATCAGGGCGGAGTTGGTGCTACAGTTGATGTCTACAGTACAATCACTGACACATTCACATCAAATCCTCACAGTCCTCCGGGCTCATTCCAAGAACAAGGCACCATGATGGGGCAAGATTGGGGTTACTGGGTTGGCTATCTAGGAGGATTTACTGGCACTGGCTATAAGACTATCTATTCTCTCGACACTACCATAGCCTCTAGCAGGACAGCCCTGCAGTATTCTGGTAGCTCGTCTTCAGGCACATCAGGTCCACTATAGGAAAAACATGGCATTTTACATAGGCAATCCACCCCAGGCAGTGATAGACAATCAAGGTGATTTCGAAATCGCTGTCTACTCAACACGGGCTAATTTACCCAGCTCCAGCGTGCAGGGCTATATGGCCTATGTACAGGATCAGGAAGAGCTGGTCATTAATACAGGCAATACAGTATATCCCAATACTGCTAACACACAACCGTCGCCTGCTACTGTGTCAGGATCGCCAGATACAGGAGTGACCTGGTACAAACTCTTAGAACCATCTACTACCACACAGCAGAGCGGTCGACTAGATCAAGGAACCATGCAGGGCGGCTATAACGCAGTGGTACAATGGAATACCATACATCAGCTTCTGTTTAGCACAGATACTGCTACCTTAAGACCAGAAACCACACCCTGGGCCAGCAGATATTCTACCGCCATGAGCAGTAAATTTTTCGCCTATTATCACGCAGGAGCCACAGGACCAACCCCAAGTAATGACACGGGTCAAGAAGGAGAAACCTGCCGCCAGAGCTGGTCTACTTTCAGTGTTTCTCTGATAGCCAGCACTCGAGCCAACATGCTAGGAAGTCAGCAGGTTACCTTATATTCTACCAGCAATCTAAACAACAACTACGGTATAATGCAGTATGGTGGGGACAGTGCCTACTTCATATTCGCCACAGATACTACCACCACTTCAGACTACTGGTATAATAACGGGTCAGGACCATATTCCAGCACACAGTTCAATGACCCTAACGGTGGTAATAACTATGGTCTATCGGCCAATGGTCCGGTATATGGTTATGTAAACTGGGTCAATGTCAGCAAGTTTAATTGGTCGAGCAAGACTTGGAACACCACCGGTGCTGGAGAAGCACCCACAGCACGCGGCGGCTACAGAGGAGGACACAGCACTCCCTATAACAAGTTCTACTATGGCTTTTATGCTAATATAGATATCTATAATACCACAGTTGACCTATGGAATGTGTCAGGTGGAACGCAGTGTCCCTTGTTCACAGACGACTCTAGATTCAGTGATGCTCCTGGTAACGCTCGCAGTGTTTTTGTAGAAGCTACCACGGTACCTGGTCAGGATTGGGGCTATGTCTACAGCATGTTTGATTATCAGTCAGGATATCAGACTCCTCCTGCTTATACATCTAACGGTCCATACACTAACCTCAGTCAAAAGATGTTCTATGCCACTGATACAGAAGTATGGAGCCCGGGAAGTGATCTAGGCTATAGTGCCAGTTATGGCGGAGTCATCAGCGGAAATTCCGCCAGCGGTTGCAGTGGACCCAGCAGTTAGGAGAAACCATGGGCTATTACCTCCGCAACCAAAACATAATAGACAACTACAGGAATCTAGCTCCTGGTAAGATAACCAACCGAGCCAGCCTTCCTACCGGAAGCCAAGGCTATCTGGCCTATCTGTCAGATCAAAACGATCTAGTAGTGGGTGGCCTGAGTGAAAGCCAGGCTCCAGACTCAAATATAAGCTGGTACAAATTCGTCTTAGCGCCTATGGACTACAAAAATGAAGTCTTGTTAGCACAGGGTGTTCTAGGAGGTGGTGGCGCGAGTGGTGTTGATAGGAATACCATGCAACAGGTCATACACCTCACAGACGTGCTGGTCAAATTAACACAGACTCTGCCATTTACCACGGCCTACGGTGGAGCCCACAGCTCAAAACTAGTGGCCTATTATCATCAGGGTCGAGATGCCCTAGGCACGGCCTACAACGGATATGGTGTCTACATGCACGACTGGGCCACATATACCGGTGTTAGTTCTATACCCAACAGACCAAACTGCCAGGGTGCTAGTATCAATACCCTGCAACCAGGACCAGTCACGCAGAACACATTCGGGGTAGTTCTCAAAGATTCAGCCAGCTGTTATCTAACATTCTCTAGCAATACCTGGACCGCAGGAGGATACGACGCCCCCAACGGTACTGGGACTGGCGGTACGGCAACATTCACACAAAATTATGGTTATAATTTCCAAGGACCCTACGGTAGTAATCTCTATCGATTAAACTGGAGCAATAGAACTTGGTCAGATACCGGCCAAAATTCGCATTTCATTGGAGGGGCAGGAGATTCGAGGATATTGAATTCAAAATGGGGTAAATTTTATATCACGGCCGAATATGTAAACGCATACTTCGAATCATCAAATACTTTCGCGTCTGTTGCAAGTACACCTGTAAATAATTACAATACGTCAGGTTTCCAAGAACAGAGCACCATGATGGGGCAAGATTGGGGATACTGGCTAGGTTTCAGCGATATCAATTCTGGTGCCAATTACTTTAAGAACACCTACTATCAACACTATGCCACAGATACCATGGTGCGTATGAGCTATACAGATATTTCATATCCAACAGTAGCCGGAAGTGTCACACAGGGACCTTAAATCTACTAATTAGTTATATGAAATATGATATAGCTATCGTCGGTGGAGGTACCAGTGGTTGGTTAGCCGCCGCTTATCTGAGTTTTCACAATCCTCAAAAAACCATCTGCCTCGTAGAAAGTCCTAACATACCTACCATAGGTGTTGGTGAAGGAACCTTTCCGACCACCATGTGGTTGCTGAACTCAATAGGCATCCCGCCCTACAAACTGTTAGCAGAGGCTAACGGTGGAGTCAAGCTGGGGATAGAATATAAGGAATTCAGCGACAAGACATTCTGGCTCAGTACAGCAGGTCCAGAAGAATGGGAAGTCTGGGGCACGGACATGATGAAACACGTGGCCTGTTCTGGAAAAACACCTCATGTAGTAGATGACACTGTGGTAGCCTGCCATTTCGTGGCCAGCGATCTAGCCAAACTGCTAGAGAATCATGCGGTCAGTCTAGGTGTAAAACACCTATCAGCAGAGGTGACAGATTCTATTGTAGAAGATAATCACTGTAAACACATAACACTAGATACAGGAGAACAGATCACGGCTGATTGGTTCCTAGACTGTACGGGATTCGCTCGAGTATTGATCAAACAGACCGATACGAATTTTACCAGTTATGACAGTGAACTGCTGGTAGACAGTGCAGTAGTCGGTCCTACACAGTACCGTGACAAAGAAACAGAATTCTACAGCTACAGCCAAATCACAGCTCGCACAGCCGGATGGCAGTTCCGCATACCAACCTGGACTAGGATAGGTAATGGCTATGTCTACAGCAGTAGATTCCAGACACCAGAGTCGGCAGAAGCAGAATTACGATCAGTAGTAGCAGTAGACAAGGTACGACATCTCAAAATGACCTTAGGTTATTACGATGATCTCATAGTGGGCAACATAGTGGCCACGGGACTCAGTGGTGGATTCATAGAACCCATGGAGGCCACTGCCATACATCTCACAGAAAGGACCATCATAGCCTTTAATGATGTACTAAAAGGCACAGATACAGCAGAGTCAGCTAACGAATATCTACGCAACAAGATACGCTATATAAAAACACTGATCCTGGCGCACTATGCCTTCAGCAAAAGACAAGAGCCATTCTGGCTAGCGGCACAACAAGCAGCCTACAACAGTGATGAAATACAGGAATTTTTCAAGGGCTTAAAAAACGGTAAATTTCCTACTCCCCAAGATACCCTAGATATAGCCTATCCCTATACACAGTGGAACGAATTACTGAAAGGATTTTTTCAGCCCCACTACTATCCCACTATAAATAAACGAGCCAAGGAACAGATATACCTAAACACCTATCTAGCTCCTACCCATTACGAACACATACAACAGTTAAGGAATAAAAATGACCAAAAAAATCTACACAGCCACTGATATCATGGAGAATGTTGAAAAGGGAATGAGTGATTTCCAGATCAAAAACTTCGTGGTAAACGCTCAGTTGACTCCTTTGAAGCAACTACAGCAGGCCGCCATGGAAGCACAGGTACGTGAAGACAATTTTAAGAGATCAGAACACGAGATCAAAAAGGTAGAATTGAAAATCCGTGTGCTAGAATTGGCCAAAGCCAAATCAGAAGATGAACTAGAACAGGCGCAGATTGACCTCGATCTACACTTGGCTAGAGAAAAGGTAATCAATGTAAAAAAAGAGCTGGTACGTATCACAAGAGAGCTCAAGAGTTTCCAAGATGTTATAGATTTTTTCAATGAAAACTACGACATCGAAAAGATGATCGAGATGAAAGATACGCTGGACATAGACTACTGGGTCAAGAGATTGAGCAAGCAGGCGGCCATGGACATCATCTCCACAGGACGCATTGGAAGTGGCAATCTCAGTGCCATGTTAGATATGCCTGAAGAAATATTCCAGATATGTGTAAAAGAAACCTACGCACTGACCAACAGATTAGCCAAGGTGATTCCTATGCCAGGACTACCGCCTCCATCTGCAGACAGCGAAGAACCACTGCTAAAATTTGATAAGGACACCCCAAATGCTATTACTGAATAATCGAATAACCAATACAGGCACTATGCCTAGTGGAAAAGCCACAGTATTGAGCGTGGGCTACACTCTCATAGATACCACAGGAACCTGGTATACTACTGCTAATCTTAGTGTTGGAATACTTAACGAAGTTACAGATCCCACACTATGCGAGCAGTTAAAATTACTAATAAACACTATCCATACTGACGGAACGGTGAGACTGTATGGAAGTGGTGTAAATTGGTTAGGAACTCCGATCACAGGTGATGATCTGGCCAACTTCCTGGTGGCTGCGAAATACGTGGCCAAATTAAACGCCGCGGCGGCCTATGATAAACAATTTGCTACACTGTCTTTGACTGAATCTCAGCTAGAACAGAGCACCTGGAGTCAACAGTTAGCAGAAGCCCACGCAGTCAAAGCTGATCCTAATGCGACTACTCCATTATTGTCAGCGTTGGCAGCCGTTAGGAACGTCACTGTGTCTGATTATGCGCAGAATGTCCTAGACGCGGCTTCTGCCTACGCCCAGGCACAGACACAGTTAGTCTCAGACCTCAAGTCAGCTTACCAAAACATCGACAATGCCACGACAGCGCAGGCTCTCAAGGACACCGGATGGCTGAACAACTAAAAGAGTATCAGCTGTTTACCAGTCCTATATGGACCTATGAAAATTCTATAGACACTGTCACCCTGGACCTGTTGATCAAATTTGCCCGTGATACAGTAGACCAATATCCCATGGAACGACCTATCAGCAAACGCAATGGTCGCAACAGTCTCTGGGTCAATACTCCAAATCCCGCATTAATGGAGCTCCTGCAGATGTCTATACAGAACATCAAATCTGCCTATCAGCCATCTGTAGCACTAAAATTAAAAAATTATTGGGTCAACATCAATCCTCCAGGCGCTTACAATGTTCGACACAATCATCCCAACACCGTCCTGGCCTGTACACTGTATCTGCAGACACCCATAAATGGTGGTGATTTTGTCGTCTATAATCCCAATCCAGCGGCTACCTTTGCCGCCTATAGTGAAAAACGTGATCACTACAACTTCAGTGAATTCCGCATCACTCCCACTCCCGGCATGTTCATAGCCGTACCTGGTTGGTTAGATCACTCAGTGGACATCAACACCTCGGCAACTGATCGCATATCGATCTCGATGAATCTCACAGCCGGTTGACTGATCTTTTTCCTTAGTGTATAATCAAAATATCGTTATAACGATATTGAAAAAGGAGAAACAAATGGAATTAATTCCAAAACTTATAGATGGCCTAGACTATCTATGGATGGTTTTCTTCATAATGATCAGTGCTGGACTAGCCAAAGAATACAATCTTTTCGCCCCAGCCTACTCTTATGTAAAAAATACCTTCCGCAGTAATAAGTTTGTTGTAGTCATTCTCAGCGCCATTGGTGGTATTTTACCCATAGAAGGCCGTGTCACGGTATCTGCAGGACTATTAGATACGGTCGCACCAAAATGTGGGCATGGTCGTGAGAAAATGGGCATCGTAGACTATCTAAGCACACATCATTACTATATGTGGAGTCCCTTAGAAAAAACTGTGATACTGCCTATCGCGGCATTTGGTTTGACCTATGCCACATTCTTTGGTATGATCGCACCATTGTTGGTAGTGAGCTTGGCTTTTATCAGCTGGTATATCTGGTATCAGGTCAAAGAAGAAGAAATCGCAATCTCTCCCGGTAATTTCAAAATGAGTGCTGTACTGAGAAATGTGTTGCCTATGTTCATCGCACTAGGAGTATACATCTGGGGTGGTGGTGAAAACCATGTGTTTGCTATTTTTGGTTTGCTAACTCTGTACTATGTACTGATCACACAGCAATGGAGTCCTAAAAAGCTGTTAGGTTATGTTAATTGGAGTGTGCTGGTCTGGGTAGGAATAGTGATTATACTAGGTAATTATTTCAAATCACATAACTCAGATTTTATCGATTTTATCAAAGATACCGCGTTTGATCCTCATACCTTGATCGGCATGGCCTTGATCAGCGTGACAGGGTTCGTAGTCAGCTTTTTAATGGGATCTAGTGGAAAGTTTATCGCTATCGCCGTGCTCATGGCACAGGTATTTGGCGTAGAATATTTCCTTTGGTTTTTTGCCATCGACTATGCTGGATATCTACTCAGCCCTACACACAAGTGTGTCATGGTTGGTAATAGATATTTCGGAACACCGTATAAAACCTACTACATCGCATTGGGTACCTGGGCTCTGTTGTTATTGACCACTGGTGCAGTCTTTACATTTCTAATCTAGCAGATCTAGTAGTAGTTCTAATTTAGCCTTGACGACTCTGTTGTTGAGGCTATTTTTTACGCCCTGATGCAGGGGTTTGGGCCAAGCATTAAAAGCACACCAAGCATAACTGCTGTGTTCACTGTTAAGTGTGGGGATGAACTCTCGGTCGACTATCAGCACGTAGGTATTGTATTGGAAGTTTTCGTCACTGCTGGTAAACAATTCTAAAGGTACGATCTTTTCTATCGAAGGAACAGCACCTATCTCTTCGGCTATCTCTCGGTTGAGAATGTCTATGGGAGTAGTATCACCGGGCTCTTTCTTGCCACCTACCAGGCCCCAGGTGCCAGCGGTCTTGC